CCTTCGGTCGCCGGCGGGCTTGCGGGGCTCTGCCCCGCCTTCCGTCGCCCGTACGCCGCCGGCCGAGCGGAGCTCGGTAAGGTCGCCCTACGACACACTCGTTCTGTCTGGTAACTCAACGAACGCCATCGTGACATTAGGCGCCCTGCAGTACCTCATAGACCATGACCATATCAAACACATCAAGAACTACATAGGCACGTCGTCAGGAGCCATCTTATCATTACTGCTCCTTATAGGCTATCAACCGCTAGAGATCCTCACGTACCTCTGTATTGAGAAAGTGTACAAAAAGATGGTCCAATTCAACATCTCCAATATGCTCCTCATGGGTAAGCCTCTCATGAGCTTTGAACCTATCAAGAGTTGCCTTGAGCAGCTGATCATTGAAAAGGTTGGTCACATGCCCACCATGCGCTCCGTTGAGAAGCTGGGATGCAAGCATGGCAGGAAGCTCTTCTTCACTACTTACAACCTGACAGACGACAAACGCGAGTACATATCCTCAGAGACGCACCCGGACCTACCCGTCATCAACGGCATCCACATGAGCAGCAACTTCCCGCTCGTGTTTGAGCCGTACATGTATGAAGATAAGGCGTATCTTGACGGAGGCCTTGTTGACAACTTCGCGGTCGAGTACGGAGAGAAGATAAGTAACAAATGCCTCGGCGTCATGACCAACAATCCTCAGCGCAAGTACAGTCCTCACGATTTTGGCAACATAGAGTTTGTGTGGAAGGTCTTTCAGATCTTTATCTCAACAGTCACAAAGGATAGGATAGACAGAACCAGCTGTGATATTATTAAGCTCGACTTCAAGTCTAACTTCTTCGATTTTGAGAGCAGTAATAATGAACTGATTGATATGTTTGATAAAGGCTACGAACTATGCAAAGAGAACACACTCTGGACACAAAGCTATGACGGTGTATCTACCGATGCCTCCGACCGTAATAAATCTGAGTAAGCCGGTTGTAACTATGTAGGATACATGAGGACTTTAGAGTACTTGTGTACACTCGAGGTTGATAAAAGATGCAAGACTGTGCAACAACTACGATCACATTCACATTGACAAACATCATCCAATTCGGTATTGTGATGAAGATGCTCACACCACCAGCAACTTGCTACGCCTCATGTCTAGCGTCTGCTATGGCAGGGTCGACACTGCTACCATGCTTCATAACAATGGAGCACACACTCCACTCTCATATGAACTGGATCTACAAGGCCGCAATTATGTTGGCGATGGCGTGTATCCCGTTTGCGTCTTCTGTGGGTGCGAGTGTAGCGCTTCACTACTGTTTTGATGAAAACTGGTATGTGTGGCTCGTCCAGGGATCTACAGTACCGGCTATGTTCTGGACCACGTACAGGATGCTGTTTGGTAGACCTCTTATTCACGACATCGTATCTAATACCATTTGAGGCATTGAGGATTCATTACTCTTCAGTAATGAATCAAAGTGATCCCCGGCTCACAGCTGGAGAGTAATGGGTCTGTTTACATAATGGGTCTGTTTACATAACAGGCCAAGATGGTAGGTGTATAGGCATGCTGCCAGCGACCGAGCGACCTTCGGTCGCAGGGCGGGGCGGACGGGCGAAGCCCGCCGGCGACCGAAGGTCGCTAGCCCCTCAGCTATTGAGTTGGTTGATAGCGCTTGGGCTCCCTGAGGCGACGGCCGCTACGGCTCCTGTCTACACCGGGATGGTTGTGTCCCTTGGTGTAGAGGAAGTCAATAATCTCGTCCTCAAAGCCAGGTGACAACATATACATCACTACCTCGTCGTAAGGGGCTCCGTTGTCGTACCCGTATTTGAAGCACTCGACCTGATTGGTCTTGATGGCCATGATCAAGGAGTCCTCGCTCCAATTACACCCATTTTGAGTTGCGTACTTGACGCACTGAAGATGACCACCCTCCATGGCGGCATCAATGCATGTGGACGTCATAGGACATCCGTTGCGGTGAGCGTGAGCCAATGTAGAGAGATGGCCCTTCTTGGCAGCCATCTCCGTGGTTATTGAGTCCCACGTGTAGCCGTGCTCGAGCGCATAGTCGATGCAGTCATTATGACCAGCATCGGCTGCCACATGCGTGCCCTCGCTCCTAAAATCAGATGTATCCTTCTTGTAAGGATGCATCAGGCAGCACGGGCTATTGAAGCTGTCCTGCACGGTCCGAGGTACGTCAGAGATCGGCAGCTGGGCCGACTTGACGACTGCCCCGGAGATGCGGAACAGGGAAGCAGGGTTGTGAGTTTGGTTTGACATGGTTGTGTCGTTACTTTTTAACCATATTTTTACAATTTGCATTTTCAAAATTTTTTAATAGTCTGTGTGCGCAAAAGATATAAAATTACGTTAAAATGAGTAGACAGCAAATCTATTGTGGTAACAATTTGTACGAGGTCGGCACTAGGCGCGTCGGCACGCCCTATGAGTGCCTCAGGAAAGGGGTTGGTCAAGGCCTCAATTCAGACATGACAGGCTTCAACCCCAACTACCAGGCCATCATCGCCGACAACATGTATTGCGGGACAGGCGCGCCTCCCGCAGGCAAGCAGATGGGTACACCTACCGCATGTCTGAGGAAAGGCGTGGGGATAGGTAAGAAGCTCCAATACGAGAGAGGAGGTAGTGGGCAGCTATCATCAACAAGGGGTCCTCGTCCTGGAATAGTGGCACCACAGGGTGGATGGGGAGCGTTCCTCATGAGGTGGTGGCCCGTTATATTGGCGCTCCTGGTGGGAGGAGTGGTGGCCACCTTCAGAGCTACATACACGACCATCCTTCTAGCGATGATTGTGGTGTTGGTGGTGGGTTGGTTCGTGCAGTCAGTGATGGATCGATGACAATATGAAATCACATGAAATCACATGAAAACTACACAACTTGAATCTTATGCATTGCCATGTATATATAGAAATAAGCAACATGTTATTCACCAATCATCAATTAAGTGCGATCAACGCCATTAAGAAGGGGAAAAACGTCATGATCACGGGGCCTGGAGGTACCGGTAAGACGACCATCATCAACCACCTCTTTACAATCAAAGACGTGCTGATGGACCCTGTCCGCTACCTTGGCATTACAGCCATGACCGGAGCCGCGGCTGTGCTCATAAGAGGCACAACCCTACACTCATATCTGGGTATAGGGCTCGGCAAGGACTCCGAAGACGAGCTCGTGAAGAAGATCAACAGACGTGAGAAGCTCAAGAACAAGTGGCGCGACACCAACATCCTAGTCGTGGACGAGGTCAGCATGCTCCCTGCAGACCTCTTTGATAAGCTCAACATGATCGCCAAACGCGTGCGCAAGCGCAGCGAGCCGTTCGGCGGCATGCAGCTCGTTTTCGGGGGGGACTTCCTGCAACTGCCCTGCATCAACGGTGACTTCTGCTTTGAGAGTAAGGTCTGGCGCGAGTGCAAGTTCGAGATCTTCCACCTCACCAAGATCATGAGGCAAGAGGACAGGCAGTTCCAGGAATGCCTCAATAGAGCCCGATTTGGGGAGATGACGGATGATGACTTCGAGTACATCACCCAGAGTGTACCTACCAAAGAGAAGATAGCAAGCATGGAGATCAAGCCGACACGGATCCTGTGCGAAAACGTGGATGTGAACGAGATCAACGATGCAAAACTGAAGCAACTACCAGTAGAGGACGTCCACCAATACAAGTACAAGATCGCTTACAACCTAGACAACTACGAGCCCCATACCCACAAGTACATGATCACGAAGCTGTGCAATGCGCAGCCCAAGCTTCGCCTCTCGGTGGGGGCTCAGGTGATGTTGCTCGTGAACATGTCTGTGGAGCAAGGCCTGGTGAATGGGAGTAGGGGCGTCGTCAAGAGCTTTACCCAATACAAGACAATAAATAGCAAAGGAGAGGAAAGTATCAAGTACGCGCCAGTTGTCATGTTTCTTGTGGGTAGTTCAAGGATCGAGATGACCATACATAGGCATGGCTATGAGGTCAAGGATGGTAAGTACTTGATCGGTACCATCTTTCAAATCCCACTCAAGTTGGCATACGCGGTCACCGTGCACAAAAGCCAGGGTATGACGCTCAACTCGGCCATCATTAACCTGAGAGGGGTGTTTGAGTACGGACAGGCGTATGTGGCGTTGTCGAGGGTGAAGGACGTCAACAACCTCTTCCTCAAGAACGTGACCAAGGCTTCATTCAAGGCTCACCCGAAGGCGCTAGAGTTCTACAAACACTTGAACTGTGATGAACCACAAAAGTCAGATGAGGAAGATGAGGAAGATGAGGAAGATGAGGAGTAGTCGCATCAATAAAGGCTCATTACACCATCTCATACTCTTTCTATCATCTATTACCCCTCGGGGTAACAGAACAACTCTAGCGGCGAACGCGGGGCTAGCGACCTTCGGTCGCCGGCGGGCTTGCGGGGCTCTGCCCCGCCTTCCGTCGCCCGTCCGCCCCGCAAGCCGCAGGCCGAGCGGAGCTCGGTACCTCCGGTCGCTAGCGCATGAGGAAGATGAACATGATGATGAAGCAAGCGATGAGGAGGTACATGACTCCTTGGTTTTGGACGAGGTCCTGCATAGTGAGGCTGAGTCGCTCTTGCGCGTCGGCGGCCATCTCGAACGCGGTCTCGGCCTTGTCGTGGGCATCGTCTATGTGATCGATATGATCTGCATGCGACATGAGCAGTTGCTTTTTCTGCATCATGGCCACCTGAGCTGCGGAGGCGTCCGCGGTCATGGGCACGACGTACGTGCGGGCTTTCGGGCTTGACACTGCTTGCGGGCTTGACATTGCTGGCATCTCCCCAACATCTCTCTGTGGCATAACTGACCAACGTTTCATACTTCTGTATACCATTTTTCTGTTCACAGATAATATTTGTAGGTATATGACTATATGATCTCAGTCATTACACAGCGCTAATAATTTGTATGTTCAGATTCTGTCACCCCGAGGGGTGATAGATGATATGATAAACCTAGGATTGCTTCAAATTCAATGTGATTTCTGGCCTCTTCTTCTCAAGCACGCTCTGCAACATTGGCAACAGTTCCCTTCGGCCTGTCCTGATCTTCAGGTCATCAAACACCTTCTTTTTGCTGATCTCTTGGCATGTCAGACCATCCACGTATTCCTCAATCTTATCACTGAGTGTCCTAGGCGAGTTTGTCTCAATCGTGGCCACGGCCACACTCCCATCGGCTTGGCAACTCGTGATCTTGGCGAAATTGAAAGAGGTCTTTGGGGGCACAACAGGTCTCAGATTGTACGTGTTTAGGTTGTTAATGAACTCAGAGAGATGATTGTTCACGTAGTCCAGCTCCTCATTGTAGTGCTTGCAGAAGTACTCAACGATGTGTTGGATGTTGGTGTAGTGGAGGATGTAGATCTCTTTACTAGCTCTGTCTCTGAACCTGATCATCAATGACTTCAATCTTTCCTCAATTTGTCTATAATTGGGTACGAGGAAGACGTCTGAGTAATAGAAGTCATCACCATTTGCTGATCTGGAATTGTATGTGGACAGGCGGGGTTGTAGCTTCTCAGTTGATTCGACACCTCCTATCTTGAATCTGTTCTGATTGGCATAGGAATTAGAGGTTGCGATGTAGATGACCTGTGTCGCCTCCATCTCTGTGCTGTCAATGAGTAGCTCATTGAGCAGGAGGATATGATCATCTTTTTGTTGAAGTTGTTGTTGAAGGTCTTGGGCTTGTTGTTGAAGGTCTTGGGCTTGTTGTTGAAGCTGTTGGTCTTTGAGCGTCAATTTCTCTTGTAATTCCTTAATCAGTTGTACAGGATCGTCTGTAGTGTCGATAAGCTCATACGCCAGTTCAACCTTGTCCGAATCAGTGCCCATATGAGCCTTGAAGACGATTCGATTCATCCAGTCTCTGAATTTATAAGCTACACCTGACCGTGAGCAATTCATGACCTTGATGAGACCGGCGTATGTGAAGTAGAGCTTCGTTCTGTTATAGGTACTTCTATCTATCCGCTCGGCGGTACGAGATTTACTATCCATTACACATAGTATCTCGTAATCCTCATTTTCAATGTAATTTGTATGTGCGTGTTGTGCATTAGTCACGAGATTTTCCATCTCAAATACTCTTTCAACGTCCCGACCTTTGAACCTGACCTCATCTTCGTTGCGCTCTCCTCTGATCTCAACCTCAAACATGTTTCCTTCATCATCAACAAATTTGTCGTTTTCGGTCAATTCAAGGAGAGGAGGTGCTACACGTGGCGCATCTCTGATCTTTTGAGGAGGATCAGCCATAAAATCATCAAACCAACTCGTTTTGATAAGGACCTTTGAACGCGTGTATGTGAGTGTACTTTCTTCATATGAATCATCATCATTTTTCTTGACCACAAAGTAATCATCTTTTGGGATATTGAACTCGGTGATCATTTTCTTGGACGTTCTGAGCCCGATGAACACGGTTGGAAAGAACTCCTTGAGATCACTGGTGAGAAATGTCTCATGACCTCGATACACGATGCATTGGGGGTAATTGGATGCCATTTTTACTTTGGGGGTTGTTTTTGGGAGTTAAATTCAAATTATGTCACAATCAAATTTCAGCCCGGGAGCAATTGATGAGACGTGTGAAGTAGAGCTTCGTTCTGTTATAGGTACTTCTATCTACCTGCACCACGTTATGAATTGTACAATCAGCTACGAGTAGAATCTCGTAATCATCATTTTCAATGTAATTTGTGTGCGTTTTGTACATTAGTCACGAGATTTAGTTAATTCAGATTCTGTCACCCCGAGGGGTGATAGATGATATGATAAACCTTGCTACATGTTCGATAATTAGATCCTCATGTACTCCATTTACTCCACAAGCTCATCATCGCTTATCAACTGGCATCCCAACGTGTCTGCGAGATATCTTTCCCTTTCAGAAGATCTATCCCTGTCTTGGTGATCGTTCTCATCACATTCAACAGCTAATTTTTTCTAATAATGAAGATGGGGGTTGCTTCCTGTTCGCGATCCTTAGATATCTTGTCCCACTTAGTGCTGAGCTGCTTCATCATGTCTCCGTAACCCATGGTCTTGAAGATCTGATCCATCGGGTTGATCATGGCCTCAACATAGTACTTTGGGTCGAGGTCCAGCACACTTGCATGCCTCTTGAAGTAGTCGTAGTCTTCGATCTTTTGGCCCAATGACACGGCCCTGGGCTTCTTTGTCACTACGTACTCTATACGTGAGCCCGCGTCTACCGGAACGCCTCGCCTCTTCATACGTTCGGCAAGCTGGACCTGGGCGGGCATGGATAAGACGTAGTACTCTTTCTCAGTCCTCCCATCCAACATCTCCTCCCTCTCTTTGGGGTTGGTTGGTAGTTCTTTCACCTTGTAGTCACCTACGCGACCCGTCTCATTGTCTACGCCGCCATCCGAGTCGCCAACCGATTTTGTGATGACATAGTCCTTGAGGTCTAGTTTGTTGTCGTAGATGTCCCTCACGTAGTCGTCGACGTACTTGTAGATCTCGTCACGGGTCTTCCTGTCGAAGATCATGGCCGTCACGTGCTCGTACACAGATCTGACGACCTGTGAGTTGTCGCGACGGGCTAGGATGACACCCCTCTTGCCAACCTTCTTGTTGAGGTTGCCGTCTCTGTCGATCTCCTGGTACATGTATCTTTTCTTGGACAGAATGAGGAAGCGTTCGTAGATGGTGTTCTCAAACTCAAGCTTAATGGGATGTGGAAATACGCGCTTGCCGTCCTCCATCCAGTTGGTGACGCCGTCAGCTACCTCAATCGCGTAGTCCCAAGCCTCTGTGATGGACTTGGTGTGAGGAAATGTGACGTAATTACTCGCATATCACGATCATAAAAATATGATCGCCTCTAGCTTCCCAGGCTTCAATTTTCAATCCGCCTGATCACTAGAGCTACCCTCTCTCAATATTGAGGTTAGGTAGGGCTGACTGTACATTGAGCAGAGTACGTGACTCCACCGGTTGATGACCCAGTCGATAGCGATCGGGTAACACCCTCGCGAGTGGCCCAACCGACGGTCTAGTCCCTTTTGAAACGTTGACCGTTTTCATCAACCTTGCCTGTTCAGCGGTTTCCCGCCTAGGTGGGGACTGTCATCCCCGTACCACTATTAGCCATACCAGTGCTCAGCTACTGATACCCGACTAATAGCCGACTAGAAGGTACCACGGCATCATGTTAATTCATGATTCCTCTTGGACCCTCGCGGATCCACCGCCTCCTGTTACCGACGTATCATTCATCGGTGTCACCATAGATTAGAGTTCCTCTGAATTGTGATTGTATCAATTCGGCCGTCTTTTCAAGCGCATTGCGACCCGCGTACGTCACACACATAGCACCTGGCATGAACGGTAGATAGCCCCTCCTCACGCCCATTGCTCCGTACATGCTATTGGCTGATACCTTGTACGCGAGCTGCTCCTTGTCATACACCACCTTCTGCGACTCGTCTTCACACTTCTTCATGAGCCCTTTGACACGCTTGCGCGAATCAAGCAGACTCTGAATGATGGTGGGGAAGACGCCTTTCTTGACCTCTGGCTTGAGGAATCGATAGCACCGCTTCGCGCACACAACTCCGCTGATTTTATTGCCGTCTTCGTCCTCGCGATCTGCGAGCTTGGTCTTCTTGAGTTCTTGGCGCTTCTCCCTGTATGGCTTTTGCGCCGCCACCTTTTCATCAATCTGGAGCTGAATCTTGGCCTTTACGTCCTTCACTGTTCCCTTGGGAACCGTTGACGCCTTGATTTCATCGCGTTTTTTCCTGAGGATTGACAGCTCCTTGCCTATCTTGTCTATCTTCTCCGTGAGATCTTTGATCTTGTTCTCCTTAGGATCATGTTCGCAGCCAACGTGGTCTTCCCAGTCAAAGATGTTACATTGATCGTCAGGTGTTGTCTCGTCCGTAATTGTAGAAGGACAGATGTTATAAGCTATGATCAGAGATGGATAAAGTGAGCTGAAGTCCACGGGTACCACACGTTCATAGAATCCCGGCGTGGGCTCAATAACGTGTGCTCCTCTGTACCTCTCATTAATCTTTGTTTCATATCCGTCATTGTCAACTACGATGTTCTCCTTGAGGCAATGCTTGTACACCTGGGAGTACATCTTGATCTGTTGTCCCTGCGTGTACAGAGTGAACATGGATACGTTGCACACCTTGGACATCTCAGACAACGAAACCCAAGTGTGTAGGTGGTTCATGAGCTCAATACAGAGATCACTGTCCTGGACACAGTACTTACCCACCACATCCATCTTCTCACGCGTATTGTACGCAATGAAGATGTCTTTGTAAGGCACTGGGTCCTTGGTGTTGTTGTTCAGGAACGTGGCCGTTACGTTCTTCAGGGTATAAGTGTCTAACTTGTAGTCGCGTCTGATGATGGGTAGCAGGTCCAACAATAGGATTCCCTCCCAGTTGATGAACTTGAAGACCTGGTTCTTGTATGCGCTGGATGACCACTTCACCTCTTCAATGCGCGCAGGCGTGTGCTTGTTGAAGCCGATAAGCTTGAAGACGTCGGCGAGGAAGAACCTGACTGATCGCTTCATGGCGTACTCGATATCGAAGCCGAAGATGTTGAAGCCCGTCAACGCGTTGGGCTTCTCGACATCGATCAGGTTCATGAAGTCGGCAAGCAACTCCTTCTCTTCATCAAAGACACGCACCTCCACACCTGTCAATAACTCAGACTCAGACAACTCCATATCCTTGGCCTTCAAACTGAGGAGGATCTTACGGCGTTCTTTGTCCTTCTCGGTGATGACGCACGATATCTGGAAAATGCAGTCACCAGGCCTGTCACTAGGCATCTGGTTCATGAAGTCTGAGTTGACCTCCATGTCGAATGCCATGCATTTAGGGACGATCTGGTCTGTGCGCTTAGACCTGGCTAGGTTCTTCCACTTAATGATGTACTCTTCGGCGCACGCAGTCATCATCTCATCCTCAGGCACCGGATCAGGACAATTATGTGAGAAGTCGATCCATCCAGACATAGGGATGTCTCGCAAAGATACCACCTGAAGGATAGGGCTCGCTGACGTCTCATGTACCTTGAGCTTCATTGTCTCGCCCATGATGTTGACGCCGCGCTTGAGATGGAAGATCATGTCCTGGATGTACTTCTTGGACTTGAAGGACGCAAACATGAACGGGCCCTTCTTGTTTCGCTTATTCTCAAAATTGTAGAGATGGCGCTTCTTGATGAGGTTCACCTTGATTGGAGGTGAGTCCATGCGTTGGAGGTGATCTATCACCGCTCGCGCTGTGTCGTCGCTGCTGTCTGGAAGTTGGATGTACGCGTATGGCTTGAAGTTCTCGACGCGTAGACATATGTTCTTCTGAACACCATCAGGGTTGAGAGATATCCCATAGATCCTGATGTTGGTTGTGTCTTGATCGGGGTCAAGTACCCATTCATAAGCAAACACTTCACTCATGTCTCTTTATTTATCACATCATGATCTTAGCCTAGTATTCAACTATTTATCAACAACCATCCTATATGTATCCTATATGTATCCTATACCCCTAGGGGTATAGGAATTCAGCCCAATAGAGCATCACTCAATTTAGCCCAACCTATCGAATTAGGAGCGCCAAGGCGCTAAATTAATTTTCTCATTCATCGTCATCAGCGACCTCTTCATCAGCGGCCTCCTCTTCATCAGCGGCCTCCTCTTCATCAGCGACCTCTTCTTCCTCTTCAACGACCTCTGGCTCTTCCATCTTCAGTTCCTTCAAGACGATCTGTTTGTAGTTGCGTACGCGTTCCCGGAGCTCGCGCTCATAGAATTCGCATGACGCCTTAGGGAAGTACTTGGGCATCTCAGCCAGCAATGTCTCCTCATGAGCCGCAAAGTCTAGCTCGTCAATCACGCTCACAATCAGCTCGGCCGTCATGAACGGACTGTTTTTCACAGGCTCCTTCTTATTGAAGACATCCTTACGTTTACCGTAGATGTCATTCTCATCAATGGCCCACAGTTCATCGTCCTTATCAACCAGGATGTTGCGGATGATGTTGTCAGACGTCCTGAAGAACCCATTGAAGAGCCGAATCTTGAGCATCTCCCTGAACTTGATCTCATCATTGATGAGGTACTTGCACTTACCCAGGTCATTCTTTACATTGACCTTGGTCATGATGGCGATGACCTGACCCTCTTCGCTGTCCTCCCAATTGTAGGACTTGTGCTTGACGATCTTGGTCTTACCGGTCTTCTCGTCTTGTACCTCCTCTTCTGTGCGCTCTATGGTGAGCGCCTTACCGGGGATCTTGCGTAGTTTGATGTCCAGGTCCTTCAATCCAAACAGGCGTTTCTGCTTGTCAATGTAGATATAGTCCATGCCGTAATTGAGTCCTTTGGTCATGGGTTTAATCACCTTGTCCTTACCCCTGATGCAGATATGGCCACATGGCAGCTTACCAGCGCACACACCCTCAGTGATCAGTTCAATGTCATCCACATTCAGATTGATCTCCTTGATATGTTCAGACTTGATCTCCCCCCTCCTCAAGCGTTTGGGCTTGGCATCCCTGATAGCCTTCTTGGCTTTTTGCTCCTCCGTGAGTGTCCTAGGCTTGCGGGGCTTCCTGACCTTGGGTTCATCGGGTTGGTTGTTGTAGTGATCCTTGAGGTCTTCAAACTGATCGAGCCATACGTTGTCTTCATTGGCCACGATGGCGCCCTCGGTCCTGAAGTCCTCAGTTGTCTTGCCCCTCTTCTTGCCTTCCTTTGTGTGTTTGTCGTACACAAAGTCCTCAAACTGCACATCGTCCTTCGCGTACGCCTTTTTGATCTCCTTCTTGCTAAATGGCCTGGCGTCTGCGCCGTCCTGCACCTCAAGGTGCTCTTCATACATGATCCAGAGCCAAGGGACTATGACAAATATGAAGCGCTCGTTGCTACCCGCTTTGCTCTTGGTGGGTTTGAGGCGCTTCCACTCAGCCGTGATCATGGGCAGGATGTACTCCTTGCCCGGGAACTGTCTCTCCTCAAGCATCTTCAGGGCCTTCTGGTCGTTGTGGTAGATCCACTCCATACACTCAATCTTCTGGTTGTCGATGCCGTCGAGGAAGTCCTTCTCGTCCATGATGCTGTCCTCGCCCTTGCCGTAGCTGGCGCGCAGGTAGCTGGGCAGCCTGAGCTTTTTGGCATGAGCGATGATGGCGACGATATCGGCCAGCGTCTTCTGATCTGACCTACCTTCATCTTCCCACTCCTTGATCTTCTCAGACACGGTAGTGAAGGCGCCAATCTGAGAAAACGACACGTCCTCAAAGAGAATTACTTTGAGGCGGTTGATCATGTTGGTCCTAATGGCCTTGGCCGCTCGCTGGGTTGTGGGTAGTGGCGAATCGTCAAATGCCGAAAAGGCATCCATCTCAGACACGGCCTGGTGCATCTCCTTGTGCATGCCCCTGCGCGCATACTTCTGGATGGCGCTCTTTACGGCGTCTAGTGATGAGTGACCAGATTTGGTCACAAGCTTGAACAGGTTGCTCAATTCCATTGCTGTAGTCATCGTGTTTTCTTACTCTTACATCATATTCCTTAAAACAGATTTTTCAAGTTTTGTACAACCTCGATCAAGTCCTGTAGTGAGCTATCGATATATCGCTGGCGATATATCGGGTGGGATCAATCAAATAATCTATACTGCGTGGACAATCATCTTGACTGAATTCAGGATCTTATCAAAGTTCTGGAGCATAAAGAAGATCTCTGTGGGTTCATGACCAACGATGCTTTTGTTGATCTTCTTGAGCGTAGCAGACACACTCTCGAGATCGCTGATTAACTGGACAAGATCAGCCCTTACAAGACCCCCAGCCCTAGCATTGTTGACATCAGCTTCTTTTTTTTGCTCGGTGTCAGCCGGTGCATTAGTCGGTGTTGTGTCAGTCTGTGTTGTGTCAGTCTGTGTTGTGTCAGTCTGTGTTGTGTCAGTCTGTATTGTGTCAGTCTGTATTGTGTCAGTCTGTGTCTTTGCATTGAGATTAATAGTTATATTAGTGTTCTTTACAGCCTGTGACAGCAGGTCGTATACCAAATCAGCCATTTATTTTCACACTTCACTCGCTTAGGTCGCTTTCGTTTGCCCCGCCTGCCTTGCCGCTAGGCGACCTCGCTCAAGCAACATGTCCCTCAGTTTGACTACAGTGTTGTTGCTGGCCACTGCATTGTGATACAGGAAACCATCTAACTTGATAAACTGTCCAAAGTCTCCCTCATCAGTGACCACACCGAACAGATAGGCCTCCAGGCACAGGACCCACGTCATCATCCAGTCCTCGTGAGAGATAGGATCCATGACCGCTGTCTCTCCGCGCGCAATCACGTACTCTGGTGTCATCTCATCATCCAGGTACACGGCATGAGGCTTGGGGAAGTCCATCTCTGGCATGGCTGAGCTAAACTTGGCCTCGGAAGTTATAAACAGTCGCCTCACGATGGCCCACTTCCTCTTCACGTCGTTGCTCCCTTTCGCCATCTCATCCTCCACCCACCCAAGTCTCCGCTCCAGCATGTTCTGGATGACCAATTGAAAGAACCTGTCATCGCTCCTTGGAGGCCTAGATCTGTCGACGTGCTTGATCATATCGAGCAGGGCTGCGTCTATGTTGCCATGAATCATAAAGCCCTGCGCGATAACAGGGTTGACACCCTTCTCCATCGGGTAGACGAACTCAGACGCCTGAGATAGCTTGAGCTTGGGAGCGCCTGCGTTCTTGAACGTGCTCATCACAAAGTCTACAAAGTTCTTGGGCACTGCGTAGCTACCGGTCTTTGTCGTTAGTTTGAAGTCGAAGAGGGTTCCAAACTTACCCCAATGCTTTGTATCCTCATGCGACTTGAGGCCCAGGCGTCCTGGGAAGTCGAGCAACTTCATCTCGTTGGGGCCTAGCCGGTTGGCGTCTTTCAGTACGTTCAGTGACCCGTACAGGATAGTGAGCGAGTCGATGATAGAATTGTGCTGGTACAGGTTTGCAAACCCATGATCAATGGTCCCGTACTTGGGCTCATACACAATGGCCCTGGACTTGCCGTAGTCGATCATCACGGGGATGACGCTGGGTTGCTTGATAGTGACGATGTTTTGCTTTGGTTGTTGCTGACTCTGGCTCTGCTGGAAGTTGAGGAAGTATGTGAACGCTGTCTCATTACTGGAGCTAGCGGCTCCGCCATAGTATTTGGTGGCGGTCTGGGCACTCTGAACCATCACATTCCAGGGATAAAGGTCGTAATGGATGAAGCCAACGTAGTTCTGAGCGACCGATAGTGATAGGTTAAGTTGCACTAAGATTGAGAGGAAGTCTTTGAAGTTGTACTGAGATGACTTGAGCCAGTTCATCAATGACATACCCTCAATGTACTCGACAAACACCATGTCCTGGGCGTCTTTGAGAGGTCCAAACACGTATGCGAAGTTGGGCATACGCGCTACGAGCTTGTTCACTGCTTTCAGACCAATGTAGCTCTCATGCATGTGTTCAAGCGTCTTGCCTCGGTGGTTGGCCTTCTTACCAACAACCCTGACCCCATTGGTTGTGAAGCGGTCTATGCTACCGTTGACGTTCCTGAAGATGGTTTCATTCCAAGTAAGGTCGTTGATGCTCTTTGACCTCATCGCTCTCAATACACCATCCAACACGCCCACGCATCGCGGACTGTTGGGCAATGGATAGCCATACGTATCGTCAGTGAATTTGAGGACTGTGGAGCCACCTGTTCTGAGCGAGCCCCGCAGATCGTCAAAGAGCTGTCTCTCCTCGTCCTCCATGGCCCAGATCGTGAGGTCGGGCAAGTACTTGTATGGTTTGGTCCTCGCGGACAGCTCCCACAACTCTTTTTGAAGGAAGTCCAGGATCCCTCCTATGCCGAGGTACTTGCTGTAGAAGGAGCGAGCGTTCTTAGCAATCTGCTCACATTTAGCATCGTTGGTCTTACACCATGTGATCTGAGTGAGAAGATCACTTAAGTCCTCTTTGACAGGGACATAATGCTCGTACGCCTTCAGGAAAGGGTAGTACCACATCTGCCACTGCGACCCGGCCAACAGGACGACGGACCCTGACGACAACTCATAGGACAGCCGGTACGCGGCCACATGTCCTTCCAAAGTGAGGATGTACTTATATTGGCTCTGTTCTTGGAGATTGAGCCTGTTAGCCTTGTTGTAATTACCCTTACCTCTCTCAATGGTTTGGAGGTAGTCTGACCCTTCAAGCTTACGAGGCCTGAGGTTCCACTTGGTGATGCCCACGTCCAACACATTCTTGTGTTGGACTCCCATCTGAAGGGCTTTGAGACGCTGATTCGTGTCCTCTGTGACGCCTGAACCTGTTGTGGCTCCCCTGAAGACGGCCTTTTCAATCTTTTTGGACCAGGGGGTGAGTTTGATGTCCGGGTACTCGCGGCAGGCGTTGGGGAAGACGAGACCTGTTTTTTGGTACGTCGCTCGGGCCCAGTCCTCGTAAGTAGGGAATGGGATGTCTGCGTGCATCTTGGTGGACGATCCTGAGAGGATTGGTGCGTACTTGTCATATTGGTGGGACACGAGCGGTTGGTATTTGGTGCCCCAGATATGGTTGTATGGTTCTGTATCGTCCACCTTCATCTGAGGGTAGTCGCGCCGATTGATAAAGAACTCAATGTCTGGCACGTCCCTCTCACTGCATAGGGTCCTGAACATGTCAAGGAGGGTGATCTTATTGTTGCCATTGTTGTTACCGGAAGCAGCCACGCTTATGTCCTCCACCTCATATCGAACTAGGGAGTTGTTGGCCACCCACTCGTTGAATGGTTTGATGTTTTGTCTGCTTGATCGGTAACCTAACAATTTGGACACGTGGTCTAGGAAATCTTGTACTGAGCCGTACTTGGGATCTACTTTGAGGATGTGTCCAAACTCATTCTTGTAGTGCGCGTTCTCAAAGGGGAGAAAAGTCTGAAGTTTATTGTCTGCAATGCGTATGAAGATACCTTTCTTGAACTTGTAGAAGATATACTTGAAGGTGTTGGCCACGGCTCGCGAGTCCAGGTTCCTGTTCTTGTGCCAGATCTTGTTTGGGGGGATGACGCGTTTGTTCTCGAAGAGATTGTCCTTGAAAGATGGCTCAGGTTTGAGGGTTAGGTCTTCGCGCACTCGTGAGGCATTGAACTGTTCAATGTCTCCTGCGGTGTCCTGTTCGATGCGCTGGTACCTTGAGTTTGAAATGATCTTCTGATTGAAGTTCTTGCACTCCTCCACAGTCATTGGCCTATTGGCTATTGGCCTATTGGCTATTGGCCTATTGGCTATTGGCCTATTGGCTATTGGCCTATTGGCTATTGGCCTATTGGCTATTGGCCTGGCTATTGACCTAGCGGCGGAGCCGCCCGGCGACCTTTGGTCGCTATCGGATTGCATTTGGGCTTGCGGTTGAGGATTGATCGGTCTTGGTTTAATTTGAGATTGATACATCTTTTAATTTTGTAGGATAATCGCTAAAGGCCTTTATTCAAGTATGACCGTTCGTCTCTACATAATACATGATTGGTGTTATGATCTTATCTACACCTTAGAAAAAGATGTATGTAACGACACCATCCGGTCATGGCGGACATAAAACGCCAAAGCGTATCAATATCCTCCTCGATCTGGACAACACCCTGATATGTTCACTAGCCAAACATGAAGAGAAGCCCATTTTCAAACCAAGGATGAAGCAATTCAGGTGGGAGAGCATGGAAGGCGTCTACAAGGTTTTCGAGCGCCCAGGTCTTCAGGAGTTCCTAGACTTCCTTTTTGAGAACTTCAACGTGAGTGTGTGGACAGCTGCTTCCAAGTCCTACGCCCTATTCATCATTGACGAGTTCATCCTCAAGGGGCATCCCGAGCGCAGACTCGATTATGTCCTCTTTTCGTACCACTGCAAGCGATCCAGGCGGCTCCAGGATACCCAGAAGGCGCTCAATATCCTGAAAGATGAGTTTGAGCTACTCAACTTTGACATGGATAGAACGTACATCATCGATGATCATCCTGAGGTGTATTCGGCCCAGCCCGACAACTGCATCAGCGTCAAGGCCTTCGAGTTCACGGAGCGCAAGTCCTGGGAAGACAATGAACTGGAGAATGACATACGCCCCAGACTGGAGGCCCTTCTTCAAAAAAATGTGTGAACACATAAAATATCTTGGAGATGTAAAAAAAATGACAACCGATGAACAGAAGATGACACACATCCTCTCATGTGTGTCTACCCATACCCCTAGCGAGATGCTTGACATGATCACAAATATGAAGTGGGAGGACTCTAGCAACATAGGCAAAGTCATGAACCATCCTACCTTTCCTAAGGAATTGTATGATGAGATAGATCGTATCAAGAAGAATGAAGATGCCAAGAAGTTTGATGAAGAGATGGCGAGGATTCGTGAAGAGTACATACGTCTGATATAGCGCAGAAATCTGTATCCCCGAAGGGATAGAGATTAAATGAAGAGTGAAATGATTGTCTACATACCTGCCCTCACGATGCCCGCATCCAACGTCACGAAGTCAACCACTGTTATAGCCTCCCACTCTTGACGCTTGCCGGACATGTCAATTTCAAAGGTGGTGTATTTTTCGGCTAGGCTATCCGCGTACTCGTGCAGATATGACGGGATGAGGTACTTACTCTCCGGAGGGATCACCCTGAGAAGCTGCTCATGAGGATGGGACGGCATCGTCTTCTGGAACCCGTAGGACACATGAGGGAAGTCCTTTATGTATTTCACGAAGGTGTCAGCGTGAAGGGTGTAATTGTAGGGGAAGAACCAGTTCCACGCCTTTGTGGCGTTGATGCCCCTGGTGTAATAGAGGTATACCCACTGGACCGTCTTCATAAAATCATGAGCACAGAACCTCTCTTTTCTCATCATCTCATGCAACCTCTCAAGCTTGTATTTGCGGTATTCTATTCTGTATTTGACGATGTCCCCTTCCCAGAGCTTGTTGGGGAACCTCTTGTTGTAGTCACCATCCTCCGCGCACTCATCATTGTGACGCGCTTCCATGATAGCCTGCTCTCTGTCTCTGACCAGAGTTAGGAGCCTGTAAATCTCGCCAATCTTGAGGAAGCCGTTGGTCTTGTTCACAAGAGGTCGTTTGTAGTTCTCGAAGAAGAAGTCCAGCGCCCCCATTTCGGGTGCACTTTCCTTGATCTCCAGAGACGGGATGGGCGGGAGGAAGTCGTTGCCGATGAAGCAGCTCCAAATGAGGAGGTCGTGTGCGTTCACGGGTAGGTCCTGTCTGACCCTGTTGATGTCGATGAAGTCGTAGTTGCGGCGCTCGTCCTCCCTCATGATGTAAACATGGATCTTGGGTAGCACGCAGCATAACAGGATTAGATCGGCGTCCATGCCCGCCACACAATACGTGCCTTCATCGTCGTCATTGCGTCTGATCCACTCCATCAGTTTGTGCTCTCCCTCGCCAGGAACCGAGTCGTCAGATATGATGACCGATACCTGGTTCTTAGATACGATCCACTCCCCCTTGTGGAGGTCTTGGGCCAGATCCCACATGAAATCGGTGCCGGCCGTGATGCAGGTTGAGTCGAACGCTCCAGCTGCCGATCTCTCTGCGCGTTCCTTGGCGGCTCTGAAGCGCCTCTGTCGCTGCTGGTTCTGCTTTGACATGGGAGCAACTCCGTCGATGGCTAGGTAGACTGTCTTCTGTGGGCAGGCAATGTCGACCAATCTGTTAACCTCTGACTTGACACACTCATACAGATCTTTGATTGATGGTCCAATCTTTGTCTGAGGTTTGGTCTTTTGAGCTTTTTGCCGTCGTCGTGGGATGATGACTCCTGTTTTTTTGGGGGCATATTTGCCGTATTTGTAAACACGCTGGGCCGCCTCATGAATAACACCGTTCATGTCGATCAGCAGGTGATCTACATCACCGGGGACCGACTGAGAGATGCTCTTCTTGAGGGCATCGTGTTTCCTGAACCAACTGTAGAAATGTTTAATACCCATTTCGTCTTTATTAGTATAGATATATGCATAGCCTAGAAATTCAAAAATAATAGCAGGTATGGTAACGACTTCATAAATGATAAGTATGACTAATACTTGACTAGTAGAAATTGATTTCTGGACAAGATTGCTTACATCAAAGGTAAAAATGGCAAACAATATCGAGTACAAGTATAGCGAGGCTCAAATCATGGCTGATTTGATGGAGTATATTAACCAGACATACTCTGGTCACTACAGTCAGAACAAATTTCAGGCAACCGAGTTCATCATCGACGCGGGGCACGGCGACGGGTTCTGTATAGGCAACATCATCAAGTATGCGCAACGCTACGGCTTGAAGAACGGCAAGAACAAAGCCGACCTCATGAAGATCATCCACTACGCCATCATATGTATGCACAAAAATCACTACAGAGACGACTCTACAAGTGGGGAAACGGAGGCGGAGTTCGGCGGTACCTTCGGTCGCTGATATATCAGTTAAACTGTTATAAAAATATGAGTCATTCAAAATGGATAACGGTATCTGGATCTTTATCGTAGTTGTCATCATCCTCGTAGGTGGGATCTGGCTCTATCAGACCTTAATTGAGGGATACGCTAACAGCGGCTTTCCTTACGCCCAACTCGGGGGAAGCTACAACACTCAGCTCTTCTCACCGTGCGTCTCCAAACGATGCGCTGGAGGCCCGTACATGTACACCTCAAACCCATACCTCCAGTCCCTCTGCCAGGGCGTCAGCAACGAGGAGCTATCGCAAGTCGCATGTGGGAAGGGGTTCCACGGCAGACCAGTCCACTTTGACTACTCAGGTCTCAGCGAGAGCATGAACGTAGGCCCACCGATCAACGTCAGCGCGCCCATCCCAACCCTGAGCAAGAACCTGGAGAAGTGCGGCAAGAACCTGCAATACGGAGCCTGGGGAAACGCACTCTGCAACACCCCCTCCACCACATCGTTGTGTGTCTTATAAATATCAACTATCATTTCATAACCTCTAGAGGTTATAAAACGCAATTTTTTGCATAAAGATCATGCGCTGCCTGCCGATTACCATTGAGCAAATTTGGCTCGTTGCTTCTTTTGCGTGCCGCAGTCAAAGTTTTCCTCTACCAGGTTGTTGTCTCGTAGCCATCTCTGTATATGCTTGCACAAGGTGATCCTGGGTTGTTTGATCCAATACAGGAACCTCCGCATCGCGTAAAGGTTCTGTACATCGTCAGGTAGTTTGTTGTGTTTGGCCTTCTCAACCTTTCGTTTCATATCGTCGTAGTCGGCAAGGCCTATGTTGTCCATGAAGTCTGGGGGCGGTTCTATCTTCATCTTGCGCACAACAATGTCCACTAGGGGCTTCTGGTCCCAGTCTGTGCAGCGCCGGCCTATAGTGATCTTCCTCAGGTCGCCCTCGGCCCGCATAGTCCTGATGTCTCGGAGACAAAACTCATCCAATTGAGGATTGTAAAGCCCGTAAAATCCGATAGGAGACTTGGTGAGCTCTGCCCTTTTCTTGGCGATGTGTCTGTCAACGACCTCTGGTTCTTGTTTATGACATTGGACCCACCTCATTCCCCCGGGTCCGCTGGCGTCAGACTCCATACACATGATACCCAGCGTCTCCCTGTAGAGCCACACAACCCATGTATCTTTGATCTTATCGTAGAAACCTTTGTAGAAGGTAAGTATCTTTTGCCTTGTGTCTTTGTTCTTCTCGAGGTCCATCACGTCAGCCTGTATGCAGCCCATGAGGATCTCGCGCTGTACAATCTCAGGGAGGTTAGATAGTATGGTCCTCATATGTTGTGGATATGTAAAGATATTCTCTACGAAGGTCGGTATTTCATCATTGTATAGCTGTTTGAGAATGTACTTGAATGGATCCCCGTTCTGGATGATGAGTTTCTTGGTGTAGTAGTCGGCCAGCTTGTCGTTGTTGGGGACACGCGCGTCTGACGATATGTACAGTATGTCGCCCTGGATCCTGAGGTAGGATGGATACCCGTATTTGTTGATGAACTGAACGTCCTTGTCTATGAACGTCTTGACTGCTTGCACCACCTCAAATCTGTCCAATTGAGGAAACATGTTGTAGATATCGTCGATACCAAGGTAGAAGTTGTTCTTGAAGTACTTCCTGACACCATCCTCTACGATATTAATGAGTGTATGGTACAAGTTGTAGGTAGATACGTCAGGAGTATGTCCTATCTGTACCTTGCATTGGTAGTCGCACGCCGCGTAGTCGCATTCCCTCATTCCATCATAGCCCGTGATCCTATTTCTGTCTATCGTGAGCGGGCAGTCGAAGGCGTTCACCTTGACGACGTGCTCAATCTGCTTCATGGATACGTCCTTCTTCTCTGATGTCTCGTACATGTCCAAATCTATGGATGGTGTGCCGCCGCCCGCGGGCATAGACACGAGCTGGTAGATCTGAACCTTGAGGTCCTTATCCCCGCGCGCGATGAGGGCGTTGTGGGAGCCCAGGCGCCATCCTCTCGCGATGACCTGGGCCGTCTCTGAGTAATTCCAGTGAGGAGTGAAGATGAACTCCTTCCTGATGTTCTTGAACGTGAAGCCCTCGCTGATGATCTTGCTGCCGATGATGACCGATATGTACTCCCCGTCTATGTTGTCGTCTTTGTTGAACCTGTTGATGAGCTGTTGCACTCTTTTCTGGCTGGTCGTCTGGTGTGTGAGTAGAGCGTATCTACGGCCCTTGCTGCGCTCATCCCCTTTGGCTTGCGTGAACCCGAACTGTTCCAATATCTTTGCGAACAGGATGCACCCACTTCCGTTCACGTACTCACAATACACGAGCGCCTTCGCCTTCGGTTCGTCGAGGATGATCTTGATGGTCTCAGCGAATTTGCTACTAAACCGTGTTAGATTACCCAGGTTATGGTCGATGGCTTTGACCAGTTCACTTGAGAGGGTGTACGTGGTCGTTTTAGCAGGCTCTTGCTTCTTCGGGCGTCCTAGCGTTGTACGGGCTTCCCCCCTTCTTTTTACAATGTATTTATTGAAGCCGTCTGTCCCGTACGACCCATTTGGGAACACAAACAGGGAAGATTGACGTGAGTTGATGAAGATACTCTTATCGGTCTTGTCCCTCTCGTACGCCTCAGCATATGCCCGACTCTGGAAGTCGCTCATTGTACCTGGGTATACGATAAAGTGCTGTAGATCACCCACTCTCCTACCCTCAAAGACCTTCTTTACGTCCGACGTCATAGCCTTGAGGTACGAGATGCGACCTTTGGTCTTGACCGCCATCTCTTGTACCATATCGGCCTTGATAGTACCGTCGGGGTTGAAGTAGATCTTTGTAAAGTCCTTGTCTACAGGGAACTGTTTGTCCAGAGGTAGGATTAGGTTCATGACGCTGGCAAACTCGGCCGGGTCGTCCTTCATGACCGTACCGGACATGAGTAGTATCTTGGACTCTTTCACTATGTGGAAAAGTCTGTGAAACTGTTTGTAGATGTCAAGCGGCTCGGTTAGCCCTGCTGCCCTCTTATTGATCAGGAAGTTCCTCACATCGTTCTCCTTACGCACTACCTCATCCTTTTCCCTGAGGTTGTGTACCTCGTCAATAACGAAGATGGTGTTGCTGTACCTCTGCGCCAGCGTCTCGTCCGGGGTCTTGGCGATCTCCTTGGCAAAGGTCTCGAACGTGTTGAAGTGATAGAAGGCGGATGTGAGTTTACGGGTTCTGTGGATGCGCTCTAGGTCGGACAGTTTGTCGTAATTGTCAGGTATGTAGCGACCGTCTGTGCATGAGAAGAGGAGCTCTTGTGAGAAGTTGTTGAGAAGGCCTACCCCCTTGGCACATACGACGGCACCGTTGATGTACCTGTTCTTCTCATAGCGCAGCTGCTCGATGGCCGCTATCGCCGTGCAGGTCTTACCTGTTCCCATCTCGTGAAAGAGGAGCAGCTCGTTGTATGGAGTCACGGATGACATGAATCGTGCGATGATCTTTTGGTGGTTGTACTGTTCCCCGGTTCCTTTGGTCGCAAGTTTCTCATATTTGGGAAGTTTTAAGGACCCAAACTCCTTCTTGGTCACAATGGCGTCGCCAAATTCTTGACCTTGGTATGGGTTGAGGAGGGGGTCTTCAAACTTGACGATATTAGGGTACTTGGGAAAGAAATTTTCAATCTCCATAGTATATTTTTAGTAAGACAATAAGTATATTCATCCAACCTTCTCAACACCATACTATAACATGACTCAAAAATATCATCGTGCGGCCGAGCGACGGAAGGCGGGGCTAGCGACCTAGTATCCTACATGCAGTTACAGATGATTGATTCGTTTCGTAACCCCTAGGGGTTATAAATTCCAATCGTATCTGTGGAGCTGCGGGGCGGAGCCCCGCCCTGCGACCTTACCGAGCTCCGCTCGGCCGGCGGCGGAGCCGCTCGGTCGCTCGGTACCTCCGGTCGCTATAGCTCCAGAACGTGATCAAACACTCCTGTAGTCGTTTGATGAGCAATACATATTACATTTCCTCTGAAGTTGGCTTTGATCGTATCGATGACCTGACCCGTCGACTCCTGATCAAGCGATGCCACGCACTCATCAAGTAACAACAACTTGACATTGTTGATCTCGGCCAGCGCAATCGTGAACGCCAGGATCACGCGCGCCAGCTCACCTCCGGACAAGTTCTGAAAATCGCTGTCATGCCCATTCTGCGACACCTCTACATTCAGTTTGACCCCGTCAAAGACCAACTTCACATTCATATCATCGAGGAAGCTGTCCAGGTACATCTGAGCGTGTAGGTTGATCTCCTCAATCACATCCGTCACCGCCATCTTCTCCGCAGTCTTGATGATCTCCTGAAGCTTGATAGCTCTGGGATAGCTCTTGTTCAGGGATGCCTCCGTCTCGAGTAACTCCGTCACCTTGTTCCAATACCTCATAGACTGAGCAGACTTCTTCCTCAGGGTCAACCTCTTGATCAGATCAGAAGCGACGCCTATGCGCCCAGACAACTCATCGGGATCATGCTTGATGACTATTCCAGCCAACGTGTCCTCCTTCTCCTGCCTCTCGTAGATGGTCTTCTTCTTCTTTCGGAGGGCTGCCTCTGTCGTGTCGTCGTAGTCGGGATGATCAACCTTCAGAGACAAGCATAGGGTCTTCTGCTTGGTATACATCTCGTCAGCGCTCTTCATCCTGAATAGGCTCTCGAGCTGATCTTGTGCATTGTCTAACTCTGGATACTCGGCCCTCAGTTTCTCAAGCTCTACAAGCTTCTTCTCCAACTCCTCCACGCGCAGCTTAGCCTTCATACGTCGCTCTTCCAACCTCTTGGCCTCCTCAGTAGTAAGCGATTCCTTGCGCTGCTGCTCGCCTACTGTAGATCTCTCAGGGATGATGAGCTTGTTGCACCACATGGCCACCTCCGTATCACATGATGGGCAGATCATGTGCACCATCGAGTCTGCGATCTGCTTGCTCAGTTTTTCGATTTTGGCCCTACAGCTCTTGAGCCCACTCACCTCCGTTTCCAGGTCTATCATAGTCTTCATGTCCTGGATCATACCCTTCATCTCGTCTTTGGACATGCCGCTCGGTTGATTGAGCTTCTTGAGTCTGGCCTTCTCCCGCTGGTAGCGCTCCCACCCCTGTCTGTGCGTGCTGATCCGTTGCAGCTCGTCCTCGAGGTCATCAATATTCTCTTCAATCTCGGGCATCTTGGCCAACTGACGGGTCACGTCGGCCTTCATCTTGATGAGGTGTTCCGTCTCACTGAGTTTGGTTTTGAACGAGTCTATGTCGTGCTCCTGCTTCGAGATCTGATCTTCGTATTCGTCTTCGTCCAACAGGTCATGTTCCTCACAGTCGGTCTTGTCTATCTTGAGGTCTTTAAGCATCTTCTCGGTGGTCTCGCGCTGGCGGGCGGTGAGCATCATCTCGTTCTTCCTACTCTTCACAAGGTCCTTACAGTTGCTGATGAGTTGGTCCACGTTCTCGCCCCCAAAGGCCATCTGCTCAATGTAGCGTATCTTATCCAGGGGGGTCATGAGGATGAACGACTTGCTGCTGTCCGTGCGCTGGGACATGTAACCCATGTGGTATTGGGGGAACATGTCGTCGATGATCGCCTGACCCTCCTTGTCTTCAAAAGTCTTACCGCTCTCTTTGACAGTTACGCGGAGACGATTGGGTCGCTTGTTCCTGATGATAGTGATGTGTTCACCAGATGAGTCACTGATGACGAGGGTGACGCTGCACGAGGTCTTGTCGTATGTGGGCAACTTCTTGCCCTCGCCGTTGATGGCGAACATGATCGCCATGAAGATAGTGGTCTTACCTTGACCGGATTTACCAGATATGAGGGATAGGGGCTGGTCAAATTTGAACTCAGCCTCGGTGAACTTCCTGAAGTTCTTAAGTGTAAGTGTAAGTGTCAACATACTTTTACTCTGAAACATCTCAGTTAAGTTGTTAAATCAACTTATCGACAAGGGGGTTGCCCTAAAATGTTCAAAGCCGTGACAAAGTATACCGGACGCTTCAAGTCCCTATTTGAGGTGATCTTCCAGAACATGACCACCGCCGACTTCACAATCGACAAGACAGGTATGTTCTTAGAGCAGCTCACCACTCAAAACCTCCTCATCTCGGTGTTCCTGCCCGCTGAGAATTTTGAGGAGTACGTCTTTGATGAAGACGAACCAATTCATGTTGGTCTGGGTCAGCACATCAACAAGGAGTTCTTCAAGTCGGTCAAGAACAAGGACATCATCACCATGTCCATCACAAAGCAACACGTCTTCGACTTCGAGAAGAGGATAGAGGCCAACGACTCAGTGCAGACGCTCTCTGTGAGCATCGAGGACACGCAGAACATCACCCCCATCGAGCACGACACCTTCGAGACCAAGCCTGTACTCATCGCCCATAACATCTACACAGACTGGTGCAAGTCCATCTCTAACACTACCACCATTGACGTAACCAAGAACATGGGTCAGATCCAGTTCCTCTTCGAGACGGGTCGATCTCAAAAGACGCTCAAGTCTGGTAAGGAGGACAAGAACGATATGGATCTTGTTCACCAGCAGTACTACTCAGAGCAGTTTACCAGGATTAGCAAAATGAGCTCGTTCGTGTCGGAACCCATCGAGATCAGGCTCGAGTGCGACAAGCCCCTCTACTTCTTCTGCAAGAGTCCCATCGGCACCATGAAGATCTTCATGTATATGCGGTCTCAGGACGAGTGATAACGTTGTATTATTTGCGAGACGCATCATAAGTGATGCGTCTGTTTGGACGAAAACTACGAAAACAGATGCGTCACTAGTGACGCATCTGTTTTCGCACAGGTAGGATACGAAATTACGAGCGGTTGCCGACCGCAAGCTCAGGATGATCATCTCATCACCCTCACATAGAGACTTATGCTGCTTGGTTGTGGAACAAAATGAGTGGAAAGACACAGTACTGTTACATCAAAGCAGACCCAGATCATCAAGACCTCGAAGACATCTTCAAAGGCAAGTACATCGAGAACCGCAAGGAGTGGAGATTTGAGAAGAGCCAAGAAGATGAGGTTACCCGATTCCTATACTGCTCTTCAAGCGAGAGTGAGGAGGGGCTACAGGACAAGTTCGCCCGAAGCGATAGTGAGGACGAAGACCTTGAAGGATCCCAGATATCTGATAAGGTGAAGGAGCTGCTCGCCGTGAAGCGTCGCCAGCGTGATAGACTACACAGGGCAAACTCGTTCAACGCATCTGATGACTCTGATGAGGAGCACGAGAGTATTGACGGACGGTACAGACGCTCGCGACCCACCCGTCAGAAGATCACCGCCGATGTAGGCAAACTGAAGAAGGAGGTAGAGAAGATGCAGGTTGATGAGAACAAGACCGTTAAGAAGTAGATGAGTTGGAATGTACTGCCTAAACAACAATTTATGGATGATTGATTCGTAACCCCTAGGGGGTTATGAAGTAGTGTTTAAAGTTTAAAGTAGTGTTTAAAGTTTAAAGTAGTGTTTAAGTAATCATCTCTCCCATACCTTTGACCAAATCGTCGATTGTGCCTTGTTGCTTCAATTGGAAGTGGTCAACGTATTCAGGATACAAGTACGTCAGCTGCTCTAGGGCTACGTAGTACTCGTAGATCTGTGTGGATCGCTTAGTCTTGAGTTTGTGGACCATTCGTTTGGACCCCATGATGATCCACTGGTTCCTGAGCACATTCGTTGAGAGATGAGCAGCTTCCTCGACAAGCTCCGGGTAGTCCTTGAATGTGGGATCGTTATGCTTGATCTGTTTGAAGTCGATGTTTTGGGCTTTGAGGAGTTGTAGAAATGTAGCTTTGTTGTCACGTTCTTGCTTACATTCGTATCCTAACCATTCCATAGTGGCCTTGGTAATGCATATCTTTTTAGATGTACACATCTCGGCCATGACCTTACCCATGTTCTCTGTTTCTTCAAAGATCCTATCCCTCAGTTCAATAAAAGAAAGTAGCTCATCACAGTCATTGGTCACTTCGAGGATGAGATCTAAAGTTATGTCCGGCATCTCATGCTCAAATACAACCCTTCTAACCTTGCTCTTACTTCCAACCTTGTCAGGAATGACGACCTCCGACTTGGAATGAACTGTATTGAGGCTTCCATAGTCTTGAATGTAGGATATTTCCAACTTCTGTAGCTTTTCGATAGTTACATCGCGTTCGGTGTGTAGACATGTGACGAAGAAGTTGTCACAGCCATGCGAGCCATGTATTTGTGGAAGGTGCATTGAGGAGTCTTTTTGGCAGACCTAACATGTTGCTTGAATCGGTCTTCAACAGGTTTGACAGTAGACCCTATGTACACATGTGTATCAAGGGTGTTTTCGATTGCATAGATGTATCCTTCTGGGTACGTATTCATGGTTTACTTACAGTCTTACATCTTGACCACTGTATCTGTTGTTCCCCATTTTGTATCCTACCAGTGCGAAAACAGATGCGTCACTTATGAGATTGATCCTGTATATGTTCCTCAATTTCGCAATTGTTCGTATCCATAACCTCTAGAGGTTATAGACTTCATCGTTAATTAACACTACACTACTCAAAGTCCTCTAATAAAACCATCTTAACATTCAAAGACTTAGCCTTGGTCATCTTACCCGTCTCCTTCTCAAATGATTTACACACCAATATCTCACACTCTTTGGTAACTGACGATAAGACCTGGTACTTCTTTTCCAACTTCTTATCCCTGAAGCCTGATAAACAGATCTTGACTTTTGGTGCTTTACTTCTAGCCTCCTGTGTAAGATTACTTGATGGTCCTGCCGAGCTTGCGGGCGTGACTATATTCTCAACACCCTCCAATTGTAACCCGTTGTCTACACACGTTTTCAGGAACGTCGTCATCTCTGGGAAACACTGGACCACTTTCTCAGCCATCTTCTTTCCAAACCCGTCCATCTTGCACACATCTTCCACAGTTGGTACAGTGTCCCAATTCCCAGACCTGAGTGTAGGCAGACAGAACAAGCTCTCGACTCGTTTAGCTCCGAGCCCAAACCCAAGCACTCCAGCAGCCCCAACAATCACAGATACCTTGACTGATCTACTTTTCAGATCATCCATACTGGCCATAATGCGGTCAGCCGATTTGTCTTTGAAGGTAGGTTGTAGTTCGTCCTTTGAGCAGTTTAGCATCTTCGGGAACGTGTTCAGCCCGCACTCCCTATACATTTTCTCAACTGTCTTCGTGTTCACGTGTTTGACCTCCAGCTTTGAGAAGATGTTGGTCAGGGTCTTGATCTCTACAACGGTGTCTACATCTCCTTCAGCCTTCAGATCCACCCCTTCCCATGTTGTGCTGGGCAATGTCACGCTGTCGCTGGGCTCCACAACTGAGACAATATACGGGATCACGTCTCCTGACCTCACGCACATGATCTGAGCTCCTGGACCTATCTTGTTGTCTGAGATGTACTTGGCATTGTGGCCGCTACATTTCTGAATCGTGACGCCTGAGAGTTGGACAGGTTCTATGTGCACGACAGGCTTGAGCAGGCCCCAACGACTGACGTCCCAAATGACAGAGGTCACCGTTGATATGGCCGTCTCCGTCCCTGTCTCTTTCTTGAAGGCGATTGAGTACTTGGGGTTGCCGCTCGTGTTTCGTGTGTACATCCTATCCTCAGACACGACCAGACCATCCATCGCAAAGTCACAGTCCGCCGTCCAATCGTCCAGGAGCTTCGTGAGCGACTCGACGCTTACGTCGGGGCGTTTCATCTCAATCCAGGGTAACAGGGATGATCTCTGAAGCTGGTCAGACATAGGGCATTGAGACGACATCCCTGAGATGATGACTTCATATGGGATGAAGTAGATGTCCGCGATGATGTCCTTGTTGATCGTCTTCTTACCAAATTGACCAGAAACGAGATTGCGTGGGTTCTTGAATCCTGCTTTGTACTTGCGCTCAAAGATCTCATTTGCCATGATCAGTTCTCCTCTAACGAACGCAGTTAGGGGTATGTCTTCTGGGACTGCGTCTATGAGATTGAGTGTATTCTTGGCTACCGTCTGAGCCTTCTTAAGGTCGAGATGTTTGATAAATCTGCTGATATCGCACCCTGTCTCCCCGTTGCCTCGTGTATAGAGTTTGTTGTTGTCGGGGTCGTAGAGCGCGCTGATACCGTCAAGCTTGGCGCTGATGACGAACTTGTCTGTACAAGTCTTGTCTAGCCACGCGTCCAAGGTCTTCTCGTAACGCTTCTTGTCGAGCGATCCCATCCAGATGGGCAGTTTGGCGTTCTGACCCGGTGTCACTTCCAGTTCATGATGAGTTGATACGTCGCCAAATGTGGCGTCATACACCTCGTCACTCATGATGGGGCTACCGGCTTGGTAGGCCTTATCCGCTTTACGTTGGAGTTGTTTACGATCCATTTTTGTCTCTTCTCAGTATACCATAAATGCCAAATTTCAAATAGTTCAATGCCTGCTCTGTTACCCCTAAGGATAATAGAAAAGATGTTGATAGTTGGTTGTTACTGGTTGTTACTGGTTGTTACTGGTTGTTAGGGTACTGTACCCTGAGAACAATTTCTGGCGATCCAGCAATCTGTTTCGTGGCTAGCCATGAAACAACAATCATCTGTAGAACAATTTCTGACGACGACCAGCAATCGTTTAGTAACAACAGAGACCGCGCACTGTTTTACAACTCATACACGATAGGCATGAGTTGGAAGAGCGCCCTTATCTGAACCTTGGGATTTGGCTCAAGAGGTGAGAGGTTATCATCGAGCACCGTCTCAAACGTGTCACCATTGGGCATGCCGACCCTGAACTTGAAATTGGTGTCCAACCTGAACCTGACGGTCTGGGTCATGTCGTCTCCGTCCATGACTATGTAGTCGGATTGGTCAATATCGTCGATGTTGGTGATGCTGGCCGTGAACAGAGCACGCACAGCGTTGGGGTTGTTTGAGAAGATGATGCTGTTGTTGGGGTTGTCAATGCTGGCCAACTCAACGTAGACGTAGTTGTGGTACGCCGTCTTGCCGCCTCCATGCACCTTCAGGATCCTGTTTGGTAAAACCAACCTATTGAGACGAATCGAGTACGTCGGTATCTCCTGTTGCAGAGTGGCTCTGAATGGGAACGGATACATGTTATCATAACTGAACTGCAACAGCTCGACTGTGGAGCCGAGTGTGTTGGATGTGAAGGGTGGTGAGACAGTAGCAGTAAGGGTACCCCCATCATATGCGATGATTCGTCTTTGTTCTTGAGGTGGTGTAGGGTTATTGGCGTATACGGTCCTGGGTGTCCTAATGAACCAACCGTTGTAGAGGTTGTCTACCGCGTCGGCACCGGCTCCAAAAACGACTAGAGTTGAGGTAGATCCCGCTCCGGCTAACGAAACAAGGACTGGAGGTTGCTTTCTTATAGAGTAGTTATGAGTGGATAGCCAACCAACAACAGGTATTGTGGCATTTACTGTCAGGAGCCCTGTTATATTGTTGTATGAGTTGATTGTTCTGAATTGGTTCAACGTCTCGTTGTAGAGGAGGCAGCCTATGTAGGCACTGGGCTCATCGGTACCCATGGGTACGAATAAGAGAGGATTTGAGGTGTCGGTCAGATCAGTGGGGTCTAGGATGCTGAATGTGTTGCCTACCGCTACCGTGACTGCGTTGTCCAGCGTCACTTGTCCTCGGTCACTACCGAGGTATTCGTATGACGTGACCTTCGCGTATTGGGTGGGGTCTGTGATGCTGCGCCATGTCGCGCCTCTGTAGTAGTTAGGTGATTGTTGGAGTGCGCCGGCTGCTGTTGTGAAGGTGATGATCTGGTTTGAGGTTGCGTTGCCGACGCCCACATTAGTTATGATGCCTTGGACGTTGTTAGTTCCTAGGGCCGTCGCATTGAAGAGGAATGAGGTCCACGCAATAGGAGGGCTCGCCAGGACCACAGGGTCGTCAGCATTCATGGCTGATTTGCGACCAGATATGGAAACGAGGACCTCAAATTCAGCCGGGTTAGGCCATATGTTGCGGTTACGATACATTGAGTAGATATCGAGATAGCTTGCCATGTTTTAAGTTACCAACACAATCATAAGTATACAGGTAATTTATAACCCCTGGGGGTTATGAATTTATATGAATTTGCGTCAATCAATCATCAAACCTACTAACAATAGACCTAGTTAATGTTTAGTTAATGTTTAGTTAATGTTTAGCTTCAGTCCCATTCCCAGCAACTCCTGATAGAGGAGCTTGGTCGCATACGGCATGTTCTTCATCTCGGTATTTCCTTCTTGACACACATCACAGAAATCTCGCTTGTCAGGCACGCCTCCGCACCCCCTGCACGTCGGGATGGCGTACTTGTCACTCTTGTCAAACAGGCACTCCTTCAGGACACGGGTAGAGCCATGGCTGAGCATACAGTCCTTCTCCATCTCACCGAACCTGAGACCTCCATCTCTTGACCTACCTGCCACAGGCTGGTGTGTCAGCGTATCCAGAGGGCCAGCCACACGGGCGTGGATCTTGTCAGCGACCATATGTTTCAGACGCTGGTAGAAGCAAGGAGCCATGAAGATCTTGCTTGGGATCACCTCACCTGTTGTCCCGTCCATCATCTTAGTCGCATACGTCTCAATCCCGGCGCGCTTGGCCCAGTTCATCAGTTCTTCCTCAATGTTCCTGTGTTTGAATGGGGTCGCGTCCATCTCAACGCCCAGTTTGCATCCAACCAGATTGAAGCACATCTCAATGAGCATGTTGATGGTCATCCTGGACGGGATGGCGTGAGGGTTGATGATGAGGTCTGGCTTCACCCCGTCCTTGTCAAATGGCATGTCCGCCTCAGGAAAGATCATGCCACACGTACCCTTCTGAGCCGTTGACGACGCGAACTTGTCGCCAATCTCCGGGATGCGAGGGATGCGGATCCTGATCTTGATTACCCTCACACCCTCGCTGTTGAGGGTGTTGAGGACTTTGTCCAAGTAGCCTTCCTCTCCATGTTTGATGACAACGCTACTGTCAGATATTTCGGCTACTCGCGTTCCGTCTTCCTTCTTGATCATCTTTTTGGTTGTGCGGCCGATGATGACTGTTCCTTTCTTGATGTATGTGTTCCTTTCCCAGACGAGGCCGTACTCATTTAGGTGGCTGTAATCGTAGTTCCTGTTCCTGTACTGGAACTTGGGAAGGCAGATGTTCTCAGAATCTGAGCTACCTCGTTTCTTCTCTTCCTCTGAGATGGTTTTGTATGTTGTGGTTCTAAAAAGGCCACGTTCCAATGAACCCTTGTTAAGGATGACACTGTCCTCTTGGTTGTATCCCCTATAGGTCATGATCGCAACGATGGGCATAGCTCCGTGTGACATCTCATCAAAGTGAAGAACGTTTACCATCTCATTTTTTGTTAGGGGTTTCTGAGGTGTATCGAGAACGTGGAGCGTTGTGTCGTAGCGCTCCTGATAGGCAGTGCTGGGCATACCGATAGCCTGCTTGCCCATGGAGGCTTGGTACGCATTCCTGGGAGACTGAGAGTGGTTTGAGAGTGGGATCACAGATGCCATCACCGCCATCATGGTTGAAGCGGGGCAGATCTCAAGGTAGTCACATCTGTTCTTCTTCAGGTCATCCTCACTCATTGCCACCACTGCCTGCTCCAACTCCCACACCTCCCTGAAGACAATGGAACCCTCCTTGATGTGATCATTCCATGTCTTGTTGGCTCCGTTGGCCTCTTTGTATAGGACCTTATTGCGAGGTCCCAACGCGAACAGAGGCCTCAGGACACGACCTTCGTCAGTCCAGATGTGCACCTCATCTTCGTCAACCAGTCTCACAATGGACACGTTGTTGTCAATCATGTCTGAGAGCCTGTACTTGTTGAACTCCCTCACAAACAACAAGGACCTGTCACATGAACCAACAATGCAACTATTCACAAGCACCAAAATACATCCATCCATATCGTCTCTGAACGTCTCCATTCCCTTGATCACTTTGATTGTGAGTTTGGGGCACACGTGCACCGAGATCTGAGCAGACAGGGCCAAGTTGGAGACGAGCCCCACCGTATCGCCCTCGGGCGTCTCGTAAGGGCAGATGAACGAGAAGTGGGACGCATGGAGCTGGCGCGCGCTCGGGATCTTACCCTTCTTGCCAACTGGGAGCATGATGCGTCTGAGGTGGGAGGTCTTGGCTCCGTAGTTCTGCATAGACAAGACCTGCGAGACGCCGACGCGTGTGTAGAGAGGACTCTTCTGGGTGTTCCAGTTACCGGTCATGAAGGCCTGGTTCATGATGTGAGTGATGGTCTTGATGTCCTTGATGATGGCTACTGGGTCAGGGTTCTTCTTGCTCTCCATCTGGTTAGACACGGTCTTGACAAATTGCTTGAATAAGATCTGGAATAGGAACGACATAAGAGAGGATGTGCCATCGATGCGCTTGTTGGCCAGGTTGTCCTTATCGTCGAGGCTCCTCCCGTTGTATACAGTGTCGACCAGCTTCTTGATGATGTAACCGAGGTGATACGCCGACTTCTCAGGAGTGAGAGCGCCGACATGATAGAAGAGTTCCTTGTTTAGGATGCCCCTCACATACATCGAGTCCTTCATCTCATCTGTTATGTCGTTGGCGATGGACTCGATGGCCTCCTCCATCGTCACCTCCATCCTATGTTGTTGGGCCAACGTGTCCAGGATGTCAGGATCCCCAATGCGAACCATCCTCTTCATGTCGTCTTCGCTGATACCCAGAGCCTTGAAGACGAGGCCTGCTGGAAGCAACGACTTGGCCTTGATGTAAGGGAGTGAGAAGAAGAGCTCCTTGGTGATTGTATTGATCTTGAGTTGAATCAGGATGGAGCTGCCTTGCTCGTTCATACTTCTGATCTCGGCCATGTATTCGTACTTGTCCTCAGGAGTCCTCTCAACGTACACCTTGTTGTAAGCTCGCCTCAATTGACCCACGAGGACACGCTCCTTACCCTTGATGATGAAGTAGCCCCCGAAATCGTTGGCGCACTCCTCTTTGGCGACCTTGTTATTCTCGGACAACCTGCACGCGTTGGACCTGAGCATGATGGGAAGCTTGCCGATCGAAACCTGGTGATGCTCGGTCTTCTTGTTGTTCTCGAGGTTGGTCACTGTGATTGAGGCGTAGATGGTTCCGTCATAGTTGATGTTCCTCTTCCTTGCCTCGTTTGGGTACAGGGGTGTGTCGGTGTAGTTCACGATTACCTTCTGTCCCTCTTTGATTTGCTCTGCGTCTTCGCTTGTCTGAATGCAGTTGCCTACGACGTTGGTCTTAACGGTCCTGTCCCTGGTCTTTCTGATGAATTTGGGCTTATCCACGTAGACATGATTGAATTCTACTCGTATATTGTTGATCTCTATGGGCGGCTCCTTATTGACAATGGCCTGCACGCCTCGCGTGATGAAATCGTTGTAGGTTGAGATCTGGTGTTCTACGAAGTGTGTTTGGTCGTAGAGCTGCTTGATGAGTTTGAATCCTTCGCTCTTCTCAGTGATTGGCAAACCCTGGTAGCGGGGGTCTGGGTTGAGGGCAGCGACCAAAGGTACCGAGCTTCGCTCGGCCTGCGGCTCCGCCGCTCGCCGGGCGGCTCCGCCGCTAGCGGTTATACAACCCTCCTTGTTGGTATGCACAGATGTGTGCTGGTCACTTGACATTGTTGTCATGTTGGTTATGTTGGACATAGTGACGATGCTTATCTTCTTCTGTATTTGTCATATCCACAAACTCAAATATTTTATCCATGTGACTAAAAAATGAATGGCAGTAACATCATCGCATTGATACTGGTGACCATCGCAGCCCTGGCAATCTACTCAGTAACCGAAGGATTCAGCTGCGATAGCCTCGGTTGGAAATCACCTAAACCGACCTACTACGTATACAGGCCCACAGGAGACGTGAGCAACTATGGGAGCAGCTATGGGAGTAATTTAGTAGATCAAGGCCAGTTTGGGTCACAGCCCGACATCTACCCTGAACAGAACTTGGGCTGGCGCACTGGCATGTCATACGACTACTTTGCAGACACCATGAAGAGCGCCAACTGGGCCTCGGGCGCCGACCCCAACCCAGCCGTCAACTCCTCAGTCCCTTTATTCTCCACCCAGGACCTGAACGCCGCCGCCAGCAACGTGAGTCCAAACAATAACGGTGGATACGTTAAGAACTACGGCAGCCCATGCGGCGCAAACGCCAACAACATGGTAGCTATGGCTCCAGCTGGTAGCTTCTCACACCACTCGAATGCGTGCCAGTCGGCCAACGCGGCCAATGCCTACAACCTTGCAGTAGGTGTTTTGTAAATTTTTTTGATGTTTCATAACCCCGAAGGGTTAAGAAAAGATCCTAGCGGCGACCGAAGGCGGGGCTAGCGACCTTCGGTCGCCGGCGGGCTTCGCCCGTCCGCCCCGCAAGCCGCCCTGCGACCTCCGGTCGCTACGTACGTATCTGGACATGTTCCTACGTATCCTTATCATCGTCATCATCATCATCATCATCGTCATCATCGTCATCATCGTCATCATCGTCGGTGTCTTCAAAGTCTTCGTCTTCGTCCTCGTCCTCGTCCTCGTCCTCGTCAATGTCATCGTCAGTCTCATCGTCAGTGTCGTCAGTCGTCGGCACCTGGCCATCGTTGGTTGTGTCTTTGATCATGTAGATCTTGTACGCGACATCCTTGATCATCTGCTTTGATAGGTCGTTCATCCTGATATCTGCATCGGTGAACCCGGCCAAGATCTCCTTTGCGTTCCCCTCTATGTACTCATCAATCAGTTTCTTGAAGTCGTCCATCAATGGGTCCATCTCCTTTTCCATGGCCACTTTGTTGATGTTCTGCGTCAGATGGGCCTTCAGTTCGTCTATCAACGACATTTTTATCTTGAGGGACGGGTTCTTCGTCTCGTCAAAGTAACCCTGGATCACGGAGACGAGGTGCGCGCACACGCCTGACGTGCAGACGCTCATGGCCTCTTCGATCTCCTCCTTCAGTCTCTTCTTCATCTCGATGAATGTCTCGCCCTTCTTTGTGTAGATGAACTTCCATACCGCGTTGAGTAAATCCAGGAGCTTCACGTCCCTCACGGAATCCGTTCTGATACGCCTGATGAACGCGGCCATCTCAATCCTGTCGCTGAGAGGTGTGTACTGCCCCAACTCATATAGGGCTCGATGGATTGTATTACGCATGCTGTCTGGGAAGATGTCATCGAAGACCTCCTCTAGGAAGTCGTTGATATCGTCGCGCTGGCGCTCGTTGCCGATCACCGCGTACATGTCCTTCAGGATTTCCTCCCTCTCAAACCAGATAATCTCAGCGCCAGGGATGCCGGTCAAATCAAGGTAGAAAAGTAGTTCCTCATCATTAAACACGTTCGTAAGATATTGGTTTGTGACGATGAAGAGCTCCTCGAGACGTCTGCCTAGTTCACCCTCCCTGACCACGTTCTTTGGGAAGATGTAGTCCTCCAGGCCGATCACCTCCATGTACAGGTCCACCTCTTCTGGTTTGAAGCGCGACACGTACTCTTTGCTCTTTGCATCCTCTGCGATCTTGTACGTCATTCTGGGCTGAAGTTCCTGCTTATCTGCGTCTCCCAGGATGGTGATGTCTTCGGGGAACCTTTTGAGTACGTCAGCCAGTTGGTGCGTGATGGACTTGACCGTGTCATCCCTGAATACATTGAACTTGTAGCGACCGTCAAATGTGACGGTAGCCACCATCTCCTCTATCAGTGCTCTGGCTGATGAGATGACGCTCTCGTTGATGGTTGTGTTGTGGACGTTTTGCGAGTCGTCGTATATCACCTTCTTGTTGTGTAGCCATAGCCTATCGGCGAGTATTACACGTAGATTCCGCCTCTGATTGTTCTGCCCGTGATTGTTCTGAAACTGTTGTTGTTCTGGTATAACTGCTGGTTGTTGCCGTCTATTCATTGTTATTACTTCTTCATTATCTTGGGGTATTCTTTGATGTCCGATATTCAAAGCGCGCAGTTCATCTAGCATCCTCTCGCCACGGGCGGGGTAGAACCGATGCATGATGTCGGCTGCTTCGGCTCTGATGCGCTCTTCCTCCTCCGCATTGAATACGCGCTCTACCTCATCAAACATCTTCATCATCTCTGGGTGAGAGATACCCGGAACTGAGAGGAGGAATGAGATGGTTGTGAGGTATGTGCGGTTAGTGAGCGCGTTGTCTGCGACGCCCCGCACGCCGGGGTGATCGGCCCCAATGTCATTGGTCGCCCAGAAGATCTTGAGAAGCGCCGCTCTCATATCCTGTTGACGTATCGAGTTGACAAACTGGACCACGCGCTCGTCCACAATTACTGGTCTCAATATAGTCATAGCGCGCGAGATGGCGGCGTCCGATGAGCTCATGAGGGCCGGATTAGGTAGTAGTAAGCCTACCTGGTTGATTCGTGCAGTCACGTTATCCATTTTATATACGGTTTTTCTCTCTTAGACATGTATGTTCGAGGTGTGTTTTCATATCCATGTAGTCATCGCTCATTCATCATCGCTCACTAGGTCTTGAGGTCGTATGCGCTCCCACCGTTCATAGTGATAGTCCCCCCAGTTCATGTTGATCTTCCTGAAGAACTGGCGCACGTATGGTAGATCGTGTTGATGGAGGATAACGAAGTGAACATCCTTGATTGTGACGTGATGGTTGTATTGCTTGAAGTAACGGTCCATGTCATCTGATGCCTCTTTTTTGGTCCCTGTATACTTGGCTATTTGAGGTATCAGTCTAGTGGAGGGAGGCACTTGCAGGAGTTGTTGTAAAGCGACGATCAGTTCGATGTTCTTAGCCTCAAACGCAAAATTGAGAGAGTAGAAGCAGAGGTAGCCGCTACGCCAGGGCTTCAGTTCGGGGTGCCTGTCCCTGTAGTTCTTAACCTTTCCTATAATGATGAACTGCCATTTGGTACTGAAGACCTCCACATGATGGAGGTACGACAGAAAGGACCGCGCACGAGGACGACCCCGAGAGTCGTATATGGGCTCTGCGCGCAAACCCTCAGTCTCGGTGATCTGAGGGGGCGTGTCGATAGCACTTTGGGTGGCCAAATATGACCAGATTTCACTCATTTGACTGTGTTTATTTAAGTCATTTCGTTTTGACTTCATTTTTTCAACTTATCTCTATGTATCCCCACGGGGATACATAATTTAGGATGGTAGAGAGCGACGCGCGCCCATATGGCCAATAAAGAAATTGTAACGACCGAGCAGCGGAAGGCGGCCCGCAAGCTCGGTAAGGTCGCTATTGGGGAAAACCTAGGATGTTGGCTCTAACCCAAGTGACCGATATGAGGATCTTGGCCTTGCGCTCTTTAACGTCCACGCATGGCACCCACTGCTTCTTGTGTCTGGAGACGATACAGTGAGGGATGTTCTTCTTCACTACAGCCTTCTTAGGATCGAGGCAACCCTTGAACTGATCCTTGTAGAGATTGATCACATCTTTGAGTAGACATACCTCTTCATCATTGTAATGGTAGATGTCGACCTCTGTATTGGAGGTATTTGTGATTGGATCATCAGACCCCTCGTCAGAGCTTGTATAATCGTATTGCTTGCCGTCTTGATCAATAATGCCCAGACCCCAGGCCATCAGACGCCCATTGCGGGGACATGCACCACAAGCCTGAGAGCATGGGTTGCAGGGACCGCCACAGCAGCAACACGTGCCGACTTCTAGTTCTTCTAGGATGAGGTCGTCGTGATCAAGTTGATCTTGATACTTGCTAATGAGGTCCCATTTTTGGTCTGAATTGATGATCTCATATTCATCGAGTTTGTCGAGCCTCTTGTAGACGTCCTCAGTGATCTCGCTGACCAAATGAGGCGAGTAAATGCCGTTGTTGTTTTCAAGGATGTTGCGCTGATCTTGAGGGGTCATGTCGATGGGAATAAGTCTGTTATACTTGTCCCTGACGCAGTCTCTGCCGATGCCGAACAGGAAAGCGAAGCTGCGGATCTTCATGTACTGGGTCTTGATGTCCTTCTTGGTTGAGTCGCTGATGGCCTCCTCGGAGTCGAGGGCCATCAGGCTTTCCTCGTTGAAGGGGGTCCTGGTGTGCGTAACACAGTAGTAGTCACGTCCTTTCAATGTCACCCTGTCCTCGTCGGGGGTGACGATGCCAAATATCCTCATCTTGTAGAGGATGGAAGCATCGTGGTCCTCGTTGTAGACTGGAGTGAGCGTACAGTTGATAGCATTCATATTCATGATTGAATTGGTAGTTACTTTCTTTCCATCATTTTGACAACTAGATTTCAATTTTTTTGGAGGTTCCGTGATTTAGGGAAAACGTACGGTGCCTCCATTCAGAATGAAGATGATGGGAGACGTTGTGTTGATGTTGATGACTCTATTATGTTTGAGATGGTACTTGCGATATGGCCTTTTTGACCTCACTCGTTTACGGCGTCGCCTTTTTGGGCTGGTCGACTTAGGGGTACTTGTTGGCGTGCGTGGTTGTATACGAGGTTGTGCCTTGGGAAGATATTTGAAGATAGGCTTCTTGGTGGTCGCTATGGTAGTAGTTGTTGTAGTTGTAGTTGTTGTTGTTGTTGTAGTTGTTGTTGTTGTAGTTGTTGTAGTTGTTGTTGTTGTTGCGTTGGGGGGACCGTATAGGAATTGGATGCCTGCTATGTCGTCAGGACCTATACCGTTCAAGAAGTCGAGGTGGTAGGGAAACATGATATCAACTAGTGTCGTATTAGGATTGTGGCCCAGACCGAGCGTATGTCCAAACTCGTGAACCAACACCCTGAAAAGGAAATTCTCATCAGTCCAATTCTCTGCAATGTCAAGGTGAACACGGCCATCAGGGGGGTAGAAGGCGTGGGCGAGTGTGCAACCGCTGCCGTCAAAAGGATGTGAGACTGAGTGTGTGTCCATCTGGAATGATATCGTGATGTCCGCGTCGCTAACGGTCGACACCTCTGTGAAGCTGAGCGGTGTGTACTGCCCCCACTCATATAGGGCTCGATGGATTGTATTACGCATCACATTCTGATCAACTAGACCTGTCTGGTTACTTTGGTAGTGTGTCGTGTTGAGGTAGATCCAATTAAGGTTGTTTTGGGGTAATCTGGCTGCTTGAATTGAGTAAGAGGCAGGACCTATCTTTTTTTTAATGCACCCGCTGTGCTATTAGCGGGTGCTGTGGTGTTGCTCGAGCCTGTGTCATCTGTGTCGTAGTCGTCGAAGCTACTGAACCCGTCATCGAAGGGTTCGTCCACGTAGTCGGGGGTGCCGCATGTGACGGGGAACACGATCCTGATGACGGGGGTGTCGATGATGCCGGTCTGGGGTAGTTCGTTGGCGCGCTGGAATTTGCGGAGAGCGTTACTCCGCCTGCGTTTGAGGCGCATCATCCTGACGGCCTGGGTCGGGTTCAGGACGGTCAGTTTGTTCAATCTATTCCATTTGGTCAGGTATCGGGGTCTTAGGAAGTTGGTATTAATCAGGTGCTCAATCACACCCCTCTCAATGAAAATGTCGGCATCGGTGATGGGTTGAGAGCTGACTGTGATGTTCTGGTTGTATGTGACCTCTGTTTGAGTCGGATATCGGTACGGGACCGTGAATGGAGCAGCATATGAGCTACCAAAAAAGCTGCCTACAATGAAGTAGAACAAAGATAAAAGTGAGAAATATCGCATGTTTTATCTCTGTTTCAAACACATAGATCCTATTTGATCTTTAAAGATAACTAGCTAAAAATAAGCTTGTAACTTTAAAAATGACATACGTGGGACCATTTACTCAGGCTACGTTGATGTATGAGCCGGATGAGGCCTCCCCGAAAGGCGAGGTCGCCACGCCGGGTACCATACTGGACTACGTGGCTAAGAACTTACCTCATTTCCTCCCCATCATCAAGAAAGCGGGGCAGTTGCCCTTCTACAACGCGACCGAACGCCGCTACACTCTGTTTGTACCCAAGCGGCTCCCCCCTGACTTCCCTATGCTGGACCCCAACACGGCCATCCGGATCTTGAAGATGTCCACCGTGCCGGGCGTGATCACAACGGGGATGCTGTCAAACAACCAGATCGTGTACCCCCTCGACCATCCCAAGAACAATCTTGGAATCACCAAATATAATGATGGGGAGATCAGAGTGAGAGATCACACACTTATCGAGGGTGACATCATGTGCAAGAACGGGATCATCCACCTCCTCGATGGCGTGCTTTGGCCAACTTATTGAGTACTAGCAATTTGACTAGGGTTACTATAATAGCTGATTTTATACTTAAAGAATAAGACTTAGATAGTAAAGTGAAAATGAACTCTAACTCAAGCAGCAAATCAAGCAACGACTCGAGTTGCCTTAACCCGTCTTTTCAGAGTGCGTTCGGCATGCCGATCGGGCCGAAGATTGAGGATAACGGCTCCAAGTGGGGTAGCTACGTTCAGAGGAACTTCGACGGCTCCTTTCCATTTGATGAGAAGATGCAGAAGGAGCGTCCAGACGACTGGATGCAGATGATCAGGGAGCGCGTGAGCATCTTTGACGCGTCAAACAGGCCCCACCACGTTCCTAAGATATACGGGCAAGGTAGGACCAAGCCCAAGAACTAAGCGGTGTGCGTAAGTTATCTACCCAGTTAAAATGGTCATCCAAAACGTAGCAAAGTTTGCATTTGGCTTTGTGATAGGCATGGTGGTCGAGTGGGTCGGCATCTATGTCTACAAGCAGATAGATCCAGAGGAGGAGAGCAACGTCAAGCTCGTAGCCCTGGTGTTGATGCAGCTCATAGTCCTGTTCACGATGATGGAAAAGTTCAGCCTCGTCGACGACTTTTACACACGTGTGGGAATGTTTTCGTCTCAGGTGTTTGTGTTCGACTATGCACTCAAAAGATTATACCCCTTCAGAAATTATCTGAAGCGACCGAGTAAACACTTTTCTTAGGATATTTTAAGGTCAATTACCCTAAGGGGTAACTGATAATATAGCGCTATAAAGGGTTAACAAAAACCACAACAGGTTCAAAAATGGGAGAATTACTGATAGAACGTATTCCTATTGAAGACTATGAACGCGTATTGCCTCAGAAGAGCTTTCCACGCATGCCAATACTATACCTAGAGCTCTTAGAAAACAAAACCAAGGTACGCAAGGACTTGCTCAACAAGCTCCACAAGCCCCCACCACCCAAACCTGAACCTGAGCCCGAGCCTACGCGGGACACATCGTTCGAACAGTTCCAATCATCTCACGCAGAGGAACAGGTTGTTGACAGCAGTGGTGCGGGCGATGGAGAAGGAGACGAGGACTCAGGAGAGAAGATCATCGAAGATCAACTCAACACGCTCTTGGGCGAGGACAAGTCGCAAGCGGCGTCGGCCCCTGAACCTCCAACCCTTCAAGAGTTACAACAGAAGAAGAAGGTAACCATCAATAACTCGTACAACTACGTGGAGGAAGACGAGGAGACGCAGAAAGAGAGGAATACTGTTTACTTCAAATATGAGGTTCTGAGGCGCATGCATCCCAACGCCAGCATCCCTGAGTTCACGCTATACTCTGACCCCAAGCTCATGTCCCAGAAGTATGAGATGCTCACCAAGAAGCTATCCCTTGACTCTTCCGTAGAGAACTGGAAGCGATACATGATCGTCTTCGTCATGGGGTGTGAAGTGGCCCTTGGCAAGGTCAACTTTGACATGGAAGGCTTCGCGCAGCAACAGATCATGTCAATGAAAACATACGATCAGCTGCTCGTGGAGATGGCCGAGAAGAGCTACATGCCGTCAGGAAGCAAGTGGTCCCCAGAGATCAGGCTCTTCATGATGCTCACTATGAACGTTGTCCTCTTCGTCGTAAGCAAGATGATCTTCAAGAAGACCGGAACAAACCTCCTGGGCACCATCAACAGCATGACCAACACGGCAGAGCGCAGCATGAAGGAACCAACCATGAGTGCCGGTGCATCAACTGAGATGTAAAAGAATATGAAGATTTATGCCCAAAATTACCTCTATTAGTAAGACATGAAGAGTGGCTATGTATATGCTATCAGTACAGATTTGTACAAGGAGAAGGATATATACAAGATAGGCTTCACGGACAACCTTGAACGGCGCATGAAGCAGTTCAACAACACCAGGACATACGATGACCAGTTCTACATCGTCAACTGTTGGAAAACGGTGAACTACATGAACCTCGAGACGCTCATCCATCGGGCTCTGGCAGACCATCACGTCAAGAACGAGCTCTTCCAGTGTCCGCTAGACAAGATCAACGACACGGTCAGACAGATATTCAAAAATGACTCGTTCTTCATTCACTATGATCTCATCATTGAAGAAGCAGAGCGGTACAAGCTCAAGTGGCACTACAAATACAAATACTTCTCAATAGAATCGGGCGGTATAGAGATCGTGATGAACGACAAGAGTATCGTGGACGAAGTGAAGAAGTGGATATCGGTTAACGATAAGTACAACCTCTACCGGTTCATAAGCTCGTCCTACTTTAACGACCTGGTGGGGTTCCTGAAAGACCGTTACGGGGTTGAAGATGTGGACGAGTTGGCGACATGCATGGAGGATATGACGATGAGTGAGACCGTTGTGAAGTGTGACGCGCTAGACATAGGTATGAGCACCCTCAGAATAGATGATGCTTAACGAACGAAGGCGACCAAAGGTCCATGATATGGATAGATTTCATAGTTATAACCACTCGTGGTTATAACCTACCTAATAATTAGTAAGAAACGGATCTATCTTTTTTCATGTTCATTAGATCTATCCCTGTCTTGATGATCGTACTCATCACATTCAACAGGGCTTCTTGTATGGCCTGGATCGTTTGCTGTTCCTTGCATGGCATAATAACAACCATGTTCTGGGATTGTTGTTGTAGCTCTTTCATTAGAGGTGTATTCATGAATTTGGTTACATTTGAGATATTGTATGATCGTGTCGAGATGACTTTGATGATGCCATGGTATGTGAAGTAGGCAACTCTGGTACTGCCCTCTGTGTAGAACACTTCATAAAATGAGCTCTCCAGTAACTTACTTATATTCTTCTCTAATGATGGCATATCAAACAGGCGAGCTACATCTTTGCATTTGAAACGGATACCTTCTCTAGTTAGTTCTCCTCTGACCTCCACCTCCATTTCATGTACGTCTCCAGTCAGCAAAGGAGGTAGAGGTTTGTATTTGTATCCATCTTGGTTATCTGTGAACTTGGGTAAGTTGTTTTCTGCCCATTCCTGAGATATGAGGACTCTGGCTTTTCTGTTTTCAGGAATTGCTGGAGACCATGCATCGGTTCGTTTATTGTACGCGGCGAACCAGTATTTGTCTTGAGGTATGTCTTTCTTTTGCATCGCTTTCCTTGGTTCACTTATGCATCCTGTGAAGAACGCCCTGTCATATTTGATAAGATCGTTGAGTATGTATGTATTATGTGAAACATGATTAGTTTAGGTACTTCATCACACTGTCCTTCATTTAGACCTGCCATTTTACTTTTTACTTTGGACATGCGAAATTTTAGATAAATTCAAATTTTTTCATCTGATACAGATGCCAGTGCGTAGGTCGGTCATGTTCTATGAACATTACCGAAGAGTAAAATACCCGTGAAACTGGAGTTATTTTTAGGTATGATTATGTATCTATAGTCCCTAAAGGATGCATTAAAGCTTTCCTCAGTCAGTAAAAATGAAGATAAATGGTAAGAACTTCAAGGTATATTTATGTGACACGGTGGATACCATCAAGGCTCGTATAGCCGTATCTATGCAAACGCTATCAGAGTACCTCGTGTTTGAGCCCGAGCTCGAGAGCCCGACGCAGACCGGCGACCTGACAGTGACCAACGTCCTCACACCTATCCTGAAAGCTACCAATCGTAAGTTCCCCGAGGACCAGCTCGACTTTAGCAAGATAGATCGAGCTGAGGCCGAGAGGATCTTTGTGGTGACGCATACTATAGGCGATGACGCTGTTATGCAAACCGACGAATCCAACGCCGAGACGCTTATGACCTTCGTCATCAAAGGACTCACCGCCCTGGGCGTCGGTGCGATCTGGAAGGAAAGGCACGACATCAAGAAGAAAATGAGGGACAAGATAGCCAAACTCCGTGAAGTGGTAGACGCTACAAAGCAGGCCTTTGAGGAGTTTGAGAACATACCCTCCATCAGGACTGTTGAGTACGAGGTCTCTATGGTCCAGTTCAACATCCGCTTCCCCCAACGAGACCCTATCACCGTATCTGAACTCTTCAATACCCTCTCAGTCACCAAGATGGCCCCGTACGCTACCACAGGCATCGCCACAGATGCCGGGCCGTTCTACAAGGTCTTCCACGATTTCGCCCCAAACCCAGATTGGCTAGAATTGGAGACGCCCAACGTGATCTTGGTCAAGGTAAACGGGGAGGTGACCGCAGATCTGAGGCAGCTCAAGAACCAATACAAAAAGTATACAGACGCCGCTTTCACGGTCATCAACAAAGATGGTCGCAGCGAGGTCGTGGCCACTCTCAGTATGAACGTAGGTCACCGAAACGTATCGCGAGACGACTTCATTGACAGGGCGCTGGACATCTTCCCAAGCGACCTCCGGTCGGGTAGCCTCCGTAGAGATATGATCGTGCGCGTCGACGAGCTCTTCACGGGGGGGTACATAGCGTACCCTTTCCAGACGATCCTCATTCCCATCTGGGCGGAGATGTGCATGAACAACCCTTTCTTCAACAAGATCGTATCCCTCAACGAGTCAATCAGGGCGTCCAAGATCAAGACGAACGCGTACATGCACATCCTCAACACCTCAGACATTCTGAGTGTCAATATGAGGGAGACCGACAAGGCCAACATATACGGGATGGAAGACGAGGGCAGTACCTTCATTAGGGCTAGGGTGAAGGCCAAGACTATTGCGGACTCGCTCAAGTATCAAAAGATCTTGGGGAGGCTCTTCACCCTCTACAACAACGAGAGGGACCTCATTCTGACCGAATACAGGAAGTACCTGGGATCCAAATTCCTCAAGGATGATGAGGCCAAACTGGTCATGAGGCCCAGGAAACTGGAGAAGCTTGAACTGAGGGCCATCGCGCCTGACATCTTTCTACCCACGTACTCAAGGAAATGCCTCAAACGACCCAACATCATCACCAAGGATCAAGCCGTGCAATACAGGCAAACTAAAGAGAAGCAGGTCATGGAGTTCCCCGCCTACGGAGAGAGCACCAAGCGTTATTACGTTTGCGATCACACCACCCATCCATATCCAGGCCTGAGGGACAACACGCTTGAAAATAAGAAGAGATTCCCATACTTACCTTGCTGCTACACGAAAGACCAAAACAGGGAAGGCACCAAATTTAAACACTATTTCGGCCAAGGGGGGGTGAAGGACAAGAACAGCGCAACGCAGGACATCTTCATCTCAGGTAAGACGCTTCCACCGGGGTTGCCAGGCACGCTCCCAAACAACATCAAGGAGCTCTTTTCCCTGATTGAGCCTAATCCCGAATACCAGTTCATCAGGGTGGGGTCCAACATCACCAAGAGCTCGTTCCTAGAGTGCGTCATGTTGGCCCTCGATATCAACGACATCCAGTTCCTCAAGGTGGAGAACCGTGTGCCCGTGGTGGAGCGCATGAGGAAGGAGATCGCGACAGAGACGAACGCCATGGCGGCCATGCAGGAATTCTATGACGAACCCATGTCTACCATCATGGACAAGTTCCGCAACTCAAGCTTTAACGCCCTCGAGTTTGCGCACGTCCTCGAACTGGTCTTCAATTGTAACATCTTCGTCTTGTCAGCCAGCGACAAGGACCCGAGCGGCACCATGCACATCCTCCGTCACGCCCAGGCCTATTACAAGATGCAGCCTACACACACACGCAGGACCGTCTTCATCTACCAGCACGACATCAACACCAGCGACTCCGAGGTCTCAGAGATCCAATGCGAGCTCATCACCAGGACCAAGACGTCCGATACGAAGACCTTAGATAATATGAAAACATCGTTTCCTTACTCGGATCCTGTGGTTGAAAAGATGTGGCAGGTCTTCAGGAACCTCAATAGGTCTTTCAGTCACAACACCATGTTGCCGTCAATCGCCATACCAAGACTTCACGTGCAGTCTCAGGTCATCGACATCTACGGTAAGTGCAGAGTGGTCAACATCGACTTCAAGGGTGATATAGTCACTATGGTATCAGAACCGCTTCCTCCCTACAACGCCGACAGGGCCACGCGAGTATTCAGACCGTCACTATCCGTTCTAAGGGATTTTGGTAAGTACTATAAGATAGTGTTCACAAAACAACGCGTCAGGGCCGACCGGGTACGTGAGGTTGAGGCGACGATGAGTAAGGGAAACCTGAACGTCACGTTCCTCTGCGACGATACGAACAGACTGGATGGTGTGCTGGCTGTGGATGACCCCGAGAAGTATGATGATCTCATGAAGCCAACGAATACGATCGTGTCCAAATTCAGCCACAACAAGAAGATAGCCAAGATCATCTACCAATACGGTCTGTTCTTCATGTCGCGATTCATGCACGCGAAGGGTTACACGACCAAGCCGCTGAACGAGCAACAACTCGTTCAATTCATCAATGAGCACACAGTCATTAAGCCTGACAAAGTGTTCATGAGCAGGAACCTGTCATCCAAGTACTCGCTAGATTCGCAGTTTGTGGACGGACGGAGTAAGGTAATCACTACCTCCAGGGAGATGGTTATGAGGCTGATGTACATGTTGAGGTTGTACCAGAACACCCACTTTGATGAGCTAATCGCGTACAAGGACAAAGTGAACATAGAGGGTTTTTACGACGAGATTTCGGACTTTGACGAGATGTCTTCTCAGTTTATATTGGACAGCCCTGAAGCCGTGACGGGGCTGATCGAGAGCTACAAGACCAACAACACTGTGACCAAGAACGTGAGGGTAGATCACCCGCAGCCGTACTTCATGTACAACACCGCGATTGGAGATCAGATTTATCTTGCTCAGAACGTGACACCTGAGGAAGAATTCAATGAGGATGAAAAGGTGGAGAGGATTATAATTAAGTCTGGTCTTGATGTGGCGTCTGAGCTGGTTAAATTCTGGGACAAGTATGGATACAATGCGTACATGATTCCAGATATTGACATAGCGGCGAACGAAGGCGACGCAGCGGTGGATGTGTATTCGTATACGAATACAGAGGAGGTGGTCAACCTAACTAAGTATAGGAATTCTGTACCTGGGATGGTGTTGGGGTACCTGATCAATGGAGAGGCGATGTATACAGCATTGATGCCTCTAGCGACCTAGCGACCTTGCCGAGCGGAGCTGTGGGGCTAGCGACCGAAGGTCGCCGGCGGGCTTGCGGGGCTCTGCCCCGCCTTCCGTCGCCCGTCCGCTATGAATTATATTGAGGTGAATAAAATGAAAAGGTGGTTAATTATTCTTACCATTGTATTTACATTTATTGGTATTGTTATGGTCTATTTTGACTGGGATAGAACCATCCGATTGGGTATGTCATCCATGAACGACCTCATCAACATGTACAGCATGAAGCCCAAGAGTGAGGCCAGGCGAGTCGTGGCGGTCATAGACTGCGACGAAGGTGTGAACAACGGAGCCGTGTGTAACAAGACGCTCAAGTCGATCTTGGACCAGAGCATCCGCCTTCACGACATAGCTGTACAGACCAACACACCCAGAAAGATAGACCAAGATCTTCTGAAGGTGGTGTCTATTCACAAACCCGGCACAGAGCTAGTGCGTGAGATGGAACGTGATACCATCGTCCTCAAACTCAAGAACGGTCAGGAATATCCATTTGACTACGTTGAAAACCAACTCGAACTGAAGGGCTACTAGCGGCGAACGAAGGCGGGGCGGAGCCCCGCCCTGCGACCGAGCGGCTCCGCCGCCGGCCGAGCGAAGCTCGGTAAGGTCGCTCGGTAGCCTCAATAAGTCTTCTTTTTCATTACCTCGTGAGGTACTGAACATGTTAGAAGGTTGGTGTGAACTTCCAGCCAAGCTTATCAAAGAGGTTCTTGCATATGGTGTCGTGAAAGAGCTTCCTATCCACGGTCTTGAGGATGGTGAAGTTCCCGATATTGCATGGGTGTCCATGCTTTCTCAATAGCTGGAAGAGGAGGTACTGGACGTTCATGAAGTTCTTGCGGTCCAGCTCTTCAGGTTTGTCCTTGCCATGTATCTCGTCATACAGGGACACGAGCTCCTTGAAGTCGTCTACAAGCTTGTCCTCGATGTGACTGATGTCGTCAACCCGTTTACTGGTCAATGTGAAGTAGATGAGGTTGACGTTCTCGTAGTGTTTGGTATACTTCAATTCTTTGAGGAACATTATGATGTGGTTACGTGTTATCTTTGAATACCTGATGTGGTTGGGGAGCTCTGTTCCAGTGGCGTTCGCTGTGTTTGTGATGAGTAGTCTATAGGCTATGAACTTACCGTCAAGGTCTTGATAGAGTTTGTCTGGGATCTTGCAGTTCTGTTTACCTTGGTATTGTTTGATACAGTCCTGAAAGTGAAGGACCCTGTTGTAGATGAACTTGCCTACAATGTTGACGCGGGTGTAGTCCTTGTGGGTGATGCCGGTCTCGATTGCGTACTGTTGCGTGGAGCAATTGAGGCAGGTCTTCCTATTGAAGTCATCTATCTCAAATCGGTCTTCGTCCGTGTTCTCGCATGACGGACAGTACGAAGACAGGTCTATATTATCTACCTTCTCAGGGTTGTCCGGTATATCGAGGTCGCTCCAATCCTTGGACTTCGCCACCTGTCTGACTATGTCTAGGAAGCCGATGATGAGTTCGTTCTTCCTTCTGAGGATGGGTAGGTTGTCTTCCTTGATGTGGGATATGGGCTTCTTTAATATTGATGTGTATTCGTCAATGAGTGTATGGGTACGCGCAAAGAAGAGCGCACGTGAAGTCTTTTTCTCATGGAGGATGGCCGTCTTCATGGTTTGCAGTTCGCTGTAGACGCTGGGGTCCAGGTGGTGTGAGGTGTCTTGTAGGAGGGTGTCCAGGAGTTGTATCTTCTCCTCGTTGACGGTCTCTTCCTTCTCCATTCGCTTCAGGACGGCGGAGTTGAGGGACAAGATATTTATTGACATCTTTTCATAACCATGAGCCGCTGTTTATCTCATTACAAGATCTGTATGATGTCACTAGCGCCAGTCCCAGAGCCATGATGGACCTAGTCATCTGATACGATCCTGATTCTGTTACCCCGATAGGTAATAGATGTTATGGTATGGCCTGCCAAAGGTCGCTGTCTAGTTGGTACGTTGCCTGCATGTATTGCAGTATATGTGGTTACGCTGCATCATCTTTTCACGTTCCAGTTCACCACATCGTGCCTGTAGCTGGGTCTTCTCATTGTTGAGCTCTCTGGATATGTTCTCAGCCCGTGTCAAATCTCCCCGGAGTCTATCACGGTCATTCTCAACTACAGCCATACGTCTTTCCAAGTAAGATATTTTGAACTCAGTTCCTGATTCTGTTACCTGCTAGGTAATAGATGTTTATGGTGGCGAGCGGCGAACGAAGGCGGGGCTAGCGACCTTCGGTCGCCGGCGGGCTTGCGGGGCTCTGCCCCGCCTTCCGTCGCCCGTCCGCCGCAAGCCGCAGGCCGAGCGGAGCTCGGTACAGCCTGAAGTCTAGTTGTTACGTTGTCTGCATGTCCCGTATATGTACTGGCGATGCATCATCTTGGCACGTCCCCCCCACACCGTACCTTTAGTTGGGTCAAGGGTCTCGATTCTTCCAGTCATTTTATAGTGTGACTCTTACCTTTAAGTCACCATTACTTTGATTTTTTAGTTTCTGTATATCTTCCTGTACCTCCTTGATATGTTCCTTAAGCCTCTTATTCGCTTCCTCTACCCTATTGATCTCTTCCTGAACCCTCTGTCTCTCTTTAGCCATACGATCTATCTCCGCATACAGTTCCTTAGGGAAGGCGTCCCACTTCATATCGGTGATCATGTCAAGTATCGACCAAAGGTACCGAGCTCCGCTCGGCCTGCGGCTCCGCCGCTCGCCGGGCGGCTAGCGACCTTCGGTCGCCGGCGGGCTTGCGGGGCTCTGCCCCGCCTTCCGTCGCCCGTCCGCCGCTATGGGTAGACACACATGAGAGGATGTGTGTCATCTTCTGTTCATCGGTTGTCATCTTTTACATCTCTAAGATATTTTATACACACGTCTTTCTTTTTTCACCTTGGAATCTATTCGTCATCTTCGCTGTCGTGCTCATCTGCGAACTTGAGCACCTTCTCCATCTCTGCCTCTGTGGTGGCCTCTTTGTGTTGTGTGAGCATATCGTTCGTCATCTCCCACTCGTCCGGGTCACTGAAGGTTGGCGCGTATGGGCGACCAGATGCGGGCTCAAGTCTCTTCCAATACTCCTTGGTCGCTCTAGCTCTGACCCAGGGTTTCGTGTGCATCCTCAAGCCTGCTCCCCACCTGTCGTGTTTGTTGCTGGCCTCGCATGACTTGACACGTTCCTTTTCAAGCTCTTCCGACACGGCCCTGATATGATAGGGTTCGAAGCCGCAGCACCCACCGATGTAGCGGATACCCATCTTGTATGCATCGCGGGCGTACTTGTGCATATCCCAACGCGTACAAATACGCGGTTCAAGGGCGAATGGGAACTCGGGTAGATCAATGAAACCCTGTCTGCCCGCATCTGGTGTGTGGAACGCTAGCGGCTGGCACATCAGGTACACCTTCCTGTTCACATGAGAAGGGGGTGCTTGTTTACCCTTCCCTACCTTTGGAGATCCCTTATTGAGGAGATTAGCATCCTCAAGAGCGTCCTTCATGATCTGCATGGTATCTAGTGAGGCGTATGGGTCAAAGTGGCAGTTGACGCCGACCACGTTGGCGCCCGCCTTTGCCATACGGACCGCGCATTCTCCCGCGGACACGTCATGCAGATCACCCTCGGGTCCAATGCACATGGAGGCGCAGATGGCCTTCTTAGGTAGATTCTGTTTGACCTCTTCGGCCACGACCTCCTTACATGCTTGGATGGCCCACTCCATCTCCTCTATATGTTCAAAGTATTCACATAGGAGGAAGTCGAGGTCCTTGAATTGGCGGAGTTGTTTTTTGAACTCCTCCTTGACCTTCTCCTTGCCATCACCATTAAGGTAGGATGGGCACTGGCTGATGCCGCCGACCGTGAGGGGAGCGAGCTCACCCTCTACCTCAGAAGCCGCCTTGATAGCGAGGGCTGCGGCCTCCTTGTTGATCTTGTCTACTGAGTGGTTGCTGCCTGCGAGGTTGCCTCTGTTATCGAGCTTGTCCTCGCTCGCGTAGAACGAGAAGGCCTGGGCCACGTCGGCGCCTGCGCGCACGAACTCCCTGTGGAGCTGGAGGACTGCCTCCGGGTTCTCGACGACGCACTCGGGCGTCCAGGGGCCGGCCTTTACGTATCCGCGCTTCTCGAGTGCGAACACGAAGCCGCCGTCTCCTACCACAACACCGTCTCTCAATCTGTCCAATAAACTTTTCTTGGATACTGCCATTTTGTGTATGACACGGTAATGTTAACTCAATTGAATAGCGGGCTAGCGACCTTACCGGCGACCGAGCGGAGCTCGGTAAGGTCACTCGTCATCTTCGGTCGCTATGAAAGAAATAAGGAGTAAGTGACTAAATTTTTTGAATTTATGATGTGTGCGACAGAGGTAAAGATAAAGTAAACAATGGTGCCTTCATTATTGCATTTAAGTATGAGGTCGGTCTTGAGGAACAAATTACCTCAAGATGAGTTACCTCAGTCTCTCCGGTGTAGATTGAAACGTATACATCAATCCATAGAATTTCTCATACCTGTGGATTGTATTAATAATAAAGATCTAGATTCTTTACATTACTACTTAGACTTTGAACCCCCTATTAAACGCAAAAGAACTATAGCATGGGTGTACATATGTGCTTTAGCTGAGTTCGTGGATGGATTGAGATTGTGTTTAGAATATGACTGTTGTGTTGATCTCGACTCACTAAAAATAACACTACAAAAGGATAACGTAGAGATGAGTCAGATGTTGTTAGAATCTATATTTGAGGAACTTGGCGCATGGGATTATAATATGATAGCCAACATTACACTTCCTGACGCGGTTCAAACAAGGACTTCTAAGTGTCTTAAATATCTATATTCTATACTCCCTAAACGTAACCATCCCAATAGAGTCTGGTATACAATGAAGACGGCTCAGCACGGAAACATAGAGGGTCTTAAGTTCCTATGTGATAACGGATGCCCTATTAACATTGAGGCTACCAGGGCTGCTCTTGATGGAGGATCCGTGGAGTGTTTCAAATATGCCTCGGAACAACAACCTCTTCATGTCACAAAGGATGACATGATCAAAACTCTTTGGCGTAATCATTACACCCTATTCAAACACCTCCATTCCATTGGTAATGGTATGTTCATCGAGTTCTGGAACGCGGTAGTCAACAGGTCATCATACGATATGGTTGAATATTTGATAGAGCATAGATGTCCCTGGGATGAGAACGTTATTGCTAATGCCGCCAGTATAGGCAACGTCAACATCCTCAAACGTCTCCATGAAGCTGGATGCCCTTGGGACGAGAAGGTGCTCTCTGCCGTTACGTCTTGGTATGACAAAAAACCTCATCTTGAGTGCTTCAAGTATGCACTCAAGGAGGGAGCTCCTCTGAGCCCCAAAATTCTTTACAACGCAGCCATGTACAACACCTTACCAATCCTCAAAACAGCGATAGAGGCCGGCTGTCCACTACCTCCTGAAGACCTCGTATACACGGCGGTCAGGTGCGGTAGCCTGTCATGCCTCAAGTACCTCCACAAGACCAACGAAATCACCCGCAAACATCTCCATGCAACCATCACGTTTGGACACGTCAACTGTCTCAAATACATCTTGGAACACACAGACCTTGACATTGATGACGTTATGGAGAATGAGCTCAATAACGTCAAGTGTTACGAATACCTGAGACTACGCGGAGCGGCTGGAGAAGTATATCAGATCGACCCGGTCAGGGTAATGAACGGCGCGGCTGTGAACGGACATAAGAAGCTGGTCAAACACTTGAGAGAAAGTGGCGTCGAGTGGCCCTCTGGTCTGTTGATGGACGTGTTTGAGGATGGACCCTTCTATATGTTGACGTACATGCTCAATAATGGGGCGTCTGTGGCACATCTAGATATGAGGCGTATGCTCCTGTACCTCTCATCGCATGTGGTAGATAACAAACTGATTGGTGATGACCATAGCAGTGATAACAGACGTAAATTAAGGTTGATGGGTACCCTGTTTGGGGTCCCTCAACAATCTTAACATCTACCGAGCGACCGAGCGGCTCCGCCGCCGGCCGAGCGGAGCTCGGTAAGGTCGCAGGGCGGGGCTAGCGACCTTCGGTCGCCGCGGGCTTCGCCCGTCCGCCCCGCAGCTCCGCTCGGCCTGCGGACCGAAGGTCGCTAACCCCGCCTTCGTTCGCCGCTAGCGCCGAAGTTCGGCAAGTCCGCTAAACATCTTAAAAATCTTATAACCTCTAGAGGTTATAAGCGACGGTAGGCATCAACTAATCTATTCCCTTGTCTTCTCAGTATACTTTTCATACAACTTCTCAAGCGCCATGTCTACCTCCGTGTCCGCGAGGTGGGGGTACTTCTCACAGATCTCCATCTTGTGCTTTTTGAAGAAGACCTGTCTGTCGTCGGCTTTCTTGAACTCCATGTATACCTCATCCTTGTTGTCCCTGTGCTCGCGCCACTCATCGGCCAGCATGGACGTGATCTTGGTGTTGGGGAAGTACGGGTGCTGCTCCTTCAATTCTGGGCGTCTTTGGAGGCAGAAGAGGATGTAGCATGTGCAGCGCCTCTTCTCCTTGTTCTCATTGACGTGCCGGAGCTTACGGAACTTCTCCTGGTTGTCGTTTGATAGCCAGGTGTCAACGATCCCAGGGCATTTCTCTTCATAGTCTTTCAGGAACTTGATAATGAACGCATTGTGTTTCTTCATTGTTTTCATTACATAACATATTTTTGAAGCGTTTCTTGTTCGTTCTTATTGAGTGCACTTGCCATATCCTCGTCAATTACTATTACTTTGTGGTTAGGAGATGTCGGATCCATCACACACAGGGTCATACCCTCGGTGTACTCATTTGGCATGCTGGGTAAAGCACACAAAATGTCCTGAGTAGACTTGTATGGCAGCTTCGCGTACAGACCGTCCTTGATGTGCTGGGTCTCAATGGTCTTCTCGTATAGGAAGTTGTTGAAGGCGCCCCCCATCTCCTTGATATGCCCCCTGAGGCGTTTGATGTTCTTGACCTTGGGGTATCGATGCCTAATCCTGGTGTAGACGGAGGTGTCCGCGTCGTGAGGGATGGTCACGAGGTCCTTGAAGAAGACCTGCTCCTCATAGGTGTTGCGGATGACAGGTTCTACAAATTTCTTCCAATCTATGGCAAATTGCAACGTCGCTTTGCCGAATGATGGTGCATCTGGATTGTATTGGGTGACGGGAACTGTTATCTCATGTTGGAGCAACTCTATGATCCAATCAAAGTTGTCAGGCTTGAACACCCCCTTATTGCTCTTCATGAGCACATCTGGTATCTGTTTCATCAGCTCGTCCACCACATTTGGGAACATGTCATCCTTAATGAACCAACCGGTCTGTGGGTCCACCCTCAAGGGGTTGTAGATCACGTTAACCTTCTTGATGAACCTCTCGATGACGTTGCATGTGTCTTTGTATTGGGTGTTGAAGACCCTGTACGTCCGCGCCCTGACGCTCTTCAAAAGGCCTTTGAGTTCTTTCACTGCCGTTATTAAGAGCAAGCGGCTGTCCACGAATGAGTCAGGCATGTAGGTCGTGAAGCCGTCCTTGGTAAACATACATGACGCATTGTAACGATTATTGGGAATGTAGGACAGACCAAAGTCGATGATGACGGGAGCGAGGCCATACGTCCTGATGGGTATGAGGCTGTCTCCGAACTTGTAGACGTGTACGTCGTAAGGCGTGTCGGTCACCATAGCATTGTCTGCATGCATGTCATAATGAGTGATGCCAAGGTGTTCAAACATGACGATGGCTGCAAGGGTCTGCCTCACGCAATTGAGGATAGCGTTGGGGAGATGGTTCTGGTCAAAGATGAGCTTGGCAAGTGAGTCGTTGCGCGAGTTGTTGGTGATCTCTTTGTAGAAGAGGCAGTAGCGGCACTCGCCAGGTTTGATGGGCAACTTCTCAAATACCTCACAAAAATGAATACAGTTGAGGCTCTTGAGGTGAGACCAAGCAGCTTCCTCAAGCTCAAGTACGAAATCAATATGATTAGACATCTTCATAATGGCGGGTTCATCCTTCCACATACACTTCATGACGACACCCTGGACGCCCTGGTCCTTATCGTTAATCAGGGTCGCGTTGTCGAAGATTGAGCTGCCGCTGCTGTGCTGGCGCTTCTTACGATTCGGAGCCGCGCTGGGCAAGAACGCCCCTGGACTCTGTTGCTGCTGCGTGTGGTTACTCATGGTATCTTATCATGTCCTATTCTATTCCACAAGTATTTTCAACTTATATGAATCTTTAAATTTATGAATATATGGTTTCATGAAACAAGTCATAAATTAAAGGATCATCATGATTTTTAAATCTCTAGTACCTTCAGTTACGTTAGACAATTTGTATGAGTACCTTGATGATATCATTGACTACTATGATCAGTTCAAGGTCTTTACATCACCATTTGAGCTGATGTACCCGGACCCACCAGTTTTAAATCGCGTGGACAGGATATACGACGCTACGATTGAAGACGATGAGACAACTGGCGACAGCCTATACAACGTCTCATTCAGGTTCATAGACGCCAATGGGGTCATGTATTGGGCCTACGCCCACATGAGGATCAACTACGGCTTTAATATAGACGTTGAGTTCTACAGAGGCACCATGTTCGTGACCAAGGACCCAAAAATCTTCTTCATGACTACGATGCCTTCAATAGATCAGACAGATGACCTCTACGCCTTCCTTCTTGAGGATGGGCTGGACATATGTTTTGATGAAGACAACCTCCCAATGATTGCCAAAGTATCCATTGTCAACTACATACATCAGATCAGAACGCCCTAGTTGCGGGGCTCTGCCCCGCCTTCCGTGCACCTTTTCATACTTTTATACCTTTTATACTTTTATAATTAACCTTCTTGTAACCACTCGTGGTTATAAGATATATTAAAATATAAAAACTAAACTACACACGACACTTTTACGTACGATACAAGTATAAAAAGTATTAAAAAAGTATTAAAAAAAGTCAACCTAGGATTGACGACTTGTGACTACATGAGAATTTTGTACTTGGTATGATATGATTAAGTAGCATAACTAAGGTGCATCCTTAGATACGATCTTGGTCTTTACGCTTGCGCTGCGGGGCGGACGGGCGAAGCCCGCCGGCGACCGAAGGTCGCTAGCCCCGCCCTGCGACCGAAGGTCGCTCGTGCCGCTGGCACGGAGTAGGTCTTAAATGCTTGAGATTTGTACTTGATAATATGGTATTAAGTAGGCATAATTAATTAAATGCAGTGCTGAGCTACATTACCTTAGATAACGAGCTTGGTCTTTTGGCGGCTTTTCCCAACGAGGAATGTCTTTTTGGGGAGGACGGGTGGCTTGATATCTTCTTCTATTTTGCTGATTAGGTGTGTAAACCATTCGTAATAATTTTCCTGGATGGATGCGTCCATGGCGGATAGGAGCACCTTGCCGTTCTGGAACACGGAGATGCTTACAAATTTGTCTTTCAATTTGTTTTCCAACTTCTTCTTATCAGGTTCGATGATATGAAGACAATCTTTGTACAGGACTTCCTCCTCTATGGGGTTAGGGTGGGTGGGGTTTGTTATCTTGGTTATGGGCAGGTGTTCAAGCTCTTCACGGGTAATGCGAAGCTTAATCCTCACATCCATCTTATTACCGATTGCGTCGGGGATGATCACATCGTCATCGTCCTCGTAGATACAGGTCAACCGCTTCGCTAGCAGACTGCGATTAACCTTGAAACCAAGGTCGAAGTCGATGTTCCTCATAGCCGACTTGATGTAGATCACAAAGTCGTCAAATCCTTCTTCGAATTGAAAGCAGTTGGATGATGAGCCTTCGGATTTCTTGTTTGCATTGGTTAGCTCTGACAGTATCAATTTGAGGCAGCGTCGGACGTTATCCTTGTGCTTGCATCCTGTGAGTTGGAAGACGCCGTTCTTGAAGATCTTGATGTTGATGCGTTTCTCGATCTGAATGATGAGGGTTATACAGTTCAGGAAGCTGCGCTTAGGAACAGGAGGCTCCTTAGCGACCGTGCGCTTCCGCTTGGTCTTAAGATCTTTCTCGGGGTCGCAACCTTTCTTACTCTGTTGGTATTTAACGCATAGGATAGCTGCCTCATGTCGCCCATCTGGCTCCATCGCTCTGGTTGCGTCGGGGTCCATGGGTTGGAGCTCCTCATAGAACCGCTGGAGCTCTATGTGCTGGATATTGCTTCGTACAGTGAACGTTTGTGTAGATACTGGGATGTCAGCAAAAGAAGCCATTTTTACTTACTCTCTTGAGCAGTTAACCCTATAAATCATCTTTTTAATGCTTCAATTGACCTACAAATCTCTGTGTTGTTGATGTGTATTGCCCTCCTGTACTGTCTTTGTCTTGACGTTGCCTGCGAGCAGAGTGGAGCTACGGGGCGGCAAGCGACTTATTTTCCTCGTATAGAAAAAGGAATTATGTCAAAACCTACTGCAATCGAGACCGAGCTCTTCAAGAACGTGGAAGTTACTCAAGCCGATCCTCTTATCGTGGACGTCACCGATGCAACCACCAACACGATCGTATACCGATTCGAGAGCGACAAGCCCTTCTCTCACGGCACATCCATCCTCTCTCAAGACAACAATAAAGTCGCTATTACTGGGGCGAAAAAGGAAGGTAGCAAATATGTGTGGTCGAATAAGAGCAAATTCGGGGTCAACTCAAAACTAGTCATCAAGAGCTGGGATGCCACGCCCATCGTCGTAAACGGAAAAGCCATCATCTACCAAGGCAAAGATCCAGGAAACGCAATAGCAGCTATACCAATCTTGGACAAAGCCGAGTTCCCGGATCCAACCTCATCAAACCAACCATCTTATCTCATGATAACTGTAGGAGTCGCACTGCTGGCCTTATTCCTGTACATCATCATCCGCTTCTTTGACGGAAAATGAGGGAGCGTCCGCCAAACGTCGTTCTGTAACCTCGTGAGGTTATAGATATAGCATATAGTTGTGGCATTGGTCGCTGGAGGCTCACTCCGGTCGCTGCGGGGCTAGCGACCTTACCGAGCTTGCGGGGCGGAGCCCCGCCCTGCGACCTTCGGTCGCTCGGTACATTCGGTCGCTCTAGCAGTAAGGTACGCCGGCACGACGTAACAAGACATTGAAAATAGAGGAACCGGTGGAAGGATGAACCTCTCGCTCTGATGTGTTCAATCTACTAGTAAGGGTTTCAACCTCTCGCGCTCCTGTGTTCAATCTAGTAGTAAGGGTTTGGTTATCTCGCTCTGCTGTGTTCAATATAGCAGTAAGGGTTTGGTTCTCTCGCTCTGCTGTGTTCAATCTAGTAGTAAGGGTTTGGTTCTCTCGCTCTGCTGTGTTCAATCTAGTAGTAAGGGTTTGGTTCTCTCGCTCTGCTGTGTTCAATCTAGTAGTAAGGGTTTGGTTCTCTCGCTCTGCTGTGTTCAATCTAGCAGTAAGGGTTTGAACATCGATAAGGGTTTGGTTGGTCATTTTATTTTTATACAAATCGCTTTAAATCAACCATTAGCTAATTTTAGCATTCAATTCCCTATACATTTAATTTAATTTTGTATTGTATTCCTATCCCCCTGAGGATAGGAATGATGGTTGGGTCAGGGGGTGATGGTCCGTAAGCCCACTGTGATATTTGCTGCTCATTGGAGCGCTTCATACTTGGGCTCAGTGCCTGGCTGTAGCTTGTCCACGTATTCAATGAAGGTGTTGTAGTACTGAGGGAGGCCGAGGTCTTCGTAAGTGTCAAAGAACTCTTGTTTCCTCTCGAGCACATCATGAAGGTAGTCCTTGTCCTTCTCATTCTTCCTCTTTTCGCGGTGCCATGAGAGTTCATGACCCTCCATCTCAACCAATGTGTAGATTAGCGACTCTAGATCGTTCTTCCTACTCATGATGCCTCTGTGGGCATCGCGGGCCATGTACCGGGCGGTGCCGTTGCCGGCCTTCTTGGGGTTGGGCGTCGTCTCGGTGTTATCGTCGAAGCGCTCAGCCATGCCGTAGTCGATGAGGTACCAACGGCCATTTTTCCTCATGATGTTCTCAGCCTTGATGTCCAGATGCAGGTACCCCTTATCAGATAGATGATTCAGGGCCTCAATGATATCATTGATCGCCTTCTTCTTATCTTGAGCCGTCATTGTACCTGTTTGATGTAGGTCATCCAGGCTCGTCTCAAACTTGGGCATGACGATGAAGTAGTCGTTAGCCCGCACCTCTTTGGGAAGCCTGCCCGAGTCCACCATCTGAGGTATACCGCGCTTGTCCCCTTTAATCTCCCCAGACTTATCCCTAATCTTAAGATAGACAGCCTTCTCAAGGAAGAGACCTGAGTCTTGATTTTTCTTGAGGCCATCTCTTCCAGTCTTGATGACCAGGTTGGGTTCACCCTTCACCTCATACACGGCCCCGAAGCCTCCAGTTCCCAAGAGATTACCAAATGTCCAGGTATTGTTCTTGGACTTGAAGCTCTTACCCTCAAGGCTTCCGACCTTTCTGGGTTCGCCGCTAGGTGTTGGTGCAGGGATCATAGGAGGTTCAGCTTTTGCTGCGGCTTTAGGTGTTGGTGCAGGGATCATAGGAGGTACGGCTTTTGCTACGGCTTTGGGGGTTGGTGCAGGGATCATAGGAGGTACAGCTTTTGCTACGGCTTTGGGGGTTGGTGCAGGGACTATAGGAGGAGCATCTTTTGATGCGTCAATCACGGCCTGGATCTCATCCTTCCTCATCTTGGTTGTCACCTTCAATCCAAGACCCCTGGCCTCCTTGAGTAGATCGTCCTTGGATGGTCCTCTCTTCTTGGGTGAGGCCGCAGGTGTCCTTTGCTTCCTTTCTGGACTTTGCGGGATTGGTGGCGCTTGCTGGTCAGTGGCGTCGTCGTCAAACGTGTTGATGACAACTTCCACGTCTCCCAGGTTGATGTTGAACTTCTGACTCAGCGCCGGAGCCAGGTGTTGTAAGAGATATGTTCTGATAGTTGCGTTCATTTTGTATTATCTTTCTTTCATCATTTTTTGAACTTAAATTTCAACTCTTTTTTTCACATTTTCTTCTGTAACCCCGTAAGGTTAGAGATTGTTAATTTTTAGAGATTGTTAATGTAGGCATTGTTGAACTACTTCAGTACCCTCAATTTAATGGTCTTGAGGGCATTCTCCTCCATATCGTTAGACTGCTTGAGGACCAACACGATCTCATCTACATCCTCTTTCCAGAGAGCTTCAATTGCGTTGTCCTCAGAATCATGAATTTTTATCTCGCTGATCTTATACCTGTACTCTTTCGCCCGGTCCTTGAAGTACTGATCTACGGCCAAGTCTTGCATAGCCTTGGCGGCGCACTTAATTTTCACCGCCTTCTTGCTGTCTCCTGTTGCCACAAACTCATGTTCATCGACGATAACTTTCATCGTGAACGTGGGCCTGTGCGAAGGGCCATCAGTAGTGAGGGTATTATATTCAGGGATCGGTAACTGCCTCTGCTGGCAATACTCGTTTAGCAAACTTACAGTGTTGACTGAACTACTCATCTTTGTATCTTACTATACCTACTTTTCCTTTTAGGTCAAATTTCAACTAATATCAAAAGGTCATTATCTAAGCACAAAACGGATTGAACCTCTTTTCAGTTTTGTGACCTATACTCTTGAAGTAATCGATGGCCTGTTGTGCCGCGATCTTATGTGACTTCTGCTTGCTGTTCCCGTTGCCGTGGAACACCACCTTGTTGTTCTTAGTGAACCTGAGTACGACGCTGGTAGCAGGAGGCGACGCGTCCATGTACCTTGGCGCGCCAAACTCCTCAGCAAGCCTGTTGGGCACGTTCTTCCTGATCTCGAAGAGCTCTTTCAAACGCGTCTTGGCGTCATACAGATCCTCAGGCGCGAACGAGATCGTTTTCGCTTCAAAGAGGGGCTTGATGAAGTTGTAGATGATCTGTCTGCACACACCGACTAACCCAAACTCGTTATAGAGGATGATCTGTGTGGCTCCCACGAACGCCTCGAACACGTCCTCAAGAAGCGCCTCCCTGCTCTTCTTCAGAGGGGGTTTTTCGGCCGCCACCCTCTCGTTATACATGATGTGTGGCCAGAACCCGAGGTCATCGGCGAACTGGCTGAAAGACTCACTGGACACGTGAACGATCTTGAGTCGATTGAGGGTGTTGATGGACTCGGTGCACCGCAGTTGAGGGTAAGCCTCGTAGAAGTACCATACCACGGCCGCGTTGGCTTCCACGTCTCCCATGTACTCGAGCAGCTCATAATTGTTGTCCGGGTCCACCGTTTTGGACGTAAACGCGATCCTGTAGGTGGCCAATGCCTCAGGATTCGTGAGGACGTCCATGTATTTGGGGTCTATCTTAGACTTGTTAAACACTCGCTTAATGAACTCTGGTGTGATATCCATATCGTCTTTGTTATACCTCAGTTTTCTTTATTGCTTATATTTCAACTGGGCTTACCTCGGCCGGGTGGACGTCACGGAAGCATGGATCATTGATTTTGATTTGAGGTCAGATGTCGCCTTAGAAAAGTCAGATGTTACTAGCAAGTTTTGATATTGGTGAGAAAAACTTCGCCTACTGCATCGCCGATCATAAAACAGGCAACGACCTAGCGGCGAACGAAGAAGAACAGCTCATTATTCTTAAGGTAGCACACCACAACGTCATCTTAAAAAAAACACAGACCGTGATAGAGTCGTGCATGCGCATCTCAGCTCTCATGAGCGAGGACGAACAGCTCATGGAGTGTGACCGCTTCATCATCGAGCAACAGATGCGCTGCAACACGCGTGCTCAGCGGATAGCCCAACACGTATGGTCCACGTTGTATGCCCGTTTCCCAGACCGCACTATCAAGTTCGTACCGTCTCACATGAAGACGCAGCACTTCATAGGCAAGAACAAACTCAAGGATAAGGAACGCAAGACGTGGTCTGTTATGAAAGTGACGCAGGAGGGGGTGATGGGAGATTGTGAGCGTCACAGGCAGATCATTGAGGAGATAGAGGGTATGAAGAAGAAGGACGACGTATGCGACACGATCCTTCAGGCAATAGCTTATATTGGTCGTGAGATGTCGAGTGTGAGCAACGGATCTGCGCCAACAAAGAGCGACCGAAGGTCGCCGGGCGGCGGAGCCGCTAAGGTTCAACGGTCCAAGACAAAGAGACCGCAGGCGGTCTCTGAGATGTAGCACCTTTTTATCGTATATTATCAACTTATCATCATTGCCTATTCAAATATAAGACCGTAATGGACGATGATTACGACAATGAGAGTAGCGAACTCGGGGCCTTCAGAAGTGATGACGTCTACGGTGGGATAGACCCGTTCGGTGATGTAGGTGGTGCGGTCGGAGGAGCACCCACTTTTGAGGAACCCAATGACTCGTATAGCGCTCAATACTCAGATGAGGTCAGGTTTGAGAACGAATACAATGTATATGAGCGCGTTGGTGGTTACCTCCATGAACTAGGAACAACTGAAGCAGATGTGGACCTTCGTGACCCCTTGCAGCGTTTCACCCAATTCACGAAGACGGTGGCTCAGGAAATGATTACACAAGGTGTCATCGGATTGAACCGGTCAGACATCCGCTACATCGTTGACCAGATCCCAGACATCACTAACGTCAAGTACAAGAATCCAACCGCCTTTGTCCTTGGATTCTGGGTTACAAAGCGCGACGGCACCATTGACAAGGATCGCGTCAAGAAGCTCATACCTCATTTACCCTCTCTGACGTACCCGGTGAAGGACTCCGATGTGATAAGGTATGCCAACCTCTGGATCCAGACCGGTCTATACTACACTGGTTGAGTGACCGCTTGCACCAATCCGTAACCCCGGAGGGTTATGGAAAGTTTGTTATTTTTTTGCGGCAAGGTCGTTCAATTACATGAGAGGATGTATGTGTTCCTATGTTTGCTGATGTAGTCTGGGGTCTGCGTCTCCAGGATCCAACCCAGACCGTAGCTGGCCATGCACATGTCGGCCGCCAGCTTTGCGGCGGTCTTGGAATAGCGCTTGCTAACGCTCATGACGTTGTGAGGCCTGTCGTTGTTGGTCACGAATGCGTGCACTGCCAGCGCGAACGCTATCTCAGGGGTGATCTGTTGCTTGACGATGAGCGTCTTGTGAGGACGCGTTGCGTTGATGTAATGGACGATGTCGTAGAGCCCGTAAGAGGTGGCCAGGTCGATGACCAGCTTCCACACATCGTCCTCGGTCTTGACCGTCTCCTGGACAAGCTCCTGAAGGAACTTGACATGGATCTTTGGCAGCTGAGTAAGGGGGACGGTGACGCTCTCGTCGACAAACGCTGCCACTGCTAGTGGGGCCACCTTTGTGACATCTTTGGCGTCGCACACGGGGTTCAGCTGTGAAACAGTAGTGATATCCTCGTCGCGAACATACCACTCGCTGGAAAGGAGAGCGATCACCTTCTCAATTGTGATCTTTGTCGTATACTTAGTGAGCCTCACAGTCATCTGTTGAGATGCAAGGTTTAATGGATTACTTTGCTCGGTGCTCTCTACCCGACCGGCACTGAGAGAACTACCTCCTAAAAAAGACGTTTGAGGTTGAGGCGTTGAGAACAGGGATTGTTGAGGTTGCTGTGGTGAGAACAGGGATTGTTGAGGTTGCTGTGGTGAGAACAGGGATTGTTGAGGTTGCTGTGGTGAGAACAGGGATTGTTGAGGTTGCTGTGTTGAGAACAGGGATTGTTGAGGTTGCTGTGTTGAGAACAGGGATTGTTGAGGTTGCTGTGTTGAGAACAGCGAGAACGTGGGTCCTGACGACGTATGTTGTCCCTTCGATACCTGAGCCGCCTGAGCGAGGGTTGCTCCGCTCGGGAAGGTGAATTTACCAGGGTCATTCCTGTTTGATTGGAGGAAGGGGTTGGCCGTAGCCTCCTCCTTGTTGAAACTGTCAAATATGCAATTCATGGTTCTTTTTATCTATCTCTTATTTGTTTAGTCTCATAATTCAACTTCTAGTCTACGAATATGGGGGCTAGGAACGCGCAGTCGACGGGGAGTAGGCACGGCAAGCCGCCAACGGGGTCCGCTATATATGAGAAGGTCATGATCACCTTATTGGACTCGAAGGTCTTCCATTTGATGAGGTCTATATCAAATAGGAGGGCGTCTTCGCGGATGAACGGTGAGCACGCAGGCTCTACCTCAGTTCCTCTGTAGTCTGAGATCTTGAGATTCTTACTCGTCTCTATGAACTTCCTGCGTGTCTCCGCTCGGTCTGCGGGCGAGATCATCTCGTATCGTCTCTGCCCCTCCAAGAAAATGAAAGATCGTTTGATGAACTCGACCAGCTTCTTTTGACACTCCTCTGTCGAGTACTGGTTCTTGAGCTCATACAATAACCTCTGGAACTGAGGTCTGAGGTGGATCACCCAGATACCCTCAGAACTGATCACAAAATGGACCAATATATCTCTGTTTTCAAGGTAGTTACCCACCACGAATGCAATATCAGGACCAGATGGCCATCCCAAGAAGCAGCCATACGATGTGTAGCATACATCAGGATGGGTGTGGAACGAGAACGGGGCTACCTTATCAGGAGGTATGTTTACGGTAAACGAGTCTTTATTGCCCGGTACGAGTTCTGACGTGTTGAAGCCGAGCACCGCCACGTCGGTACCCTCAGAGTCCTTGGCGTAGCGCGTGATGCATATCTTGCCTCCGACCTCGCTGGGCTCCGACAGGTAAGATATCAACGTGTTGGAGAGCGTTTTTGGAAAGAAGACCTTCAGCTTGCAGAGGAACGTGGCCGACTGTGCTATGCTCATGACCTTATTGAGCGTGTCTACGTGGTTGGAACTCGGCACCAGCTTCATGTCTATGGTTCTGTTGTTGTTGGGGCTGGGCGTTGGATCCCCGAAGCCCAGGTTTGAGAAGAAAGTGACGTCGTTTAACCAGTCTTGGCTGTTGAGGCTGACCTCAATCACGATCGGTATGGTAAAGAAGTTGATGATGTACTCCAGTAAACGCTTCTTGACGTCATTGCCTATCGCGAGCAGCGGCGTCACTCGAACTTGGTCACCCTCAATAACGTTGTTGGCGAATCCTACCGGTGTTGAACCGTTGAACGTACTCTTGGTCACGAACGGCTCCTTCATGGCGAAGAAGAGGACGCTCTTAGTGGGCTTGACATGCGTGGAGACGTAGCTCTCTATCTGAGGGTAGTGCTTCAACGCATTGGATGAAATGATTGCGATGTTCTCACATGAGAAAAAATATATATCCTTCATTTTACCTACTCGAATATTCTTATTCTTGATTTTGTAATCCCTAGGGATTACAAACTAAAAAAAATAGGAAAGCGACAGTGGGCTGAGACGAGCAGCTTGCTCTAGGCTAGTTGCGGCTAAGATTCCTGATCATATATACTAATAGTATTACGATCAATACGACTACAAGGAACGCCACTGTTGGCGAGACCTCAATCGCGTCACCAGGTGACGATACCGACCGAAAGTTGGTGGAAGGCGTTGCTATAAAAGGTGGAAGTTGCTGATTCATTACATGGTAGTTCTTACCTAGAGTCCGGCGACCGCTCGCACTGAATTGGTTTTGAGCTCCTTCAAAAATTTGTTGACATACAGGACATCCCTGGACGTGTTCATAGACTTGGCGGCAACTGGGGCCGTGTTGAATTGAGGAAGGCGTGCCCGTCGTTACATAGGACCCTCCTCCACCTCCTGCATTGTTCAGATATGTTGGCATGATTACGCTTTTATCTGTGTAAAATCTTTTTCCAAGTCATGGTCGCGCTCGTTAGTTATCAGCTCTGTAAGGATGACCGAGAACGGCACAGCAGTCTTGGCACCACATGTCCTCTTATCGTCCGTTACCACATCGTTAGCACTAGCAGCAATCACCTTGAATGTTATTTTGATACCTTTCTTTTTGAGGTCTGTGTATTCCTTTGTCTTCTTGTATGCCTTGATGTCCTTCGGCTCGCCTGACAAGCACAGTTTGTTCTGGATCACCAATTTTTCTTTTGGGATATCCTCTACTTTGGTCACGTCTTCATAGATGATGCTCTTTTTCACGAGGCCAATGTCTATACGCTCCTCGCTCATGATTCCTCCCGTGAACGTGAGCTTGGAGATGCCCTGGTTGTCAGCCCCAAAGGCATGGTTGAGGACTGACCCCGGGTAGAGGACGTTGTCGCCCACGTTCTGGCGCTCGTGGATATGTCCCGACACGAGCATGGGCCACCCCGCTTCCCACACGTCCCCGTCTATGGACCTGATGAACCCCATCTTGCAATTCTTGATCTCCTGATGTGCAAACACGCATACGGAGTCCTTCCATCCATCAAGCTTGTCCAACGCTTCGTAGAAGCGACCGGGGGGTACGTACGGGACGAACGCGAACGCCTGTCCCGACACCCCCTCAAGATGCATCGGGTAGTCGATTATATGCACGCGGTCCCACTCCTTCATCCCGTTCATCCAGTGGTTTTCGGTTAGGAACTGTTGATTGTTGATGTAGTCATGGTTGCCTACCAGCACATAGACGGGAGCCACTGTCCTGAGATTTTTGATGAGGGTGTAGGCCCTGTTCATGAGTTGGGTATTGATCCGCTCGTGGGTGTCCAGGATGTCGCCAGCCACTACGATGAGGGAAATGTCCCTCATCTGCAACATCTTGGCCTCGAGCTTGTCCAAGTCCTTCTGGTTGCTAAACTTGACGTGGACGTCTCCGATAAATAGTATATTTTCTGACATAGTTTATTTTTAAGTATGATCAATCCATACATAAATTCATGTTATCCAAAAAGACATGGATAACATCTCAGATAAGTCATTTGAGACAACAGACCCTATTCAACAATTCGTCCATATCCAAAAAGAGATGGACAATATCTCAAACCGCTCAAAAGAGTCATTGGTTAAGATGGAGACGAGCCTGTATAAACAATTAAAGACTATCATCAAAAAAGACGTGGATAACACCTCATTGAATGACTCATTGAAGATGGGTACAACAAACTCTAGTCAACAATTCAAGGCCTGCATCATCAAAAAAGACATGGATAGCACCTCCTCATCCTCAAATGAGTCATTGGTTAAGATGGACACGACAAACCCTAATCAACAATTCAAGGTCCGTATCATCAACAACTATATTGAAAAGATAGACTCGGACCTTTACCGCGAGATGACAGTTTGCCGCAAGTACAAGCGCTGGCTGGGAGCATGCTACTGGCTCAATGTAACATCTTCTACCGTGTCGGTGGTGATGGCTTCTGGAAGCCTGGCCGCGCTCATGAACGTGATCACGTCCCCTGTAGTGTTGCCGTTCACATGCATCGTGGCAGTGTCAGGGATAACAACACTCATGACAAACCTGATAGGGAACAAACTACAGCGTAAACTGAAAAAACACAGGGAATTTGTGAACCTTATGGAGATATACCAGTTCCAGTTACGAGAGGAGATCGCAGAAGCACTTACTGACGCCCTCATATCCAATGATGAACTGAAAGCTATCATTAACATTATCGTGGCTTACGAGAAGGATAAAAGGCACATCAGTAAAAAGTGGATGTGGAAAATCAGGCTCAGTCCTGAAAACAATTCCAGTAGTTCAAATTCTCAGTCCCGATGATCGCTCGCTAGCCGCTCACCGCTAGCGGGCGACGGAAGGTCGCTAGGCGCTCACCGCTAGGTTCACAATTTCTCCTTGTTGATTAAAAATGAATCAACAGTACCTATCACATGTTGGATACAGGGACACCAATGAGGCTATCAAAGGCTACTTCTCTCTTGAGACGGCCAAACTGATCTCCTCAAAGGTTACCGAACTTCTGAGGAGCTTCTATCCACCCGGCGTCATCGTCCCCTGCGAACGCGTCGTAGAGGTCATGAACGACATCTACAGGGGCTACAGACCGTCAACCGGCGACATCTTCACCCGCTACAACATCCCATCAGGTGAAAACCCAAACATGGTAGATGAGATGATCAACCAGGTTATCCAGGTGATCGTCAACGATATCAAGAACAACCTCCTCACAGAACAGAACAACAGCAAGCTCGACAACTGGGTCGTCCTCTACGGCGACTTCAACAAGTGGGGGCTCAGACAGCACGCACCAATTCCAACCCGCGATAAAAAGCCCAAAGCCATGCTCTTCAACATGAACTACTAAAATTGTTTTCAGGGTAATATATCACTTACGACCGGCATGTGCCGATTGGCCTCATGATGGTTGTGTGGCCTCGTGATATATTAGAAAAGATAGATGTCGAGCTCTGCGCTGTTGGGTTATCAATGACGGGCGACGGAAGGCGGGGCGGAGCCCCGCAGCGACCTTCGGTCGCTAGCGGCAGCCCGCATTCACCGTTTGAATATGGCAAAATCCTGAGCGTGTCGCTCATGTTCACAATCAGGCGCATCTTCCGCCTGTGCACTTCCTCAAAGATGAATGATATGGCATCCTGAACTGACGCACACCGTTGTTGGAATCTGAACCTATCCTCGGTCCAATACCCTTTACGGTCCTCAATCTCTACCATGTGTGTGATGATCTCGTCACTGAACCTGACATGTGTTGAACGAAATACCGTACGTTGGATGTTGATTACAAGGGTCGGGACATCAGATGAGTCAGCGGCGCCAGAATCAATTATATCTTCACTATCTGAGTCGGAATCATCGCTCCACACACAGGGTTGTTCAGAGATGTCATCGGACTCAAATACGATATAGTCGGTGTCGGAATCATCAGAGGTGAGCGCCTGCGGCTTGCAAGTAGAGGAGTGGCTGACTGAATAATTAACTGGGTGGGTGGGTGACCAAGCGGGGTCACCCTCTCTTTTCTTTTTCTTAACCATTAGTGCTTTAGATATGGTTAAGAAACTTTAAATGACTAAAGATCCTGCTACTGGCGGTTGAGCTCTGGGATGCGACTGAGAACGATGTCGTGACCTAACCTCGTGACCTGTCTGTAGCCCAGTTTGGTGAGCTTCTCCACGCATTTGTGGATCGTCTCGTTGTCCCAGTGGTCCTCAATGGTCATGACGTCGATCGTCACCTTGTCAAAGTCTATCGAGTCCAACACGGCGGCCTCCCCTCCCTCTACGTCGAGGGAGGTAGTCAACGTGCGTGATACCATGCTTATCCAATAGTGTCTGAAGAGGCACACAGGGTATCCCGCCGCTAGGCATATGCCAATTTTGTAACCCCCAGGGGTTACAAATTACAAATTAAATACAAACAATGTCTCAGTTGGATCCAGTGGAGCCGAAGCCTTCAGCTCCACGCTCTGTGTCGTCGAGCTCGTCAACCTCTTCAAGCTCTGGGCAGACGATGCGCTCGCAGATGAACTGAGCGATACGATCACCCTTCTTCACCTCAAAAGGCTCGGAATTGATGTTGAAGAGGATGACACCAACCTCTCCTCTGTAGTCCTCATCGATCACGCCGGCTCCAATGTCAATACCCTTCTTCAAAGCAAGACCGGAACGAGGCGCCACACGGCCATAGCAGCCCTCAGGTACGGCCACGGCGACACCAGTCTTGACGAGGCACCGCGAGTTGGCGGGGATGACGAGCACAGAGTCGCCATCAACATCAAGCATGACCGTCTCCCCAACCTTACCATCCTCAATGAAGGCATATGAGTGAGCACGTAGATCGTAACCGGCAGCGCGGTCAGACCCCTTGCGAGGAAGATCAGCGTCATCAAAGAGACGCTTCACCTCAAGTACTGAAGAGTTCAATTCAGGGTAGTCCTCTTCGATGATGCTAGCAACAACGCTTCTCAACAGGGTCTTCAGTAGTCCAAACATCTTATTTACTTACCCCCCAATATTCTTTAACCCTATAATTCAACCGTTTTGACTGGTAGAATATGTTATTGCTTAACTTTAAAGACACCATGATATGAAAGAAAATGGGCAAGAAGAATTTCCTTCCAGTAAACACACAAGACGTCGAGCTCCCCCTCATTGACGGCCCCGCAGCGGCCGTCACAGCAATGGAAACCGGCGTCTACAACGATACCGTCACTATCAGAAGAGGCCTCCCCAAGGCCACAAAGACCAAGTCGTGGGTTATGAAGATGTTTTCAGCACTCACCTTCATCGGCCTCATCTTTGGAGGCACCATCGCTGGCTTCTCCTTCAAGATGATTGGCGATAACCAGGTAGGATACTACAACAGCGAGGCCGGATACATGGGGCCCGGCACCTACTTCCAGTTCCCGTGGACTAAGGAGGAGATGAAGATCGTGGATGTGGGCATCGAGTTCATGAGGCTAGAGCGCTTGATGGGCACGCTTTCAAACGATCAGGAGTTCATGATCCAGTACGCCAACGTGATCTACAATGTGTCGGATGTCAATACCTACGTCCAAACCCTCAAGGACGTCCAGTCCCCCGTGTACTGCCAGACCGAGATCGAGAACGCCATCCTTGACGACATTATCAGCACAGACCCTGACGATGTCGCAGGCCTCAAGGAACTGAGGAGCATCACAGTGCCAGACTGCGGCATGATCATCAAGCGCGCCGTCCTATCCAGACCCATCATCAACCAAAAGAACCCAGTTATCCTCAATATGAATGGGCAGCAGCAACATCCCCGCGTCATGTATAACGTACCTGATGATAACGAAGAGGTCACCAGGGTTAAAGATGAACATGAATCTGAAAAGGAACCAGAGCCTGAACAGGAACCAGAGCCTGAACAGGAACCAGAGCCTGAACAGGATGACGAGCAATACATAGACATAGACTCAGGCTCAGGTTTGGAAGGCACCAATTCAACCATCGGGGAAGGTAATAACTCCACCATCTATGGTTAATCTGACCACGATAGCCTTGAAATTTTAACACAAATTTTGTGTTAAAATACATATACTTTGATAGCCAAGTCAAGCATGTAGTATGATTTTTCCTATGTGTGCCTTAAGTATGCAGAATGTGAATAAAACACCATGATTAGATCGTTTGGAATGAATTCTAGTATCATGACGAATAAGAACCATGCTCTAGTTGCGTGCGGCAAGTGCTGCAGCAACGAGCAGGTTATGATCCCGGACGCGGGCGCGGGCGCCGCGCCCCGCCCCTCTGGCAGCAAGCGCGTGACGATCCAATGCTTCACGCCCCGCAATGCCACAGGAAGTGTCTCCCTGGTCAATACAATATCTACCACCAGCAGGAAGATCACAACTGACCAGACCCTAAGCCATGTCCCCGCCAACGCCATCATTGACAAGATCGAGTTCTTTGGGGTCAACGGCTTCGCCACAAAGGGCACTTTCTCAATCGGGCTTGGGCAGCTCAACGGAAACATCCTAACCCCGCTCATCGAGAACACGACAGCAGTCATCGCCAATGAGAAGGTCGGTGGGTGTAGAGAGTTCGCCTCAAATTCCGCCGACGGCAAGAACAACAAAACCCTCGTCCTCCTTCAGAGCAACGTCAACGTGGTCCTGGAAAACCCCATCACCGCTGGTAGTCTACAAGTCATTATCGAGTATCACGTCAAACCATCTCCAGTATAGCTTGCGACCGACTAGGCCTTAGCGACTAGGCCTTAGCGACTAGGCCTTAGGTACCCTCACCGCTAGATCGGTCACTTACTGTACTTGTAAACTAGAAATGGTTTAAAGAAGCACCCACCTCTATAAAAATGAAGAAGCGAAATATCGAAGAAGAGATCCAGAACCTCGATGCCCTCGTCAGGGACAACGAGCAGATCCCCTCCAAGCTCCGCAACAATATCCTGAAGCAGGTCGAGGTCGTCCGCAAGTGCGCCAAGCCCCGACGTTCCAACAAGGGACGCAATCAGAACCAAAACAGTGGCCTCCTCAAACCTGTCATCATCAGCGAGGAGATGGCCAAGTTCGCCAACTGGCCCAAGGACGAACTTCACTCTCGCGTCGACGTCACCAAGATCATCTGCGTCTATGTCAAGAACAACAAGCTGCAAAAACAATCCAACAAGAAGACCATCCTCCCAGATCAGCCTCTGAAGGACCTCCTGAAGTGGGACTCAGACGCTGAAGAGATGGGCGTCTCTGTGGTCAGTGCATCCACAGGTGCCAGTATCGTCAGTATGTCAAAGACACCCAGTGCCGGCCTCAAGAAGCCCAGCTACTACAACAACTCAGAATTGAGGAACAGTGCCGGGGAGGAGGTCGCCATCGTCAAGGAGGTTGATCTACTCGACGACGGCAACTACTCCTTCTCCTTCGATAATAAGGATCTAGTCCTTGAGGCTGGAGACAACTACTTCATCCACGTCCCCCTCACATACCCCAAGGTGCAGACCAAGATCAGCCCTCACCTCACCAAGCCAGAGGTCGATGAGGAGGCAGTCAAAAAGCCCAAGAAAGAAAAGAAAGAGAAGGCCCCAAAAAAGGACAAGGACGCTTCTGCCACCAAAGATTCAAAGTCCAAGAAAGTTAAGAAGGCAGAACCTTCAACCGATGAAGAGTAACTGATCACAGCTGTTTTTACCTTTTTACCTTTTTTGATAACCACATGTGGTTATCAAACTAAAAAAAAATACATCATCTACTGCGCCGGTTGAAATTTACCATGTACGCGCACCCATTCATGCTTCGAGTAGTCCTTCAATATCTTTAGCACGTCGACCTCATCTATCCCGTTCATATCCAAACTGGTATTGACGACCGTCTCTATGCGACTGAGCAGATTGTCCAGCATAGTCACGTCAAGCAGTTTATTGAACTGATTGAAAATATACGCCTTGTTGTACTCATACTGCTCAAGATTGAACTCGAACTCGTCAGCGAACCCCTTCACGCTGTTGACGAGCCTGACCATGTGACCTGATAGGCACATGTCCTCGCTCTCGCTCATCTCCTCAAAGAGCCGCCCCGTTAGCGCGTCTCGCTCTTTGTGCGTTGTGATGTAGAGCCAGACCGACGCAAAGAGGCTGGGCAAGTGGATTCCGTTTACCAGTACCTCAGTCTCAATCTCCCTGAGGAAGGGGTGCTCAAAAGGTCTGTGTGTATATACACACGGGTGCTTGTTCATGATCTCCCGCGCGGCTTGGGCCGCAGGCGTCATGAACATGTGCACGTTCTGAGGGTTGTGGTAGACCGTCTTCGCGGGAATGTGCATCCATCGACTGAGCGAGTCAAACCTGTATATGTGGTAGCTGTTTGAGGATGTCAGTTCCTCATAATACAGACGTAAGGACTTCAGTATGTCATTGAGCATGAGCGCGCTGATAGTGTCGTCGCTCGTGACTGCATTGAGCAGTTCCTCGTACATACTGATCCTGGCGTCGTGCGTCAGGGTGTGCTCTCTGTCGTACAGATTCATAAGATCCATAAAGCGTGCACTAAAAGGTTTATTGATGTTCATCGCTAGTCTTCAATATTATATCACTTTAAAGTTAAGTCCTTGGTATTCAAATTATGACTGAATTACGAAAGTGAAGATGTTATGTAACTGGGATAGCGGCAATGGTCTCTGTGGGACCTGGGATAAGCTCACCGACGGCAACTGCACATACACACAAGACAACGCGTCGATCAAGATGGTAGGAGACGAGACGCCTCACGACGACGCGGACTACATACTTGTAGTTAACTCAGCGACATGGCCCCAATCATGGTACCCCTCGATTGACGAATTACCACGCACCATCTTCATGAAGATGGAACCAAGCTTCATGGACCCTTTCTGGCGAGACGTAGACAAACGACTCCTGAAGGCCAAGATCATACACGGCAACGACCACGATCACTTCAACTACAACAACCTAGAATGGCACATCAACAAAACAAAGGACGAGTTGCTTGACTCAGACTACGCGGACATGAAGATAAAGGGAGATGTTGTGTCGTCCGTCATATCAGGTAAGGCGTTTACAGAGGGTCATAAACTGAGGACTGCGTTCGCACTGCATGCTCAGAACTTCATGGAATGGGACGCTTATGGAAATTATGGAGCACACAACCACGCGTGGAATCGGTACTTGGGTTCACCTCAATACAAAGATGATGCGCTCATTCCGTACAAGTACTCGTTCGCGTGCGAGAACAGCTTCATCAACGAGAAGTTAGTGGATTGTATCATGGCCGAAACGCTGTGTTTCTATTGCGGCGCCCCCAACGTCTCCAGATTCATAGATCCTGAGGCCTACATCCAGTTAGACTTGAGAAATGGGTTGGATGCGGCCGTCGCGACCATGAAGAACGCGATAGCGAATGGGGCGTGGGAGAAGAGGCTACCTGCCATCAAGAGGGCCAAGCACAAGATTCTGACAGAGACGAGCATGTTGTGGGATGTGATCTACGCGGACAAAGCAGGCAGAACAACATGACCCTCTCTAATTAATCTTTCCCTGTTTGCCAAATGTTGGCTTGCAACATTCTCTTTACTACCACCAGTATATGCCACAGCGTGACCTTCTCTCAATAATACAGTGGTACACTGTTCACCATTAGCTGATATGAAGTTACCAAGAATGCGACCAAACTTACCTTTCATATCTTGACCCTTTTTATTCACTTGCGTCTGTAAAATTGCTTCAGCACCCAATAGTGAACTTAATCTGTTTTTAGCAGCAAGACCAAATACCTTTTCAACTGGGTCACTTGTTCTTGATTCTGGAGTATCTATCCCCATAATTCGTACTCTTTCTCCACGAAGCCAAATATCAAAGCCCAAATCTATATCGACATCAACTGTATCGCCGTCTACTACTTTTAAAATGTTTACTTTATACTCATGCATAGTTTACCTTTGTATCGCTCATGATTATTTGAATTTTTCCAAACACTCACATATCCCTTAGCAAAACAATGTCTTCCAAACCCCTACAAACAATTACTTATAACGGTCACGAGACCTACTTAGCAGACGACCTCAAACAGTTCTTCCCGAGCTTGTTCAAAGGCCTCCGGTCAGTCAAAGAAATCGTAATCAAGCATAACATACCTGGATATCAATATTTTGTCGTCAAGGTAGTGAAAGGTTCTTATAAGGAAAGCGATCTCACATACCTTCGTTCCAAGATCCTCATCAAGACAGAATTCATAGATGCACTCGTCCTAAGAAATGTTATAACACAGCGATTGAATGAAATACTAGAACGAGAAAAACAAATGGTACAGCTAGCCTTAGCTCTTCTATATGTACCATTTGGTCTTCTATCTCGGCTTCTATCTCGGCTTCTGACTGTACCCTTCCACTTGTGGAACAAATGGAGTACATGAGGATATAGACATCCTTCCTTTTTATAACGGCTAGCCGTTATAAGATCCCTATTCGTCATTTGTACATACAATGTATAGTACAAATGATCTTCTATTCGTCATTTGTACAGTCAGAAGCTATAAGAAAGTACGTCAAGTATTCGAGGTATCTACGTGAAAACCCAGGAGATTCTAGAATATCTAAGAAGGTAGATAAGTATAGAAGAATGTTGGGCGATGATGAGATCGTGGAACACATTGAGTACATAAGAACATATTGAGTACATGAGGATATAGTCATCCTTCCTTTTTATAACGGCTAGCCGTTATAAGATTCTGTCTTAGGTTGCCATATTTGAATAGTAGCTCTATGGAAAGACCGAGGTAAGTAAAGTATCAATCATGTCGGTTCAAAAGAAAGCAACTTACATCAAGCAGGACCCAATCACCCACATACTGACCCGCCCGGATATGTATGTGGGCTCAAAGGGGTTCGACAGGCAGCAGGTCTACGTCTACACCAATGGGGCGATCGTCTCAAAGGAGGTAAGCGTCAGCCCTGCGCTCGTCCGCACATTTGTGGAGATCCTGTCGAACGCCATAGACAACATGGAGCGCGACACCAAAATGACCTACATCTCGGTCGACCTCAGCGCCACCCAATGCGAGATCAAGAACGATGGCGCCGTCATCCCAATTGAGCAAAATGAGGTAGAGACGATCAAGGGTAAGAAGGAACTCATCTACAACCACTCACTCATCTTTGGGCACCTCCTGTCGGGCAGCAACTACGACGACACGGAGAAGCGCTACACATCAGGACGCAACGGTCTCGGCGCCAAGCTCACCAACGTCCTCTCCACCTCATTCACCGTCGAGGGTGTAGACCCCAACAACAAGACTAAGCTTGTTCAGACGTGGACCAACAACATGCGGGCCACGAGCGGGCCCAAGGTGACCAAGTCCTCGCGCGTCAAGGGCTACACCTCAATCAAGTGGTCTTGGGATTGTGAGTGGTTCCAAATGAAGAATGGGCTACCCCAGGACACGATGGACCTGCTCGCCATGCACGTCCTCAACGCCTCATTGCTAACAGGTCTGAATGTGAAGCTCGATGGTGTCAAGCTCCCGAGCAAACTAGCGTCCTACTTTGACCTCCTTAACGGATGCGATACCACAAATATGCTGAAACTGGAGAGCGACAACTCGAGAGTGTTTGTGATCCCGTCACATGAGTTTGAGGCCATCTCATTCGTGAACGGTATCCAGACAAAGAACGGAGGTAAGCATGTGAATGCGTGGGTCGAGGCCGTTTGCAGACCTGTGATCGATAAGCTGAAAGGAAGGAAGAGTTCTACATCATCCACGTCGCTCACGATCAAGGACGTCAAGCCCTACTTCAAGTTTCTGGTGGTGACGCGCATCCCCAACCCAGAATTTGAGAGCCAAGAGAAGAACGAACTCAAGACTGTAGTCAAGGCAGACCCCATCACTGCGCATCAGGTCACCAAGATCATGAAGTGGCCAATCGGGGAGACGCTCAAAGGACTCATGCTCTCTAAAGAGAAGAAACAGGTAACGAAGGCCATAGCGGCATCGGCTAAGCACCCTGCTATCGACGGCTACGACAAGGCCAACAATGCGGGGGGTGCCAAGGGGAAGGACTGTACGCTCATCGTGTGTGAGGGTCTGTCTGCCAAGACGTTCGCGGTTGACGGCATCAGCAAGGGTCTTAACGACAAGAAGGGGCGAGACTGGTTCGGCATCTACCCTCTCAGAGGTAAGATGCTCAACACACGCAACGCCACACCCACGTCTATCAAGAACAACATGGTCATCACCAACCTCATGAAGATCATAGGTCTTGACTACGGCAACCCCGACAAGCTGGAAAAACTCAACTACGGTCGCCTCTGCATCATCACAGACGCCGACGTGGACGGCATCCACATTGAAGGCCTTATCCTCAATTTCTTTCACTCTCTGTTCCCAAAGCTGCTGAAACGTAACTTCGTCATAAGTATGAAGACACCTATTCTGCGCGTTGGCAAGAAGTACTTCTTTGACGAGCGCAGTGCAACAGCCGCGTTACAGAACAAGGGTAAGGATAAGGTAAAGTACTACAAGGGGTTGGGAGCTATTGAGCCCAAGGAGACTGACAAGGTCTTTGGGATCAAGATGCTCCAGTTTGAGGAAGACGAGGCAAGTGATGATTCGTTCAAGACTGCGTTTGACAAGGGTGAGAGCTCAGAGCGCAAGGGGTGGTTGACCCACTACAACCCCCACGACCAGAACAAACGCACCCTTGATGACGAGAGCTCAAAAAATGAGATGATCAAGTTCGACATTTCAAGACACCTGAACGACGAGCTCATCAAGTTCTTCCACGACGACTGCAAGCGAAGCATACCGAGTGCTCTTGACGGGCTCAAGGAGTCGCAACGCAAGATCGTGTACGCGGCAAAGAAGTGCAACCTGAAGAGTGGCGACACGAAGGTGGCTCAGTTCGGGGCAGACGTTGCCAAACATACCAACTATCATCACGGTGAAGAAAACTTGTTCAAGACCATCATCAAGATGGCTCAAAGTTTCCCTGGCAGCAACAACATCCCCCTGTTCGCAGAGTTGGGTCGCTTCGGTACCAGGCTTGAAGGAGGTGAGGATGCTGCATCGCCCAGGTATATCAAGACCAACGTGGTGCCCGAGTTCAATAACCTCTTCAATCCACTCGACGACGCGCTCCTAAATATGCGTGAAGACGACGGTGATCTCGTGGAGCCCTACCACTATGTGCCGACGATCCCGCTGCTGCTTGTGAACGGCTGCGTGGGCATCGGTACAGGATGGATGTGCAACATGCCTCAGTTCAACCCCAAGGATGTGGTCACAGCCTGTCAGTGGTGGATGAGTGATCGTCATGAGTTCATAGATTTCGTCAAGACTATGAAGCCCTGGTACAATGGCTTTAGTGGCGAGATTGAGAAGGTGAGTGATACCAAGTTCCAGACCAAGGGGACATACACAAAGCGCAACGGAATCATTCATGTGACTGAGTTACCGGTAAGCCTCTGGAATTCCAAGTTCCAGAAGATGTTGGATGAGAAGGAGGTACGCTACAACAACAGGTCCACACAAGCACAGGTCGACTACGAAATCTTCACAGACGCCAAGTTCGACATGAAGGACTTTGAGAAAAAGATGTGTACATCCCTCAATCTGGACAACATCGTGGTCTTTGACAAGGATGAAAAAATAACAAAGGTAACGCTGGTTGAGTTATTTGACATGTGGGGCAATGCCAGGTTGGCCCTCAATCAGAAGAGAAAGACTGCCCTGATCGCGGACCTGGACAAGCGCACGCGCATCGCCACCTGCAAGAGCAAGTTCATCAAGGCTGTCAGGACCAAGAAGATCGACGTGACATCTGAGGAGAAGAAGATCGTGGGCCTCATCAAGTCTGAAGGGATAACGGAGGACGAGAGCGACATCAAGATGTTGCTGGACTTGCCTGTGAGGACACTAACTGAGGAGCGCCGCAAGGAGCTGGAATTGTCGATTGAGAAGATGGTCAAGGAGAGGGCTGTGTTGGTGACAAAGAGTGATGTGGACATGTGGATGGAGGACATGGCCAAGCTGACGGTGTGAGGAACAGTACAACTAATTGAATGCGCGACGACAGTCGGGGCCCGCTCCGCTCGGTATCTCTATCCCTTAGGGGATACAGAATAACACCTCAAAAGCGACCTCCGGTCGCAGGGCGGGGCTTCGCCGCAAGATCACGGAGATCTTTCTAGTCTACATAAAATAACGTGATGTCTGGTGGTCTTTTTGTGAACAGACCGTTCTCGTTCAACCTCAAGTGTATTATATTTGGTTTCGCCCTTCTGATAGGGTACTGGGCTGCTGCGGGGCCCAGGGTTAACTTTTGGCTCTTCCCACTCATCTTCATCTTTGCGTACGTGGCGATGGCCTGGTACGACGAGCTCTACAGCTGCAGCGACCGCCTCAGATCTGGCAGATATGGGATCATGTCTATGACTGACTCTATCTTCAAACCTCAATTGACTGATGAACAATCAGAGCGACCGAAGGTCGCCGGCGGGCAGAGCCCGCATGCCGCAGATGACCAGTCGTATCTGTACAAGCGTAACATGCATATGTTCCATGCGTTCATTGCGATGCCGCTATTCATGTACGTCACTTACGGTAGGGGAGGCTCGGCGGCGTTGGCGTTTGGGTTCGCGTTCCTTGGGTTCGCGTATCACCTCTTTGCACTCTTTGCAATGTGGAGCTCATAGGTAATCATCATTATTTGAATATCGGGTTGTAGTGTCTACTAGATAAAAATAAATAGTGCCAAAAACATGGAACCACAACATTTGAAATTATTTGAACAAGCGCTGAAGTTAGTAGCAAAGGAGTTCCAGGAAAGTAAACTGAAGCGCCAGGACTCGGTGGAGTCCGACTACTCATGCAAACATGATGAGACGAGTAACGACAACGGTAAGAAGACGTGCCTCGAGTGTGGCGAGCTGTTGGAGGAGAACTACATAGCCACACAGCACTCATCCAACATCATAGGCATGAAGAAACGCCGCAAGAGCGAGTCCTCGCTCTACAATGACATACCCTTCTACATCGAACAACACATCAAAGACATTACCATCGAAATATATCAAAAGGCAACGGCCAACAAAATCTTCAGAAACACGTCCAAGAGGTCCATAATCCTCGCGAGCCTGCACAGAGCGTCGGCACTAGCCGGCAACCACATATCCTACTACGATCTCCTGGATATGTTCCTCCTTGAGCAGCACGAGGCCAACAAGGGCTTCGCCATCCTCTCTAGCAATATACCCAAGAAGTCCGAGTTCACTCTCAAGTTTAATCAAACCAAAGAGGAGTTGATCAGTATCAACTCAAAACTGAGGAAGCTCGGAATGGACACCAAGATCATGTTCAACTTGGTAGCCAACGTCTTTAACCTTGTGAAGGATAAGTCAGACATTGTAAACACGTCCCAACCCAACTCAATCATATGTGGGTGTATCTACTTTTGGATCGTATACACGCGTATCTCCAAAACAGACGATGAGTTCTCAAAGACTGTTGGTATCTCAAAGATGACTCTACTTAAAGTATACGTCGCTGTATGCGACGTTGTTTTTAACTACATACTCAAGTCCTTCTTCACAGTCCTCCTCAAGAACTGCACCCCGAAGCCCATTGAGGGACAACCCAAGTACAAAAGCACACTCAAGAAGTCCAAGAATATGCTCTACGGTCCCATTGACAGAATGCTGGTCTACGAACCCTTCGACTCCGATAAGATCCGGGTGACACCGCAACCCTCAAAACGCGACAATCTCATCGAAGTGGAGGATCTACCCCTTGATGACGTGTACGATACGCAGGAGTGGAACCTGCTACTCAACAAGCAATATTACAGCCCCACTGACGTATACATACTCTTCGTCACGCTAGTGCGCAAAAAGGACAAGGAGATGTACTTTGACTTCACTGAGTATGACAAGAATAATGAAACCGATGGCGTGGAACTGCTCAGATCACTCCTGATTAAACGATTCGAGTCCGACTACGAGCCTGAAGAAGAGGTAGACGACAATGCCGATCTGAGGAGCCATCTACTCCTCAAGAGGACCCGCTATCCCACGCCCCCCAGATCCCCACTAAGAGATGCACCTATGTCGTTTGGAGCGCTCAGCATAGACTCATTGGATATGGTAGAGGAGATTGCAGAATGACACTTATTGTGTGTACAGGGGTGGGTTTACAAGGGTGACAAAAAATTTGAAAACGGTTGACGATCGATGATTTAGTTAAACAAAGGATACAATGGCATTACAGTGCGATATTTGCTGTGATAAGTTTACCACCAAAAAACGTCACCCCATAAAATGTGACTACGAAGACTGTAAGGCAATCACCTGCCTTCAGTGCTTCAGACGCTTCCTCATTATGGACGGGTCAGAACAAGAGTGTATGTCCTGTAAACAACCCATCCCAACAGAGTTCATCTTCATTCACACTCCCAAGGTGTTCAGGGACGAGTACATGAAGAAGGTCGTCAAGCTGGACATCAGCAAGGAACGCGCGCTCTTGAAGGCGACTCAAGAGCGCATGGACGCGCGTGCTCGAAGCAAGCTCCTCACCAGCCGCCTCACGGCCCTCAACTCTCATCTAAAGAGGTGCTCCCAAGACGAGGAGATGGTGAAATTCCGGGACGCGTCTGAGGAAGAGTTACGCAAACTGTACAAAGACGTCTTGGAAAAGAGCGACGAAGAGATCAACAGCGATAGCACCTCCTTTTTCTGCCCCCTGGTCATGTGCACGGGCATCGTCAAGAATGGGCGCTGCAATGACTGCAAGAAGACCGTGTGTGCCAAGTGTAGGGAGGAACGGAATGAAGGACATGAATGTAAAAAGGAACAACTAGAAACCATCAAGCTACTCAAGCGAGACACAAAGCCCTGCCCCAGATGTAAAGTACCAATCCATAAGATCGATGGGTGTGACCAGATGTTTTGCACCAAGTGTAAGACAGCCTTTTCATGGCGCACACTCACCATACACAAGGGTGTCATCCACAACCCTCACTACCACGAGTATATGGCCCAACTCAACAATGGAAACGTGCCCATAGCCGCAAACGACCCATGTGGGGAGGAATTGAACAGAGCCCTGAAAGATATGGACAAAAGCAAGGCTTACCAACTTGCCACCAAACGGACCGCCGCTACGCGCGCCATGAGGAGTAACAGCTTCATATGGCGCGTGCTGGCCGAGATAAACGCCATTCTTCCTGTTCTGGCCAACGACGTGTACGACGACGAGACCCTCCGCCAAAATAAACAACAACTCAGGGAATCATACCTCATACAGAGACGACCAGAAACCTTAGAACGAGCAGAGGCCAATTGGGTCATTCAGCTGCGCCTCAACTATAAACGACGAGAGATGAAGAAGGACTTGATCAAGCTCATCGAGGTGTTTGAGAGAGGGTTGAAGGACTTCATCATCATAGGACACGCGGCTCAGGACTACGACACCATGTTCGAGAACATCAACATCCTGATTGAATACATTAGGACACAATTAATTGAAAATGAGAAGAGGCATAATCTCAAAAATAGAACTGGTATAACACTCGAGCATGGACTCCAATGTAGACTAATAGCATACTGAATCCTTACTGAATCCTACTACTGAATCTTTTCTAATTCGACCCAGCAGCCTAGCTGCTAGCGGGAGCGGACGGGCGACCGAGCGGCTCCGCCGCCGGCCGAGCGAGCGACCGAAGGTCGCAGGGCGGGGCTCCGCCCCGCAAGCTCGGTAAGGTCGCTAGCCTCCGTTCCCCGCTATCTAAATCTGTTACCTCATGGGGTAACGGATAACAGTTGATATTGATTGAGTACGTAAATAGTTGAGTATTTGAGTTAAGCGAAATGGTTGAAAATAAGAGTGAAAGTATGGATCAGTTAATGCAGATCAATACTATACAGTTTGGCATTCAGTCAGACAAGGATATCGTGAACAGATCTGTTTGCGCTATAGACAAGGCCACGCTAGCCGTCGAGCCAGGAAGCGTCTACGACCCCCGTTTGGGATGCGTTGAGAACAACGCCAAGTGCGAGACATGTAACGAGACGGTATGGAAATGTACAGGCCACTTTGGTCACATCGATCTCAACATACCCATCATCCTCTTTTACAAGCAAGTAGTGACTATGCTCAAGATCTTCTGTTTCAAGTGCCATCGTCTGCTTTGTACTAAGGAGGAGTTGGACTTGCAAGGGGTGAGGGGGTACGACAAGATCATCATTCACCTTTCCACAAAGATCTCGTTCTGTGGTCACTGTATGAGCCCGCATCCTCATATCAAGTATGAGCCCAATGACAACATCATCACTGCCGTGTATAAGCATAAGAACTCCGTAGAAACGAGCGTCCTCAAACCTGAGGCAGTCAAGATGATCTTCGACAACGTACCCAGTGAGGACGTCGCCATCCTGGGCGTCAACACCGAGATGTTCCACCCCAAGAACCTGGTCCTGACCAAGTTCCCGGTCATCCCCACGTGCTGCAGGCCCAGGATGGTCACTGCAGACAACATCAGCGACGACGACCTCAGCATCAGCTTGGTGGACATCATCAAGACCAACAACCTTCTTCATAAAGACACCACCAATGAGAAGGCCAGAGCCATCATCAAGTTCAAGACCCTTACATACTGTGACAACTCAAGGGGTAAGGCGGTACACAACACCAATCATAAGCCCATGACCGGCATCAAGGAACGCATCACGAAGAAGACCGGGCACGTGCGCCAGAACCTAATGGGCAAGCGCTGCGACAAGACGGCAAGGACTGTGGTGGGACCAGATCCCACTCTGAAATTGAATGAGGTTGCCGTTCCTGAGGAGATTGCGAATATGCTTACCATCCCAGAACACGTGACGCATCTGTCCATCGCCAAGCTCACGGAGCTGGTCAACACACCCGGTAAGGCTTCAGTGGTGATCAGGAAGAACGGGACGCGCATATCGGTTCCCGCAGCCAGTGTCAAGTTGGGCACGTACCTCAACCACGGCGACCAGATCATGAGGGATGGTAAGACAATAACGGTGACGGACTGCAAAATGGAGATCAAAGAGGGTGATGTGATCACACGCCCAAAGGACAGTAGTGGACAACCGAAGAAGATACCGACCATCATGCCCAAGAAGAAGAAGATCACGTTGGAGATTGGGGACAAGGTGGAGCGTTTCCTAAGGGATGGTGACTTTGTGTTGCTGAATAGGCAACCTACCCTACACAGGAACTCAATGCAGGGGATGAAGGTGGTCGTGAAGCCTGGGAAGACGCTGCGTGTGAATTTAGCCATTGTGACTGGTTTTAACATGGATTTCGACGGTGATGAAGGCAATATGTTCGTAGAAGAGACCGAGGAAGCTAGGGCAGAGCTCGAACACAACTCCAACGCCATCTATAACATCCTCTCAGCCCAAAGCAATAAACCAGAGATGGTCATCGTTCAAGACTCGCTCCTCGGTGCCTACAAGATGACAGAGAAGGTCCAACACATGCCCAGAGCGCACTTCATGAAGTGCATGATGCACATCACACATGTCTATGACTACATGCAGCGCCTTCAACAGATCAGGAACATCAGAAAGGAAGCTAACAACGTCTACTCAACTCACGCCCTGTTCGGGTTCCTCTTTCCGCCAGACTTCCACATCGACTACCCCAACCTCAAGATCCAACACGGGGTCGTCACATCGGGCTTCTTTGACAAATCCACACTCAAGGGTTCCAAAGGGTCATTGATCCGCGTGCTCTGCATGGAGTACGGAGTCGACGTCACCGCACGCTTCCTTGACAACATCCAATTCCTGACTAATGGCTGGCTCGAACTGAACCCTTTCTCAGTGGGTATTCAAGACTGCCTCATCGGTGACCCCCAGAAGAAGGAAGAGATCAAGAACATCACTCAGAAGCACTTCCTAGAGGCCAGCAACGTCTCCAAATCCACGGATCATCCTCAAATCAGGGAAGCGCGCGTCAACTGCTCCCTCAACAAGGCGAAGGACATTGGTCTCAAGATCGCTAAGGAGACGCTCAAGCCAGACAACAACTTCATCAGCACGGTGGCATCGGGGAGCAAGGGTGACTACTTCAACATAGCCCAGATCACAGGACTACTGGGGCAACAGAACCTCAACGGTCATAGGCCAGCCCCCACGCTCTCAAACAAGAAGAGAACGCTCATCCACTACCCTGAGACGATCATCAACGACCCGGCCCGCAAGTACAGAAGTCGCGGATTCGTAGCCTCTTCCTTCATTGAGGGTATGTATCCAGACGAGATGTTCTTCCACGCCATGACCGGCAGGGAGGGTATGACAAAGACCGCCATGGGGACAGCCGCCTCAGGATACATCCAGAGGTCCATCGTCAAAATCAATGAAGACCTGAAGGTTGAGTACGATGGTACAGTCAGGGACGCCAAGAAGAACATCTACCAATTCGCGTTCGGCAATCACGGCTTCGATCCCGCCAAGGTCAACATCAATGAAGCCAAGGGGGAGGTGTACCCGGTGAATATAGAACGTCTAGCAGCCAAAATGAACAGAGGAGACGGTCCCGACGATGACAGGACCGATGAGGCGGAAGTGTTGACGGAAGATGAGATTGAGGACATCGTGGAGGGGTGCACATGGAGATCTAACATCCCTGAGGTCATGTACGACCAGATGAGGAAGAAGCAGGACGGTGTCCTAAGGAGGGAGCTCAACAAGATCAGGCTCGTTCCTGACAAGTACGAGGACTTCAAGAAGTACATCATCACCAAGTACCACTCGCGCAGGGCCACTCCGGGCGAGTGCGTCGGTATCATCGGAGCCCAGAGCATCGGCGAACGCCAGACCCAGACCACCCTCAATACGTTCCACACGGCGGGTAAGCTTCAGCAATCTGGGGTTGGCAGGCTCGAGGAGATCTTGAACATGAGCAAGAAGCTCAAGGTGAAGACATGCACGATCTACTTCAAGAACAAGTTCGAGACGTCTGACGCGCTCAGGAAGGCGATCGGGTGCTCTATCGTGGGACTTCACTTTGAGGACCTCTACAAGACCAGGCCCTCAATGGAGATTGACGGTACCTCAGCCGTATTTGAGTTTAAGTTAGACGAGAAGGTCATGTATACCAACCGTCTGAACACGTACAAGATCGCATATGCAATCCACGAACGGAAGGAGGATATCTTCAGTAAGTGCCAGTGCCGCATAGGCCCCACTTCCATCACGGTCACGTTCAAGGTTGCACAGAAAAGCTTTAGCGATTACCTCACAGCGCTCAACAAGGTCTTGGTCTGTGGGATGGAGGGCGTCAAAGCGGTGCATCTGGACTACGAGCCGGGTAACCCTGATGACCCCTCTGGGAGTGAGTGGTTTGTGGTGACTGAGGGAACCAACCTGAAGAAGATGCTGGCTCACCCACTGATTGACAACAAGAGATTGTATTGTAACGACTTCTGGGAGGTCTACGAGTGCCTCGGCATCTCAGCCGTGAGGCAGATGCTCTTTGACGATCTCAAGAAGGTGGTTGGGGGCGTCAACACACTACACATTCAGCTGTTAGTGGACAAGATGACGTACAGGGGCAAACCGTGCTCTATCACGAGGTACACGATGCGATACAATGACGTGGGTCCACTCAGTAAGGCCACCTTTGAGGAGAGTACAGACATCCTCCTCGCAGCGTCAATGAGGACAGAGATTGAGAACAACGCAGGTGTCAGTGCAGCCATCATCTCAGGTAACCAGCCGAAGGCAGGCACGGGCTTCATGGGGTTGTTGGTCGATTACCAGAAGCTCATTGACGAGGATGTGAAGGGGGTTGACGAGCGGCTGCAAGATGAGGAGTACAGGTCGAATCCTGTGAGTGAGATAGAACAGAAGATGCAGACGCTGACAACTGTGGACTCTACGATTGAAGAGGATGACTACGTACCTGATGACGACTTCTAGCGGAGCTCGGTAATTTTTTTTACCAAAATCTCTTACCCTTCGGGGTAACAGAACAGAACCATGGATCAGCATTCTTCTAGACCGAGCGGCGGAGCCGTTAAAGGCTTAAGACAGTGTTTACTTAAAAACACTATGGGAGGATCGCTACAGATTAACGAGCTATTTGAAGATATTCCTGAGGATACAAGGGTGACACGTGCCGCATGGTCTCACCTCACTTTAAAAAGGTCTGCACAATTGAGATATTTGAACCCCTGTACCAAGAGTCGCTCGCTTCATTCAAAAATTACGACAACATTAAGGCCCTATTCGGCGATAGCGTACTAGTGCTGCCCACGCTGTACGAGGACTACAAGGACGGAGCCGTCTTCTACATGGACGCTCATGTGAGTGGTTGGGATAGCGCGCACAACCCCGAGCACCCGGTGCCCCTTCTCAAGGAGATTAACGTCATCAACAAGAAGCCTATAGGACCCAGCCTATTCATCGTGGACGATCTGAGGTTATGGAAGAACGGACACTGGCAAGGCATCTCCAACGCGGCCATCTGCTCTCAGTTCAGACCAGGACAGATAAAGAAGGCCTACGAGAAGAACGACAGGTATTGGATCCTCACAAATCAGACATTTGGGGACGTGGATCATCCTCATGATGGAGTGAGCTCCGCGACTGACGAAAAAATGAGGTAGATAGTAAGCGTAAGTAAGACAAATAAACGAAAATGCAAGTAGGTTAAAGGGACATATAAGTGTACTTAAAACATGCCTCAAAAAACTGCTTTGATTACTGGTGCTGGCGGACAGGATGGCAGCTACCTCGCAGAGCTGCTCCTGGACAAGGGCTACGACGTACACGGGCTCATCAGGCACTGCTCAGTGAACAACAAGCACAGAGTATGCCACCTCGAAGAGAACGAGCACTTCCACTTGCACTACGGCGACGTGACGCAGAGCTTGGTCTCACTGATCAAGAAGATCCACCCCGACGAGATTTACAACCTCGCCGCGCAGTCCTTTGCCAAGGCCTCTTTCGACATACCTAGATACACTTCTGAGGCAAATGCTACCAGCGTCCTTGAACTGTTGGAAGCTATTAGAGTAGTTAACCCTAAAATTAAGTTGTACCAAGCATCGACTAGCGAGCTATTTGGAGACGCGCCCGCTCCCCAGAACGAGTACACTCCCTTCAGGCCGCGCTCTCCCTACGCCATCTCTAAGCTCTACTCGTATTGGATGGTTAAGAATTACAGAGAGGCTTACGGGCTTTTTGCATCCAACGGTATCCTCTTCAATCATGAGAGCCCCCGCCGAGGCGGATGCTTTGTGACGAAGAAGGTGTGTCGGGGAGTGGCCGACATCAAGGACGGGTACAGTGAGTGTATCAGGCTGGGGAACCTGAACGCGAAACGTGACTGGGGACACGCTCGCGACTTTGTTGTATGTATGTGGAAGATGTTGCAGCAGGACGAGCCCGACGACTATGTGATTTGCACGGGCGAATACAAGACAGTACGTGAACTTGTGGAGGAGGCATTCAAACACATTGATCTCAAGATCACATGGGAAGGTGAAGGCCTTGACGAGGTAGGGGTTGATCAATATGGAGAGGTGAGGGTGCGTGTCGACCCCATCTACTTCAGACCTACTGAGGTTGAGTTCCTTCATGGTGATTGCAGTAAGGCTAAGAAGGCTCTTGATTGGAATCCTAGTATCAGTTTTGAAGACATGATTGCTGAGATGGTTAACATAGAGCTCCTTGACGATGAAGATTGATATGATAGCATATAAAGACCATACACGTTCTCTTACCTGAGGGGTAAGAGATGACCATAAGTACGTCCTAATGTCGTACTCATTTTTATCAGTCATAGATAAAAATGTATGCACAGTTATCTCAATTTGGTGCTTCCCCCGTGAACGCGCTACCCGTGTACAACAACGACCCCCTGACGTACTGTATTGGGAGCAACGCGTCCCAACGCTTCAACCACGGAAGCCACGCTGTTACATATGGCCAGAACAGCAGACCGTGTCAGGTCTACATGGCCAACCGGTGTGCTCAAAACTGGGACGGTGTCTGTGAGTACGCCGCCTCAAAAACAGCTAATGAGGAATACAGTCAAGTTGCAGACTCCATGTTCGCAGGTAACCAACAAACCATCGGCCTCTCTTCAGGTGATGTGCTCCTCAAGAACACCGCCCAAGACCGCTTCAGGATCGGTATGATGAACTGTGAGCTGAGGACGGAACCGTTTGATCCCGTCAACCCTTCGTCTCCGTACATCTCGTACTATGTTGGTCAGAACTGCGTGCCCCAGTACGCCGTAGACCCAACCACCATCGACCAAGACATCGTCATGAACAAGATCTTGGACAGACCCCACATCGCCAAGCAATTATTGATCAATATCAAGAACACAATGGTCAGGCAAGGAACGTTTCATCGTCTAAAAGGTACCAGGCTCGGTAACTTCTATCGCCTGTAGTGTGTCATTTCTTTGTCTCTTCTTCACTTTCATTTCTTTACCCCGTGGGGTAAGGAACACCTTGACTCCTATTTGACTGATGATTCAGTCTATTTGTAGTTGTTGGTGTACAGGGTTTTGGCGAGCTCGGTCAGCTCGTCCTTGCCCTCGGGGTTTTGCCACTCCTCAGGGATCCACTCGATGCCATACGTGGCTCCTACCAGATCCCCTACCAGCTTGGCGATTGTGTCTGTGTCGCCCCCGAGGTTAGCCGCCATGATCAATGCTTCCTTGGGCTTCGTGAAGTTGTAGAAGAAGCAAACGAGGGCACAAATGAAGCAGTCGATGGCTTTGATCTGGAAGAACATGTCGTCTCCGAAGATACTTTTGTTCACGTTCCACTGCGTTTCCTCAAAGCGTTTCTTGTTGTCAGGATGTATGAGCGTGAGGTAAGCGTGGATTGTGGTGTTTTTGACTCGTTGAGCGAGCTCTTTTGCGTAGAGATAGATAGACTCTGCAGTCTTGTGTTTCTGGTTGATAATACTAATCAGAAGCTTGACGTGGATGAACGCCGTGTCTGTTGCGTTTTTGTTCTCACCGTGAGTGCAGTAGATGGCATACTTAATCTTGTCGTACAGGTCTTGGTCGGAATCGTACGTGATAAGTGCCATCGGAGCAATCCTCATGACGGCACCGTTCGTCTCAGCGGCGTTGGCCAGCATGCAGTGGTTCCAGTTACCGAGCAGGTCCCTGGTCTTCTTTGAGTAGCCGCGTCTACTGTTCTTCACGACATTCTGATACATGCTGTGTACCTCTTGGACCATCGAGTGGTCTTTGTTTGGTGTCTGATACTTGGCAAGATAGCGGGCCAGAACCAGGGTGAGCTCTGTGTCGTCGGTGTAGCGGTTGTGACAGAATTTGGTCACGTAGCTGTTCTTCGTTCTGATGAAATCAAACGTCTTCCCTTCGTTGGTTGAACCAAGGATGTCTCCAATGCACCCTCCGAGGAGGGTACCAATATATCGTTCACAATGAGTAGGCATTGTTCGTTTAGTTTATATGCCTTATCTCTAATAGCAAAATTTCAAAATTTCATTATATCTCGGACTCAACTTCAAATATTTTCTCAAGTGAGTCATAATCTGGTTCGTCTTCGTATCCAAGACCTATCACTTCGCTCATATACTTGAGGAGGCGTTTGTGGGACTGCTTTGGCATCATCTTTTTCAGGACTGACTCCTCTCCATTTGAGATCATTTGCTTTGCGGACTGTTTAGCGTCAAGCACAGCGCTCTTACCTGTCATCTTTACCCAGGGCAGCACGCCTCCAAACAGTGATGCGATGAGGAGCCACCCCATGTTCTCGAGATCTGAGCGCCTGCTGGGGATCGCACCCACGTGTGAGTCCTCACTGATGAAGGGTAATGTGCCTCTATGAAGACAGAGCTTACCGGGCGTGTAGGGGGTATGCGTGCCGTCCCTTACAAACTTGTGAACTAGACCAAAGTCTGTGATGTACAGGGATATGTTCCCTCTCTCAGACCGTACAAGCACATTTTTGGCTTTAAGGTCTCCATGGGAATAACCGAACGAGTGAATGAAGCGGATGGCCGATACGAGCTGGCGAGCCATCCCACAGCGTTCCTGTTTTGAGAGGTAGATGTTGTCGATGAAGCGCTGCAGGTCGAACGGGAAGCGCTCTATCACGATGAAGCGGAGGTCGTTAGCCACCCCCGACGTCACGAGGTCCGGTATGTACTTGGGCGCTTCTGTTGTGTCCAACCGTTGCAAGTCCCGGTAGAAGCGCTCTTCTTTACGCAGCTGATCATCTGACCGGTGCTGTGTCTTAACCACGACTTTGTCATTCTCTGTACATGAGTAAATGGTCCCGAATCCTCCTTTACACAGCCTTTCATCAAGAGACCAGGGCTTACCTTGATGATCAACAAGTGTCTGACTACCGACCTTTTCAGTTCGTATGAGGACCTTGCCGATAGTCTTAACACCAGCTTTAGTAGTTGTAACCATTTTATAGTAAGATGATTTTTGACGAGGAACACCTCAAAAGACCATCAGATATGAAAAATTGAAAATTGCAAATTTGAATTATTGGATTCTGGGAATAAGGGATTATAGTAATACAAAACCATATAAACCCAATCATGAACGCACAAACTATCAAAGCTAAGACCTCCAAGACCTCCAAGACCTCCAAGACCGCCAAGACAGCCAAGACTGTCAGGGCCGTCAAGGCTGCCGAGGTCGACGAGGCACAGGAGGACATTTCCTCTGGGGCGGAAGAGCTTGAGGAGCCCAAGACTAAGCTCACCTCCAAGACCTCCAAGACCGCCAAGACCGCCAAGACCGCCAAGACCGCCAAGACCGCCAAGACTGTCAAGGCTGTCAAGGCTGTCAAGGCTGTCAAGGTCGACGAGGCACAGGAGGACATTTCCTCTCAGGAGGACATTTCCTCTCAGGAGGACATTTCCTCTCAGGAGGACATTTCCTCTCAGGAGGACATTTCCTCTCAGGAGGACATTTCCTCTCAGGAGGACATTTCCTCTCAGGAGGACATTTCCTCTGGGGCGGAAGAGCTTGAGGAGCCCAAGACTAAGCTCACTGGAAAGGAGAAGACGTTTGCCAGACTCGACGAGCTCTACGCCGGACTCTATGAGGACGAGTCCGACTCTGAATGGGAGGATGCAGACAGCTATGAAGAGGATGTTGAGGAGGCCAGTGAGGAGGAACGCAAGAAGATCGACGAGATGGTTGAGGAGGTCAAGATGTTCGCCGAGAACATGATCAATGACCTGGGCGATATGATAGAAGACCCTAAGCCCGTCATCAAGTCCCTTGAGAAGGAGGTCACCAAGATGACTGAGGTAATAAATTCCCTCAAGGATGAAGTTGATGAGCTCAAAGAACTGGATGAAGATGATCGAAGCGAAAACGAACTCAAGGAAAAGAAGAAGGAGCTGGCCAAAATGAGGAAGGCCCTCAGGACTACCAAAGCCAGCATCAAGGAGAAGAAGGAGTGTATCTCAGACTACAAGAAGTACAAAGAAGAAAAGACTAAGATTGAAGCCGAACTGTTCAGGTTTGAGAGCATGGCTGCCTACTTTAACACTGTTGAAGATCTGATTAGGTACGCCACCTCATATGTAGATGAGTATGTAGATGAGTTCAGTGCCTACTTTGCTCCGTTCAATTGCAAAAATGACCTACTTCGCTCTCTCTTTTTCAACGACACTTATGATGTCCCCTATACGACTTGCGTAGACATGGATTCCCCCTTGGACTTTTCTAATCTTCGCATAGAAGAGGAGTATGAGGAATACAGGATAACCAACGGCATGTCTGCCCCTGAATGTTCTGTTTCCCAGCTTGAGTGGGATGAGATCTATGAGAGTTTGGGAGAAGAGCACTATGAATATACTGGGTACATAAGCAACAAGCTGAACATGAAGCAGCTCAAGTTCATCTGCGTCTACAATAATATCCCCAGAGATGGCAAGAAGTCAGACATCATTGAGCGCCTCAACTCGCCTTATGAACTCTATGTTCCCAAGAGCAAGAGGACCGAGCCATTTGACACCTTCGCTATAGCCGACCCCAATCAGGAGAAGTATGACGAACTCATGAAAGACAAGTCCTACTACAAGAATAGCACCACTATGAAGATCCTAAGGCAGCGCAAGATCATGGGGTGCCAGCTCATGAGGGCGACCAATGCTGAAATCAAGTACATCTTCTCAGAGCTTGGTCTTGAAATTCCCAAAGGCAAGCATGAAGACCTTGTGAAGAAGCTCATTGAGCACTACCATAAGATCTTCTAGATACCTAGAAGAAGGTAGGGTAGCCTCAGGTAAGTACCTATTCGGTCCGCGACAACACCACCAGTCGCTCAAAATTCGTTACCCCTCGGGTAACGAATATGATGACGAAAAAAATCAAATCAAGCATAAATACCTCCAAAACATGAGTTATAGTTTAAGGAGAATAAGGATAAATTAAAGAAACATGTTTGATCACTCAGTTACTATTTCCAATGAATTGGTTGCGTTACAGCCCATGTACTTGGACCGCCATATCCTTGAGCACATCAGGCAGAAATTGAGGAATGCGAAGGTTGGTATATGCAGCAAGGAGTATGGCTACATCAAGGACATAGAGATCAAGAATGTGACGCAAGTTGAGATCTCAATGGCTGACGGCGGCACGCGCTTTTCGACCACGTACGCAATCCAATCCATGTTGCCAAAGCCAGGGAATGTCTACGTGTCCAAAAACGTGATCATATTAAACAACTCTGCCATGTGTTGTATTCTAGCAACAGTCGACGATACATGCGACACGCCGTTTCAGATCTTCGTCATGAATGGTACAGTCAAAGGTAAGAAGTACAAATTTGATGACTGTAAGTGCACAGTACCCGTCATCAAACAAGGAGTGTCCATGGACTTTGTCTTGGGTGACATCGTCGTGGACACAGTGGCATACCATGAAAAGAAGTTCATAGTCACTGGTAAACACACCCATACATCATGCAAGACCACAAAAGATGATAAAGAGGGTCATACAAAGACTGAAGGAACTAAGCATCATGGATTACATAAGTATGAATAATATAAGCATGGATACTGTCAGAACCTACACTGAGCTCATGCTCACCAGACGCGGCTACACCATTGGGGATTTCATGGACACCGACGAGGAAGGGATACCCGGTAAAAAACCCAGACTAGAAGTAACCAAACCTGACGGTACAAAGGCAATCGTATTCTTTGTGCACAAAAAAAACAAGGCAGATAAGGTTACAATCAATGTAGTGAAGGCCATCATCTCAATGGCCAAGGAAATCACACACATACTGATCGTTCACGACACCGTTCTCACACCGGACGCGAAGCAGAATATCACCAACTCCACAGACGAGCTCATAGCCCTCTATCAGTTTGAGACTTTTACGTTCGACGATCTCAGCTACGACCTACTCGACGTCCAACGCCATTCGCCAGACATTACGATCCTCACAAAGGCACCCCCTCAAGCCAACAGGCTTCCCGTCCTGCTGGCCTCAGATCCACTTGCTAGATATCTGAGGATCCGCCCTGGCGATATCGTCCAGGGAAGATTCGGAGACGAAATGATTACGATAAGACGATGTGTAAACGCATAACGTGTAGCATATTCCGTCCAATCCTAACCGCCCAATCCTAACCGTCCAATCCTAACCCTTCGGGGTTACGATATACTCGCGTGTTTTTGAATGTAGGCTATATATAACATTTCTGAAGAAAACATGACTATGAAAGTATTGGTGACAGGAGTAACAGGGTTCATCGGCTCTCACTGTGCCGTTGAGCTTTTGCAACAAGGCTACGATGTCGTAGGTATAGACAATTACGACAACTCATACGATGTTAACGATGAGATCTTGGCCTTAAGCGACCGATCGTTGTCGAGAGGCACTTACTCTTTCCATAAAGTCGACCTAATGAACAAGAACGCCGTTGAAGAGATCTTCAGGGAACATAGTGTGGACATTGTGGTGCACCTAGCCGGCAAGAAGGCCGTCTCCGAGTCCATCACCAATCCCATCATGTACTACCAGACCAACATCCTCACCTCGTGCAACGTCTTTGCGGCCGCCCTTCGATACAACGTGGACAAAATTATCTTCAGCAGCAGCGCCACCGTCTACGGCATCCCCCAATACATGCCCATCAACGAAGACCACCCAACCGGCCAAAACATCACCAACCCATACGGCAAAACCAAACACGTAATTGAAGAGATGCTCAGGGACCTGGTGGCCTGTAACGACACATTGAGCGTTGTAGTTTTGAGGTACTTCAACCCATGCGGGGCTCATCCGTCTCACATGTTAGGTGAAGAGCCCAAGGATAACCCCAACAACCTGTTCCCCATCATCGCCCAATACGTGAAACAAAATAAGCCTGTGGGTGTGTTTGGGACCGACTTTGCCACGCGAGACGGGACGGCCGTGCGCGACTACATCCACATCCACGACCTTGCCAGGGGGCATGTGGACGCTGTCCGCTACGCTTGCTCCACATATCATGGATTCTTTCCTTTCAATCTGGGGACGGGTGCCGGCTACAGTGTCAGGGAGATCTTGGACACATATGGAGGTACAAACAACATCGAAGTGAAGCACGAGGATAGACCTAGGCGTCAGGGAGACGTGGACGAACTTGTGTGCGACGCTACCAGGGCCCGTTCCGATCTGGGATGGGAACCAAAAAAGACCCTGAAGGACATGTGCTACGATTCGTGGTTATACAGTTATGAGTAAATATATCATTATCTAAAGAATGGAGTTAAAGACGCTGTTTTGTGAGTTGATAAAAAATGCTCGGGTGGTCGTGGGTGAAGAGGATGGCCTGAGATCAGATCATCCATTTGAGTTGGTGGGATATGGCGAGCAGATGGGGCGCTACTGGAGGCTTGCTCGGTTTGACGACCCTGACTCTTTCTACATTGAGGACTTTGGGGACTTCCACTATAGCGGGCGCCTCAACATCGATGCCTACGGGGAATACATTGTATGGTAGAGTAGTGTCGGTACTACCAGAAGAACGACTTAATTCAAGAGCACCTGTGGATATAGTCTCATTTGCAAACAACAATATAGGTGAATTCAAAATAATGTTTAAAGGTAGTAATCCTTGTAATTTTATGAGTTTGGTCTATATATGGACAGTCTAAAACAACGAAACACTGGAATCTCATGATGTCTAATTTATAACCAGAGGAGGTTATAAAATTTTCAAAAATTACACTTTACATGAACTACAATCTTTGTAATACCAAAAGAGGAACAGACTGATGATGAGGATGACGATGCCTGTGGAGATTATAATCCTTTTCCTTTTTTGATAGTCTTCTTTTGAGGATAGGCCTGCCATACCAGCACCAGCTAATGCGATTGGAACAGCCATGCACATACCACAAAAATCTTCGCGAACTTCTTCTTTCATTTTGGTATACTGTGATTTTTTTCATCTGGCTAGCGGCTGCGCCGCCCGGCGACCTTGAGCGAGCTCGGTAGAGGCATACGTCTGGACTCTACATCCACTTCATAGTTGGTCTGATTTCTATTCCAGATCTGCTTGCTCATGAGATCCTCTCTGTGGAATTGACTATCCCTGATCCAACTAAGGCAGTTCTTGTTGTCCATGCTGGCTCTACAGTAGTGAGGTTTGTACGAATCCATGGGATCAACGTAATCCTCCTTCACTACGAGGCCTGGCTTAATAAATAGTTCAGAGATAAAGGGTACAGCAAGATCCTTACCATAATAGTATGTATTCTGACCTCCGTGTATATTTGAGTAAGAATTATAACTCGCCGCTCTGTACCCCGGTATATATGGTGTATCCCGTACCTGTACTTTACCATTGAGAGGTATATTGTCAAGGGCTAACCTCTGTCCACTGTGTGCGGAACTTACAAGACGTGGGTCTTGACTGACAAACGCCACTTTGTTACATACATCACGTGCAGACTGTGACACACAGGGCACTTTCTCGAAATCAGTATCCCATGAGCTTAAGACATTCATCCTCACATAGTCATTACTATCGGCAACGGGACGAATTGAAATGCGTACAGGAGGTTTACAATCTAGCGACCGAGCGGCTAGCGACCTTCGGTCGCCGGCGGGCTTGCGGGGCGCACTACCCTCAATTGCCGAGTCATTAGTGTTTTCACTCTGATAAGTAGTCATTTTTTGATATGTAAGGAGAAAAGCCTGTAAAAAATATCTATGTTAAGCAAAAAATGGACGACATTATGATATTGATGAACAAAGTCATCATTGACATCCACGGGGGGTTCGACGACACCCAGTTCGGGATTTTTGATGACGATGAGCAGGAACAACTTCGTTATATTTGGGACAAGGTTGCCAAACGTGATGTAATGAAGTTCATGAATATCCTCTCCCCTGCCCAGAAACAAAGAGTTGCAATATGGGTGGCAAACCGCACAGACTACTCAGTTGACGACCTGGTTAAGGCCCTCAAGAAATTTACCAAATTTCTTGAGTCTGCCAGTTACGCCAATCACACCGTTTACCCTAAGCTCGCATCGTCTAAACCCAAGCGTGTTAGAAACGCCTCCGTGTTCCGTAAGAAAAAAAACACCAGTTAATGAATGTATTGGGGCAGACTATAGCCTGTTGTTTTTTCCAGCAGATGTATATTGAAGACGAAGACGAGGATGACCTGCTCCCGTTATGTCAATTCAATTGAGCGGCCCTGCAGTAGGAAAACAACTTGAATTTTAAGGATTTATAGATAAGGCCGTTAAAAAAAAATCATGGATCAAACGAAGCATAAAGATGCGTGCCTGGATATACCGAGCGACCTTACCGAGCTTCGCTCGGCCGGCGGCGGAGCCGCTCGGTCGCAGGGCGGGGCTCCGCCCCGCAGCCCTGCTCGGCCGGCGCGACAAGAATGCTCGGTTCACATCACTTTCAAAAATGCAGAAAATCACTTTGTGAAACGTATTTGGAACACCTTTTTTAAGCTAGACGCTCTATGCTACTACAGGATGCTTGATGTATTAACATTTCTTTGCACCCTTGAAGTGATCGATATAGTCACCGCTGCCTTAAGCTGCGTGTTCAACTCTATCATGTTCAAGTCCTTCAAGATCTTCTCCACTCCCGAGTTTAAGAACTTCCACTACGACGAGAACAAAAACATCATCAAAAACTTATACAACTTCGCTCGCAATACTATTAAACAAGTGACCACGGTTAAAGTTCCTAAAAGCAGAAGTAAGACTTGCTTAGTGTTTGGCTTCCTTTTTTGTATCCTCCCAGAATTCATCCTGAGGAAGATAGTTCTTGGACCGCTGATGATCGTCACGTTTGGGCTCCTCCTGATGACCTCGTGGGTGGGAGTTTTTATTTTCATTCCTCTGTTCTATCTTTTATGGTACATCATCAAGTTCGTGTCAAAGATCATTTTAGTCTTCCTAGCAATAACAACAACAATCATCCTCACTATATGCGTGTTTTTGAGCGCAGGCCTGTATTTTGTTTTCATGACCGTTTTCATGTTAACCATAGGTATTGTATTGTTCTTCATCTACCCCCTCCTCTTCGTCCTCAGGGTAGTTATCCTGAGCGCGGTCACCGTCATCTACTACGTCCTCAGAGCTCTCTCAATGACCAAATCGTGTTGCTTCATCACCGACTCTTCGGCCCGTATTGGCAGTTGTGACCGAGCGGACGAGCTCCGCTCGGTAACGCTTCCTATAAATGTAGTACAAACTCTTGAAGTGTCATAGCGTCTTAGCGTCTTCTATTCGTAACCATACGTGGTTATGAAATCATATGTCTTTATAAAAAGAAACCAGGCCCGCAGTCGCACTAAAGCTAATTATCTGTATATCAAAATGGAATGTCAAATCTGTTGTAACAAATATACCTCAAAATTGAGGCGAAAATATACATGTCTCGAGTGCTCGGAAAGTGCGTGCACAGGCTGCGTATTCAAACATATGATGGACAACCTCGGCGACTTCAAGTGCCTCTTCTGTAACGCCCAAGTCCTCATTACCGACCTGAGGGAATACTTGTCCGCGGCCAAGTACAAACAACTAGCCGATAAAGAGATAAGCCACCTCTTCGATCTCGAGATCGCCATGCTCGACGCCACAAAAGCGGCATTAGATGAAGAACAACGCATAATCGAGATGGAGATCGTTATCAAGTGGCTGCGCAAGGATGGCATGGACGATACGCAGATCTTGCACGCACTAGTCGAGATGGGGTACATGAAAGAGGGGCCTAGTAAGCACCTATCCTTTGTTCATATGTGTCCCAAGTGTAATGAGCTCCTACCTACCGGCTCCGCCGCCCGGCGAGCGGAAGGCGGGGCTCTGCCCCGCAAGCCGCAGGCCGAGCGGAGCTCGGTACCTTCGGTCGCTACTGAGCTTGCGGGCAGCCCATACACATGTGATTCTTGTAAGGCTAAGATATGCAGTATATGCATTGAGGAAGCTGAACCAGGCCACACTTGCAATAAAGATATGCTGGAAACGATCAAGCACATACATGCAACCTGTGAGACTTGTCCCAAATGTCATTCCATTATTGAGAAAGAAAGCGGAGGCTGCGACCAGATGTTCTGTACCAAATGTAATACAACATTCTCATGGACCACACGCCGAATCCTGACTAAAGACGAGGTCCGACACAACCCTCATTTCTATGACTGGCAACGCCAACAGAAAGAAGGTGTTCGTAACCCTCTGGATAACCCATGCGAGGGACACTTTTTAATCAAGTGTCAAGACAAGCTCAATAACGTGGAAGTCCTTCCTGAGAAGTTGGATGAGACGCCGATCAATAATGAAAAACCAAAAAAAAGGCCCAACATCTCTGTTACCAAGGGCTCATACCTAAAGTTTGTTCAGGGGATGTTGATCCACTCGGTAGAGACCATCGTTGGGATCCAGGAGAGGGATGACTTTATAAGGCAACAGTTCAGGGCACGCTACCTCACAAAACACATTAATTTCAAGCGTTGGAGGAGAAGATTCAAGCAACATATCAATACCCTACGCAGGAATAACGAAACAAAGACCCTCCTCCTGGCATGCCTCGACAGTCTCTATTACATCGTCCTGGAAGCAGACGCAGACATATATATGATTAAGCAGTTATTTTACATCTTAACAGTCAGTCTCAAAGCGGTCCAAGACCACTATGGACGGACCCTCAACTATTTAATCAGTACCGAGAACGTGATGCTACCATATATGACCTGACCTGGCAAGTTAGACTTAGCACGAGTGAGTTATAAACGTCTAATCACACCCAAAATGCACATATTCAAGACTAAATTACTTGAGTTCATTGCAGAACTGTTGGCCCTGTTTGAGGATAAAAACAAAATTGTGTGTAAACGGCTCATTTACTACCGTCATCAAGTGAAGAACAAATTGGATGAAGAGGACCTGTACGCCATGGCAATTGATTTCCTATCACAAGAAAGCGTAAGAGAAATGATGTCTGTTCACAACCATCGAGTAATGAAGGGGACGTCGCTCGAGATGGACGTTGATCTACTGTGGGAGTCGTGTACCTCCAAGAATAAAGCCATCATATGGAAGTGGGTTGATGTGATCATAGAGACGCTCGATCCCTACCTTGCTTAGTTCTAAATTGTATAAAAATATTGACTGAGGAAAAATGAGAGGAAATTTTTCTAGAGCCCGGACACCCGCGAATTCAGAATACACGCTCCGCGTCATGCCTTATAACGAAGACCTGAGAGAGAACTTCATTGACCTCACGAAGCCCGACAATATACCCATCTTCCTGCTGGTAGCTATCGTCGTCATTCTATTTCTACTTTATAGACGCTAGCGGCGGACGGGCGACGGAAGGTCGCTAGCCGCCCGGCGACCAAAGGTCGCTAGCTCGTTGTTCATAGTCATTTTTATAACCCTTAGGGTTATAAACATCTGTTCCCATCATTCATACTTCCATCAATCATACCCTATGTATTGAGGACATGTTCTTCAGTTTAACACAGTCAAAGGTTCTAGCCTTCTCAAGTGCTCGCTTCATGTCATCTATCCCAATCAACTTACCGTCAATGAGGCACATCTCAAGCTCAAACTTGACATCACTACTGAGCCATCATGAGCGGGAGGTCTCCGTCTACGTATCCAATATAAAGCTCTTCTCCGTCAAGGAAGCGAATGAGTGGCAGCTCCTCTCCGTCAATTTCCTCAATGGCCACAACGACGCCACGGGATCCCGCCCTTCTATCGCGATACTTAGCAGTGAGAGCTACCTGAGATCCGGGGCCGAGGTAGAGTTGTTTATTACCTTTGGTTCCGAAGTCATAGATATGAGTATTGCCCGTTATAGTCTTGTAGGAGTCTATGGTCTTTTTCAGGACTTGCCTGTCAGTCGCATTGATGATGATGGTGGGCTGAATGGAAAGGGGGTCTGACGGTGGGGAGAAGACAAGGGTCCTGTTCTCCAGTTCCTCAAGTTTATGAGGAGTGAATGAGTTGACAAACTGTTGGTAGTCTAGATGGCTGTTGATGATATACCTGGCTATGGTACGATCCTTCTCTTTCTCATCTTCGGGAAGATCAGCGTACTTGGTGGCGGCACATTGATTGCGTCGTTTGTCGCCGAGAGCGACATTGGGCTTCCTGTAGCCGTCGGTCCAGGGCTTGTCTTCCACCCAGAAGGTGTAGTTCTCTGCCCACGCTTCATGGACAATGTCAGAAGCGGCTCCACGTCAAAAGTGAGGTTCTGGAACAGACATACACATGTTGTCATAGCCGAACGCTCCGGGTTGGAGAGGTGTTGCCTAGTACAAGCCATATGTCTGTGGACTGCTTGAACCCAATCTTTGAGAGGTATTGTATTGAAGGGGTGATCATATCTGAACGCCCCGGTCGCGGTACAATGCTTCTTTGTTTTCATGATGATGATTACTTACGACAGTCATTATGCAAAGTGTGTTTTCAACTATTGGTCTTGGTCTTTTTTATAACCCTCCGGGGTTATAAAACTTAAAAAAAGAAGGTGGTCTAATCAGTCTGAGAAGTCGAACATGTCAATGCCCAGCCTACGTCTGATGGTGGTGACTGAGATTTTGAGGCGCTTGTCCTTGATGCGTTGCTCTATCTTCTCAAGATCTGGCTTAGTCCCTGCGACGAGCTCCTCGGGGACATCATCGCACCTGAAGAGGGTGCGTGTCTTTTCATGAGCCAGCGCGGAGATGTCGAGCTTCGTATTCTGTTTGGGTTTGGTCACCGACTCGCCTATCGTCTCTATGTTTTTGTACTTCTTGATGTATTTGAGAGAGGTGACCGGTCCAATACGCGGTATGTTATCGTTGAAATCGGTACCGCACATGATGCACAGATCCAACCAGCTCGCCTCGTCCAAGTCCAGTCCTGACAATATGGTCTCGGTCTTGATCTGTGTGAACTCCTTGGCACCTATGTCCACGTCGTAGAGCATGATGGGGACGCAACACGCAAGCACGTCCGTGTCCTTGGTCATCACCGCGTCTGCGATTCCCCTCTTCACGAGCTCGGCACAGATGACCTCGGCCTCTCCCGCTGCCGTGATGTAGGGAATGCCAAACATGGTCAGTAATTCTCTGACGTTCTGGAAGTCTGATTCTGTGATGTTCAGGATGTTACCACGCAGCTTCTCAATGTATTGCTTGACTTTTGAGGATGAAAAATCGGAGGACGACACACCAGACGTCTTGCGGGCTGCCTGTGTTCTCCCACTCATGATGATCTGAGTTGAGCGTACCTTCGCGTTGATGTCGTGCAGGTCTTGGCTAATATCGCCAGTCTTGTTGTATTGTTCCAAGTCGTTCTCGAGCTTCTGGACGCGCGCGATGGACGCGTCCTTCTTATCAGCGCGCTTCTTCTTCTCATTACTCTTCTCTTTGGGGGATTGCCCGTCGAACACAAATGTTGGATGGATGTTGTGCTCGAGTAGGGCAGTAAAGAGCGTCATGAACATTTCTTCATACATCTCCTTACGCGCGGCTTTGTACATACAAATGTAGAGCGACACGTCTACGACGATCTTCTTATTTTCAAAGTTTTTCATTGGGACCCGCTCCTCGTATGAGGGGAGCTGCTTCTTGAGTAGATCTCTGAGTCCTTTAATACCCATCTTTAATTTATCTCATATATTGTTACCGTTAAACTTCATATTTTTTGGATGCATCCATGTATCCAAGTGTATATCTCGGCACATCGTGATGTGATGAGATTTTTTTGTTTTTTATGGTTAGTTAGTGCCGCCCAGTAAGTGATGTGTGATGCGACATGTCGCTCGGTACACACTACTGAGTAAAGATGGGTTAGTACCGCTCCAAAGAGGAGTGAGCGATATTGAAAGTATTGAAAGCCGAGAAAGGAAACATACCTTACCTATGCGCGAGGGCTCTGAGTACGCATGATGAAGTCGGTGACACGCTCCTTATCATGGATCTTGACGCACCTGCGGGTGGAACTGTTGTTGTAGCGCCTCGTCTTCCTCTCCTTACCATCACTGTCCTTCTTGGTGATGAACTCAATATCGACGCCCTTGCAGTCCTTGTGCTTGCACTCGAACTCATTCAGATTGTCCTTGATCTTATTCTGCACCTCAATGCGGGAGTGAGCGAACTTGCACTCGGCCCCGAACCTGCATTCACCATTATTCTTGATGGCGTTGGCCTCAACCTTGAACATGTTCTTGCAAAGCAGGAACTTCTTATCCACAGGCTCAAGAGGTCTGGCGCCGGGGGAGCTGTTGGGGGTGCGGATCGGTGACTTGTTAGGTGACTTGTTAGGTGACTTGTTGGGTACACGCTTATCGGTCTTGGGAACAGCTGGGGGCTTCTTGTGACCAGGGGGGTGCGTGAATGTGCACTTGCGGTTCTCACACTTGAGGTCGTTCTTGCACATGGGTTTGACGCTCTTAGCGCCCGTCTTCTGGTCAGTGCTCTTTCCTGATGGCTTTCTGAGGAGGTTGATGTCGTGAGAGAACTTGCAGCGTCCCTCAAACTTGCACTCCTCACCATTCCTGATGTGATTACAGAGCCTGGTAGAGTAGTCGACCTTGGGCTTGGGGACGTCATGCGAGTACCTGCACTTGGCGCCATAGGGGCAAGATTTGCCCTCATTGATGGCCTTGCAGATGATGTGCTCAAACTCGATGTAGGTCCTGTTGCCCACACGCACCTTGATGTTCATGGCAGGCATGTACTTGCCAGGGGAGGTGTTGGGCGTGCGCACCCTGAGCTCCTGCTTCTTGGGAGCGGGCTTGACGATTGCGCCCAGGACGGGGTAGTCGTCACTGTCGAGGTCAGACTCGACGACAGGCAGCTTCTCAAGCCAGTTCAGCTTGCCCTCCAGGACGGACAAGCCCTGGAGCTCCTTCTTGCTCTTCTCGCGAAGCAGCTTCAGACGAATCGCGTTAGAGATCTCCTCGTCTGCCTCTTCATCCTCCCAGATCTCGTCCTCAGAGTCTTCATCCTCATCGTAGTACCTCTTCCTGTCGAGGTTGACCTCGCATTCGTCGGAATCGTAGCCGACGTCGCTGAAGGCGTCTATGTCTTCATACAGAGGAACATCTTCCTCGTACATGTACTCCTCCTCCATTTCGTATCCGTTAGAGAAAATGTTCTCAACGGCATCAGTGGTAGCGATAGCTTTGTTGCAATACATATTTGTATTCAGTTAATTTTACTCCATATTTCTACGAAGTGAGATTTCAACTTTTCATAGGGACTTGGTAACTTTAACTCAAAAGATTTCTTTAAGTACCTTTAATTTCAAAGTCAATAGTTTGAGGATATGGCTCCAAAAAATAGCCCTTGTTGGAGTGATCTGTAACCCATGAGGTTAGAGATGACAAACGATCTACTCCTTGGATGGTGTGTGATTCAGGAGCTTGATCTCTGGCCTCTTGAGCCTGAATGCTGACTTAACGAGTGGCAACAGTTGCTTACGGTTGCCTCGGATGTTGAGTTCGTCGAACACCTCCTTCTTACTGATCTCGTCGCATTTCAATTTCACCACGTAGTCCAGAATTTTCGCGACGAGCTCTTTGTTTGTATTCGCCTCCAGGGTCTGGGTGTTCACGCTGCCATCCTCATCACATTGCGTGATGGTAGTGAAGTTACACTTGGTGGGTGGAGGCACCACTGGTCTGAGGTTGTATTTATTGAGGTTCTTGAAGAACCTATCCAGATGTTCATTGACGTATTCTACCTCCTCATTGTAATGATCACTACAGTACTTGACGACGTATTTGATGTCGTTGTAGTGCATATTATACATCTCTTTCCTGGCCGTGTCCCTGAAGCGGGAGAGCAGCGTCTTGAGACGTTCCTCGATCTGTTTGTAGTTGACGACTAGGAAGAGGTCTGAGAAGAACATCTGATCATTTTTAGGCCGTCCTGTGTTGTATGTACCCAGTCGGCTGTCAACCTTGTGACACGACTCGATGCCACCAACCTTGAACTTGTTTTCGGACGCATATCGATCTGTGGTCGCGATGTAAATGACCTGCGTGGCCTTAAGCTTGGTGTTGTCGACCAATAGATCGTTCATGAGCTTATTGTGACGCTCTACCTCTGCTGTGTAACGGCCCTGTTTCTTGAGTTCTTGTTGATGTTGTTCATCCTTTTTCTCGAGTTCTTGTTGATGTTGTTCATCCTTTTTGCGTTGTTCTTCCTTGAGTTGTTCCTTTTCGAGTTCACTGATGCGCAGTTGTTCCTTCAAGTGGCGCGCGAGGGCATCGACGTCTTCCTGGTTTGACTTCACTTCATACTTCCCCGTCCTCCTCAGGGATGGGAGGACCTCTCCTGTGATCCAGTCCTTGAATTGGACCGCTGCCGGTTTCTTAGACTTGATGGCGAGGTCGTAGAGGCCCGTTTCTGAGACGTAGCGGACTTTGGTCTCATTATTAAGTTCTGTATCGTTGTCCCCCCAGGATCGTCTCAGCTCATACAAACTCTTTTTATCCTCAGCCTTGACATGAGTTTTGAGCGCGTTTCTGTAGTTATCATATTCCATCACATCACACACATCCCTCCCACAGAACCAAGGCTCTTCCTCGGTCCCCACCATCTTGATCTCCTTGTCCTCAAATATGAGGACCTCCTTCAGAAACTGATTAATATCCATTCCGGTTGTCATTTCGTATTGTTTTACTTTTGGGGTTGTTCCAGAAACTTAAAATCAACTTATTGACACCGATCAATCGGGGGGATCATATTCTTGATCATATTTTTAGCTTTGGTCTCATTATGCAGATCCTGCGTCGTACTATCCGACAGTACGACGCAGGATCGTCTCAACCCATACAAACTTTTTAAGCTTTGGTCTCATTATGCAGATTCCTTTCCCATAGTCGTGGCAAGATTGAACATATTATTACAACGCAGTTGGCGTATGTATAGCTCTGAATAATCACTCATTTATAGGCACTTTCTTGTTTCTTAGAGTGAAATTAATATCTTGGATAGTAGTAAATTACCGACCATGTTTCTGATGACTAGATCATATGGCTCTGCCGAATTGGAGTACCTTGAGCGAGAACTTCATAAGCGTTACAGGCTAGGAGATGTGTTTGCCGTACATCTACCCTGCTCACACAGATACCGTGTAAAGAAAGGAGGCCGCAAGGAGCAGCAGATCATGGACTCGGACAGCAACGTGCTGGACGACCAGACGTGCTCCGTGTGCTTCAAGATGCGATGCCTTGATGACAAGCCCGCACTGTCTGAGATCGAATACGTGAAGGATAAGGACGGTGATGAGGAACCGAGTATAGAGCTATTGAAGGCAAAGCATGGCTTCTATCAATGGCTCTATGAGCGCTTGAACTGACGGACAAGCGACCTTTGGTCGCCGGTGTTGATCTGTTACCCTTCGGGTAATAGATGTAAATGACCTGACAGGTACCGAGCGAACGAAGGCGAGGCTTGTGACCATCACGTACGGATCTCATCTGCTATAGATTGACTGAAATCCCAGCTTCTGGCGTTCAACAAGTTCATCATTCTGATCCCATAAGAACACTGCTAGGCCAAAGTGGACGCAGCGCATCAGCAGCCTGTTCCATCTGCCTGGGATCTGGCGTAGGGTTCAGGTGATGATATTGCCGGTCACGCTTGGCAGAGTCCGCTTCAGATCGTATTCTATCCTCTTCACGTTCCTTCTCATGCTGTTGTCTATCCTCTTCACGGTCCTTCTCATGCTGTTGTCTAGACTTTTCACGTTCCTTCTCATGTTGTTGTCTAGACAATTCACGTTCCTTCTCACGTGTTTGTCTATCCTCTTCACGGTCCTTCTCATGCAATTGTCTATCCTCTTCACGGTCCTTCTCATGCAATTGTCTATCCTCTTCACGTTCCTTCTCATGTTGTATTCTAACCTTTTCAATTTCTATCCTCATAAACCTCATATGTTCTGCGAGTTCACATACCACTAGAACTGTAACAGTCAAGTCCATCGAACACGAGAGATCGCCAGGGCAAGCAAGACCATGGATGAACAACAATACACCTTCATGGCGATAAAGGAGCGTAAGATATATCAGGAAACAGATGTGGCTCTTATCAAGCGCAAGGTTGGTGGTTACCCCTTGATTATTTACTCCTTGATTATAACCACTTTCTGACATCTTTTTTATTATGCTTACTCTTACCTTTAAATGACTTTAAGAAGTCTGGTTAAAACCTACCTAGCATCCACTTTCAAACTCCATACTTTCTTTGCTATCAACTTACTGTTTGCTTGCCCTATATCATTTGTAACCTCTTCTATGATAAGTTCTTTAAACTTTTTAGTTTCCCCTTTTTCAACGTACACACTTGGTGAGTCAAACTTTGTCAAGGCACTTGCAATTGCGTCATCAATTGCGTCATCCAAGGCGTTTGCAATTGCGTCATCCATAGCAGCCTTATTTTTTAGATTTTTCTTCTTCTCCTCCTTATTCTTTGCTCCTTCATCTATGACTTCTTTGAAATAAATGAAAGTGTTAAGTATTCTGTCATCTATGTCCATAGTTCTGAGCTTGTCCAATGCAGACTGTATGTGACCATCCACCCTATCTTGCGCCTCATGTCCACCCTTCCACTTGACCAATCTAAAGCCTTCTTCCTTATTTCCCATTGTGATGACAATTCCTTCACCCTGCCCCTTTTTCATCCAGTCCTTATTCTCCTTTACAATAACATCTATGGTTTTTCCTTCCCCGGATTGGGGTGCCACAGTTAGCCCACAGCTCTTTGATAGAGCATACAGTTTTTGATTCATTAGAAACTGAATTTTCTTTCCACTGGCATCCTTTTTCATTATCCTGACTGTGTAGCCAGCATTGAGAAGTTTTTCCAGGACCTCTTCGCCACCCGAACTATCCTCAAGTACTGCTCCAAACACCTGCCATGTTCCTGTTAACCCCAACTTCTCATATTCGTAATAGTTATTACACATGAGTTCTCCGTAGACTACAAACTCTCCTAGACAAGTTCTATCTTGAATCTGGATCTCCTCCAATATCTTCTCCATGAGACATTGAACATCTGACTTTTTTACAGGATCTAGACTAGTCTTAATATAAGAGGTGGCTGTTGGATCGATGTAAATCCTTCTTCCAAGGAGTTTTCCACTTTTGGCACATTTCGCCACGTTTGTTCCATCAAATTTCACTGTAGCAAATACTTCTAACTCGGTAAAGTACTTGAGCAAGTCATCCCCGTGAAGTTTATTGAGTGCTTCAGAGAAGCACTTACCTCCGTTTTCAATTCTTGGCCACTGGGTATCGTGGTATACAAGAGGTGCTGACATTTTTATTAAATTTACCTTACCTTTAAATGACTAAGACGTTGACTAAGACGTCTGTGGTTAAAATTACACTTCTATTAACTTGTTCTATTACCTTGAGGGGTAATAGATCCTACGAGCGAGCGGTCCCACGCCGCTGGCAATGCCGCGCACTTAAAAGAAGACCATATCTTCAATGAGCGAGTCCCTATGTTCCTCAAGTTCCTCTCCATTCGTTCCCTCAATTGGTCCCAGGTTCGTGTTCATCAGGAATGTGTCATACGTCTGAGACAGCCACTTGCCCCTCTCCATGAACGGCGAGTCCTTTGAGATCTTGTATGGCTGGAACAGGTTCCTCACGAAATCGCGCTGTTCCTGACTCTCAGGTGAGCCCCTCGTCTTCCAGAACTCGTTCTTCCTGGGTTTGGTCGAGTGGACTGGTCGTGTGGCGTGGTACTCGGACGTCCTGATGAAGGACTCCCTCGGTGTGATCTTGTGTAGGTAGCAGAGGATGGCTGACACAAGTAGCCCCGCTCGCCCATGTCCTCCCTTGCAATGGATGTAGATCTTCTTTTCTTTTCTGATCTCACGTGTGAGATGGATAACTAAGGCACAAAATTCGCGTACTTCTTCAGGCACTTTGCGATCAGGTATGGGAAAATGAATGACTTTAATTTTGGTTCGGTATGATCGTATCTTTTTTTCATCATTCTTGGTTAGGTTGACCACGATGTCAACACCCCATTCTTCAAGTTGTTGGATCTGGTGTTGAGTCGGGTAAGCCCCGAAGAGACATTGATTTGGGACGAAATACGCCGAAGTCTCAGTGATAAAAGCCATGCTGATTGGTATATTCTTACCTTTACCCTTTATATTTTCAAGTTAATTTCAACTTCCCGACTTAGATATGTAAGTCATTTGTGTAGAGAACGGAGGTTCTCGATTCCAAGGACAACATGGGTGGCTCTTAAATGATTTGGAGGAAAGGAATGTATCAATAAATTAACCATGAAAGTTATAAAACGAGACGGTAGACGCGAGCGCATCGAGCTCGACAAGATCACCAACAGAATCAGCTCCCTTTGGTGCAGGGAGCCTCAACTCAATCAACTGGTCGACCCTGTGAAAGTGGCCATCAAGGTCGTTGAAGGTCTGTACGATGGTGTAACGACCATAGACCTTGACGTGCTGGCCGCAGAGACCGCCGCCACGATGGCCACCGTTCACCCCGATTACGCAAAGTTGGCAGCGCGTATAGCCGTGTCCAACCTCCACAAGGAGACCAAATCCCTCTTCTCGGACGTCATATTTGACCTCTACCACTACATCAATCCAAAGACCGATCGTCATTCTCCTCTGATTAGCGATGAGCTCTACAACCTAGCCATTACCAACAAAGATCTCATCAACGAGTGGCTCGATTACAACAAAGATTACGATTACGACTACTTTGGCTTCAAGACGCTTGAGAAGTCGTACCTGCTCAAACTGAATGGCCGTGTGGTGGAGCGACCCCAGCACATGTTGATGCGCGTGGCTCTGGGTATCCACGGGCCCGACCTGAGGTCCGCCAGGAGGACCTATGACCTCATGAGCGACAAGTACTTTACTCACGCCACACCGACCCTCTTCAATTCGGGGACGCCTAACCCTCAGATGTCGTCTTGTTTCCTACTAGACATGAATGAGGACAGCATCACTGGCATCTACAAGACCTTGACCGACTGTGCCAAGATCTCCCAATACGCGGGTGGTATCGGCCTCGCGGCTCACAAGATCAGGGCCACCGGATCTTACATAGCCGGCACGAACGGCACCTCGAGCGGTATCGTGCCCATGCTGAGAGTCTACAACAACACCGCTCGCTACGTTGACCAAGCCGGTCGTAGGAAAGGATCGTTCGCCATGTACCTTGAACCCTGGCACGCTGACATCTTCGAGTTCCTGGATCTCAAGAAGAACACTGGGTCTGAGGAACACAGAGCTAGGGATCTGTTCTATGCGCTCTGGATCCCTGACCTCTTCATGAAGCGTGTGAAGGAGAACGGCACGTGGACCCTCATGTGCCCCAATGAGTGCAAAGGTCTGTACGAAGTCTACGGTCACCAGTTCGAAGATATGTACCTCAAGTACGAACAGGATGACTCCAAAGTGAGGAAGGTGGTCAAGGCTCAAGACCTATGGCTCAAGATCATCCACTCTCAGATCGAGACCGGCACACCCTACATGCTATACAAGGATGCGTGCAACTCAAAGAGTAACCAGCAGAACCTGGGTACCATCAAATCATCGAACCTGTGTGCTGAGATATGCGAGTACACGGACAAAGATGAGATCGCCGTATGCAACCTAGCCTCAATCTGTCTTCCCAAGTTTGTACAGGGTGGTGTATTTGATCATGATAAGTTGTATACCATCGTGAAACAGGCAGTCTACAACCTCAATAAGGTAATTGACAAGAACTTCTATCCTCTTCCAGAGACGAGGCGGTCCAACATGCGTCACAGGCCGGTGGGGTTGGGCGTCCAGGGGCTCGCCGACGTGTTCGCACTCATGCGGTTACCGTTCGCGTCTGAGTCAGCGAAACGCCTCAACAGGGAGATCGCCGAGACGATGTACTTCGCGGCTCTGGCCGCATCTCATGATTTGGCTCTGAAAGAGGGCTCGTATGAGACGTTTGACAGCTCACCCCTATCCATGGGTATGTTCCAGTTTGATCTCTGGGATGGACAAACCCAATTGAGTGATAGATGGGGTTGGGATGACCTACGCGACAAGATCATGAGGGACGGCGTGCGCAATTCGCTCCTCATTGCGCTGATGCCTACCGCATCTACTGCGCAGATCATGGGCAACAACGACGCCTTTGAACCCTTCACATCTAACTTGTACACGAGGCGGGTCCTATCAGGTGAGTTCATAGTAGCCAACAAGTACCTTCTTAATGATCTCACTGAGTTAGGGCTCTGGAACGCCGACATGAAGGAACAGCTGATGCACGACAACGGCTCTGTCCAGAACCTCGACATCCCTGACTATCTGAAGGATATCTACAAGACTGTGTGGGAGATATCGATGAAGGACGTGATCGATATGGCTGCGGATAGAGGTCGTTTCGTAGATCAGTCTCAGTCCATGAACCTGTTCTTGGAGTCGCCGCAGATTTTACGCGTGTCAAAGATGCACATGTACGCATGGAGTAAGGGTCTGAAGACAGGTATGTACTACCTGAGGACCAAGAGCGCCACGAACGCAGTAAAGGTGACGGTGACTCCACAGCGGCAGAGCGAAGGACCGCCCGCCGGCGGAGACACCGAAGGTCGCTCGGTAAGGTCGCTAGCGCTGCTATGCGACGACATGTGCCTCACATGCAGCTCATAGATAACCTAGCGGCGGCCGCCCGGCGACCTTTGGTCTAGCGGAATTTTTTATGGTCGTTACCATAAAAATTTTATTACTCAACATCATCATCATACCCACTCATAGTCTTGTTGTTCTTTTTCATAGACCTCTAGCTGTAGTTGAGTCATGTTGGCTATCAACACACGCTCCCCGTCCTCGTTTGTAGCGTTTGTATCATTGAGCATGTGCATGAACTCGTCGGGGAAGGGGATGCAGTACCTGAAGTAATACGGTACAAGGCCTTCATTATCAATCTTGGCACGGCACAGATTTGAATAGTAATCGGCGCGTAGGAGATAGAACTGCCCATCGTCCTCAACATCCTCAAAGTATTTGTCGAGGACCATAGGCCAATTCATGCACACGTTGTAGGGTATGCTGTTGATGTCCTCAATGTAGTAGTGGTCACAGAACCATTCATAACGCCAGTTATATAACTTGGCAGCGAGGTACTTATCAAAGATATCTTTGATGTCTTCCAAGTTGTCGAGGAGTTGATCCGCGTGATCGTAGAACTCCCCCATGTATTTGCGCTCATTATTGAGCACATTGATTTTATCGCTCATCGTTTATTTTAACCATAGACTTTGGTTTAAAAAATTCAACTTATTTACCATGATCTATGTTTCAATTCGTAATAATCGTGTAGGAGGAGAATACTCTCCAAGACATGTATCCGGTGCCATAGGTCATCAATTACCAGATCAACTTCCTGTGTGTACATATTCCCATTGATTAGTTGCTGCGTTATATTGCATGATTTCTCCAGCTAGAGGAGGACCTGCTTCTATAGTTGCGCCTTGAATGCTACTAGCATCTCCACCAGCACCTGTAGGTCCTGTAACTCCTGTAGGTCCTGTAACTCCTGTAGGTCCTGTAGGTCCTGTAGGTCCTGTAGCTCCTGTACCAACAGTTGCATATTCCCATTGACCTGTCGTTGCATTATAAACTAACGACTGACCATTAGTTGGGGTTCCTGAAGCGAGAGGTCTCCCTGCTAATTGGAAGGCATTTCCGGATGATGAAGATGATGTTCGTTCATTTAGATTACTCATATTTCTATTTTAAATGACTAGGAAAAAAATTAGTATTTATTACATCATCTTATACCTTGTTGAGGTATTTGTCACACTGGCAGTTCGCAGCATACCTAGGATAATATATACGTGCCTGCCAATGGGTATTGGGGTACCGGCACATTGAGAAGTTGCGTGTGAGGCACGATAGGTTCTGATAACAAAGAGGATTTGGAGGTTTGTTCACCTTATCGGCACACGTGCGAGGTGACACATATCCAATCTTGTAGTAGTCGTTTTTCGGGGTCACAGTAGCTGACATTTTAAGTGACTTAGATATTCTTCCTATGTCATGGGGCTCCCGCTATAGCGCTATATCTTTATCTTAGGTCTGAAAAAATGGCACTAAGCTATTCAGGAATAGTTAATTACGGTAAGGTCACGCTCCCGTCAGTGGAGTCGTGGGGCACCAACATGAACATCTTGAAGGATCCCCCCAAGTCGGTCCATACACGAAAGATCGACAAGGTGGGCGAGACTTCGGCCATCACAACCTCCATCGATGAGAGCGGGGACAGGTTCTGTGAGGCCATCAATTATTACGCCAGAGGTCAGAACCCAATGGTATCCGTCTCATACGGTCAAGGACAACAAAAGAGTAGCAACATCAGCAGAGGCGAGGCCTTCCTTCCATACAGGGTCGCCAGGGACGGCGCCTTCAGACCCCCTGTCTGGCGCCAGGAAGACCTGCTACCGTTATCCAGGATGCCCAGGATTTGGACAGAGGTCAACACGCAGCCATACAAACCAGTCTTCACGAAGAGGATTAGGGACTGCGGCACGGCAGAGGGCATGCGCGAAGTCAAGAACCAAACCCTCCAGGTCGCGTGCGCTGCCAATAAGACAGTGGCCGCGTACCCGAACGTTAACCAACCCGACATGAAGCCAGGTATCGTGACGGATCCGCTCGCGCTGGGCCAGGTCGGGTCACAGAGGTCTTGTGTCGGGGCCAACGCGTCTGAGATTGTCCAGAGGATGGACCAGGGTCCTATCCTTCTGGCTCCGTCTCGGCCCATCGCGTCAGGGGCTACCAACCCAGCTGCAATCAAGGAGATGCCCATAGTTTTGAACAACGTCAAGCTTACCCAGAACCACCCTACCGCGAACGCGACGACCAACTTTGCCGCACCGTCCATGTCGGGCTACAATCCTCATAGTGACCCAATGTACGGCTCCGCCTCGGGGCTGATGGGGTCGTATACGCGTCTGCCTCACAGGTCGCAGAGAGGAGGATTTGATGGAAACCAGGGTATACCTAGCGTGAACATGAATCATCCAACTAAAAACTTGATAAAAGTAAGATGATGAAAAATTAAGGATAAAGGTAAGTACAAATAAATAACAATGGCTAAAACCGACTGTATATGTTGTAGTCTCCTTACATGGGACTATATGACACCAGTGACCTTACCGAGCGACCGTCCGCCACGCAAGCCGCTCGGTCGCTCGGTAGACCCGAAATGTGACTTCCGCAAGGCCGGTGGCATCCTCATCTACAACGGCAAGGTGCTGATCGTTCAGTCTAGAAGTAACAAATGGGGCTTCCCGAAAGGAGGCTTCGAAAAAGAAGAGAACGCTGTCGAGTGCGCTCAACGGGAAGTGAATGAGGAGACGTCATTCAATGTCAAGTTCAGAGATGATGATATGAAGGTCAAGTACAAGGATACCACATTCTTTGTCAAGCATCTCCAGAATGAGCCACCAGAGATTGATGACACATACCTCAAGACTCCCGGTAACGACTGCACAGGGATCGGGTGGATCAGGCTATCTTGCCTCAAACGACTCGTCCGGGAGGAGAAGATGCGTGGCCTAATTGAGAGATTGAAGACTAGCGCGCTGACCATCGACGATGATGAACCGCAACCAATGTATTTCAATCTAGGTGTTCGTAAGTTCGTGAAGGGGTATATGTCTCCACGTAAGAAGATACACGACTGATGAACGCGGCTATGTTGAATTACCGAGCGAGCTTCGGTCCCGCTAGTTCTGGCATGTGTGATACACTATCCATATCCTTCAAGGATATGGAATGAATAACTCATACGTACGAGTCGGGCAATAGCTCAAACAGGGCGTTGATCTGAAGATCATGATTGGGCTCTCCTGGCGGTATGTTATCGGCTAGCGTTGTTTGGAAGGTTTCGCCCATGTTATTGATGATCCTTATTTTGATGTTCGAGTCCAACCTGAATCTGACCGTCTGCGTCATGTTGTCTCCATCTATGGCCACAAACTCTTGTTCGTCTGGGTTGTTGACGCCCTTCACTGTAGCCCTGAACATGGCCCTGATCGCATGTGGGTTGTTTGAGAAGATGTTGAGCATGTTTGTGCTGGAGGGGTCTATGTTGCTGATCTCTACGTAGAAGTAGTTCTGGAACGCCGTCTTACCCCCATTGCCTATGGCCAGGATTCTGTTTGGCAGCACAAGCCTATTAAGACGTATGTTGAACACTGGGATCTCCTGACTCAGATTAAGGCGCCAGGTCAGCGGGTTTGCGTTCTCATACCCAAACTGCATGATCTCAAAGTTCAAACCTGCCGTACTTGCCGTGAATGACGGGAATACGGTAGCTGTCTGTGTGGCACCGTCGTATGCGACGATCCTTCTAACCTCCCCTTCAGGAGCTGTCACCGTGTTGTTATAGAGCGTCTGTGGGATCCTGAGGAACCAGCTCTGGTAGATATTGTCCACATTCACTGCTGATGTACCCGTGAGGACGACCTGAGTAGTAGTTGACCCACCTCCTGATGTGAAGATATAGTTGGGTGTGGTGTTCCTGATGTTGTAGTTGTGGAAGCGCTGCCACGTAAACGCAGGATCACCGCCCACACTCAGGATGCCGGTCTGGCTGTCGTAGGCGCTCACAGGGCGCCACTCGCGCAGCGTCTCGTTGTAGATGATCTTGTTGAGGTAGTCCTGTCTGTTGTCAGAGCCCGCGGGCACGAATAGGTACAGGGCCGTGGGGTCCGTGTCATCGCTGGGATCCACAATGAAGAAGAAATCGCCAAAAGTAAACTTGAAGGTATCGTCACTCAGCGTCACCTGAGCCCGCCCGTTGCCCAAGTAGATGTATTCGAGGATGCGGGCGAATTGGTCTGGCTGTGATGAGTTCCTGAAGATGGAATGCTTGTAGTAGTTGTATCGCGTCTGGAGCGTAGATGGAGCAACCTGTCTGAACTCGATCACGTTCTTCGAGTTCGCGTTGCCAAGACCTGTACTGAGGATCTGACCCTCTACACTCTCATTACCTAATGTGTTTACGTCAAAGTACCCACCGGTCCACTCGTTCACGGGACAGGCTATGCAGATGGGGTCCTGGGCCTGCTCTCCCTGGGCGCGTCCAGATTGAGAGAGGGCGACTTCAAATTCCCCGGGGTTAGGCCACCGAGTCCTGTTTCTGAATGTAGAATCTATCTCAAGATAACTAGCCATTTTTAGTCATGTATGAGAACTTTGGCGGTCCGAGCGCAGAGTCGCTATGAATTGTCTTTACAATGTAAAATGATGAAGGAACATACCATTGGCACCAAAGGCAACGACCTCGTTGCCGCTCTGCTGCGCAACAGGTTAGCGACAAAATTGCCCAAAGACGAGCTAGCCATCCTCATTGAAGAGGTCAATGCTGTTTATACGTCAGATGACAATGCACAGAAACAGGCGGCTGAAGGTCACATGGACAGAGTGAAGAGCAGCATCGACTATATCGAGCATAAATGTAAAAAGATTGAGAGGTCTCTGCGGGCGAGCGATCGTCACGTGAAGCCGCGGAATTGTAGGGAGCTATTCAGAGACAGATCACCTCTGGGACCGCTGGCGACCGAGCGACCGGAGGCCGCTCGCAGGCGGGCTTGGCCTCCATCGCCCCGCCTTCGTTCCGAGCGACCTTCGGTACCGAACGACCTTACCGAGCTTCGCTCGGCCGGCGGCGGAGCCGCTCGGTCGCAGGGCGGGGCGGAGCTCGGCTCAACCGAGGGTATGTCCGATGATGAGATTGACAACACAGAACACCCGATTACCCAGCGCAACGACCTTTGGGGACGAAGGCAAGCCGCTCGCCCGCCGCTAGCCAAGCTATCCTTTGGGAACTTAGATGGTCTCATGTATGGTGGTCTCAATCCAATCAGTAGTACACTAACGAGCTCGGTAAGGTCGCCGGGTGGCGTCAATATGACCGGAGACCGCTCCCCATGTCTAGATAGCTACTTCAGTTAGCGATCTCGGCCGACTAATGAGTTGAAATATTCTTCTCAAAAGTAATTATGATAGTAAACTATGAGAAAGTTGACTACTCAATTTGTGGTTGATCACATCGATGAACAATTTATGATAGGAATCAACGCCCTCTATTGGGCGGGCACACTCAGGTCTTCTATGACCAACGTGCTTGAGGAAGATGAGTACCCCACATTCTCAGAAGAGTTCTACAGACGCTACGGGTCCTTCTCGCCCGTTAACCCCGACATCGCCATACGCAATATACAGGAAGATAAGTGCAGCATAGAATACTTGGACATAAGCATCCAGTGGGAGGACTTTGTGATCGATGTTATCGGATTTTTCCACCACAGTAAATGCCCCCATGATGTAAAGAGTGACATTAAGGAGAAGTTCTTGGATCACTACGAGTACACAACCTTTGGCAGCGACGACCAACAAGAGGCTGTAGCGAAGAAGATTCTTGACGAATATGGTGACACACGTATGCTCACCTTCTTCGAATTCAGGGACTATCTTTGGGGATGGGATACCGGAGACGTGGAATCTATGAGCAACGACACGGAGTCTGACACGGACGAAGAACCAATGAGCATAACGACCGCGGCACCACGATCACTCGCCCATAGCCGATACGACTCCCCATACTGAATGTAAGCGCAACAAAAGTCTAACACATAGAAAAGACGACCAATGATTAACTTCTTACCAATACTTGAACCCATGGACTCTAAGGGGTGGGTGAGTGGCCGAGTGCTCGGTACTTCAATTACCAAAGCGGGACGGTCGCTGTTGACCGTCATATTGGGATCCTGCTACTCAGGGAGATTTGTACATGAAGATGCGTACCAAGACGACGAATACGACTACTACTTCTACAAAGATGACGATCTCGACTCCATACTGTCTGAGGACTTTATGTTCTAGCGGCGCAAGCCGCCCGGCGACCGGAGGTCGCTAGCGACAGGCATTCACTTTATAACCTCTAGAGGTTATAAACACAGGAGACATAGATATACTTAAAAGTCGTCGTCAAAAATAAACTCACCTTGTTTACGTTCATTCTTCATGACACCTGCCTTCTTGTACTCACTAACCCTCTTCTCAAAGAAGTTGGTCTTACCCTCAAGACTAATCATATCCATGAAGTCAAAGGGGTTCCTAGCATTAAACTTCTTCTCACAACCCAATTGGATCAGGAGTCTATCTGTCACATACTCTAGGTAGCGGGTCATGAGCGAGGCGTTCATTCCGATCAGACGCGCGGGCAGTGACTCTGTGATGAACTCGCGCTCCACATCCAACGCACTCAGCAAGATCTCCTCAATCCTGACCTTACTCAGTTTGAATTTGATATGGTTGTTGTAGAGGTTGACGGCAAAGTCGCAATGAAGCCCCTCATCCCTGGAGATGAGCTCATTTGAGAACGTGAGTCCTGGCATCAACCCCTTCTTCTTGAGCCAGAAGATAGAACAGAAGGACCCAGAAAAGAAGATACCCTCCACGGCCACGAAAGCGATCAGGCGCTCAGCAAACGTGGCCTTATCCCTATCTGTCCACCTCAGAGCCCAGTCGGCCTTCTTCTGGATGGCGGGGAACGTCTCGATGGCCTTGAAGAGCGATTGCTGCTCATCGTGATCGGTTACGTACGTCTCGATGAGGAGCTTGTAGGTCTCGCTGTGGATCGTCTCCATCGCGATCTGGAAGGCATAGTAGGCCCTGGCCTCTGGGTATTGGACCTCGCTGTAGAAATTTTGTACCAAGTTCTCGTTCACGATACCGTCACTGGCAGCGAAGAACGCGAGGACATGCTTGATGAAGTAACGCTCGTCGTCGTTGAGCGAGGACCAATGAGCTAGATCTTGTTGGAGATCGATCTCCTGAGGGGTCCAAAACGAGGCCTTGTGCTTCTGATAAAAATCATCAATGTCTTTATGGTCGACGGTGAGCACAAATCGATTGTTATTCTCTACTAGAATGGATTCCATTTGACCTTTTATATCACCAGTGTTCTTCATAACACACTACGTCCTATAGATACATGACTCTAAAAGTAAATGGAACAACCAGGAGCTACAGGTCCTACAGGTGCTGGTGGAGATGCCAGTAGCATTAAAGGCGCAACTTTATAACCTCTTTCTCAATTCTGGTATTAAGAGACATTTATATTTACTAATTATCTCTTAAATTTTCCAGTTGTTTGGTTATAAATTCTGAAATATTTTTTTCAGTATATGGTACAGTGATTAACCTCACCCCGTTTTGCTTACAAAGTCTTTGTTTCATTTCATCCCTGTACTTCAGGTTATAAAAAGCATCTTTTGTTTTATGAAAATAAGGTATATATTTGTAATGCTGTTCGCCATTGTACTCCACGGCTAATTTTAACTCATCGTTATAACAGTCAAGTTCCAGATTATGACCACTGACCTCATTTAGCATAAAATTAGGTCTAGTTTTTGGGAATGGTTTACCTAAGAGCTTTTCAATAACACGCCTACATTCAGTTTCCCCCTTGCTTTCAAATGATACTTTTTTAGGCTTAGCTACTTTTTTACCTAATAAATCCCAAATCATGGATGTGTGATCCATATATGTCCCTTCCGTACCAGAAAACCAATTCCATGTAAGTAGAATTAGTAATAGTATCACTGCAATCCAGAATAATAGCAAAAACATTTTATTCTCAATCATTGCGTTGGTTTTTCCGAACCACATTTTTCATAAAAAAATAAGTTTTTATTATTTAACTCTGTGTCATAGCCTGATTCTATAGCTTTCTGGCATGCGTTTTTACCTATTTCATACTCATCCACATAATAAGCCACAATCCCTAACTCCTGCCATCTATCATGGTTATAACATTTCTGATTGACCCATAACACGCAATTAGAAGGATAGGGCAGATCGCATGCCATTTTAGCGAATAAGAACGCTAACTTAAACTTGTCCTTCTGCCTATAAATTTTTACAATTTCAATCAAAGGTTCAGCCCTCTCAATGATCTGATACGCTTTGATGTACCACTTAACCCGCTCGTCCTCGTCTCGTTCAAGATCACCACACTTCATCATGGAATTGAACCTTTCCTCAAAGAACCCATCCTTATTGTTGGCTCGTTGTTTGTAAAAGAACATGGCATCCTTCTTCATATTGAGACAGTCGTATGTTTGGGCTAGATAGTATTGAGTGCGCCCGTTATTAGGATTCCTCGCAATGTCCTTCTTAAGCAGCACCAGATCTTTTTTCCAACGCGCTTGCGATTTACCGTCATTATCTTTTACTCTGTCTTGATAGAGGGTAATATCGCCATTCATTTTACCTATCATGGCTTTGGGTGGTACATCTATATACTCGTGAACACATCCCTTGTACTTGAGACCGACGTTAGGTTTAATCAACCTAAGATTGTAGTAGTCGAGATAGTTTCCAGGACCAATGTACCACTGTTGATGGATTAAAAACCCCTGTTCTGATTTACTATTCAAAACTTCTTTCAGGTTGTTGTCAGATCTGTACTCATCATTGCTGTCTAAAAGCAACAAGTAGTCGTAATGGTGCTTGTCCGCAAACTCAAGAAGCTTATTTCGTGAGGTGGCAAAATCCTCAAACTTGCCTTGAAGCAGATGAAAATGAAGGTTATACTTCTTAGCGAACATTTTCATGATATCGATGGTCTTGTCTTCAGACCCCGTGTCAAAGACAATGATGCCATCAACGACATCCTTCACGCTCGATAATGTAGCTTCAATCCTCTGTTCCTCATTTTTAACCATAAGTGTAACAGCTAGTTGTAAATGACTCATTTTCCATCCATATGATGTCTATAGGCCTTTATGTATCATTTTTTACGACACCACGAACAGACTTTTTTGCGGCCGTTAGTTCTATCTGTTCTTATTCTTGAAGATGATGATCCCTATAATGCCGAGTCCGATGAGCCAGATGATCCAAGTGGACCCAAAGAAGTCTGCGACCGAGGAGAACGACCCCGAGGAGGTCTCTTCGTCTTCGTCTTCGTCAGGGACATCGTCCGCATCTTCGTCATCGGGCTCGTCCGTGTCGTCCGGCACAACAACTGGAGGAGGCGGTCCTGGGGCCATCGAGAAAGTATTCATGTAGTCCTGCGCGGCAATCCAGAACTTGCGTTTGATGCAAATCAATACTGTGTCGTTGGGTACCTCAATCTGTCTATTGGAGCACGCTTTAGAGCAGACCTCATTACTCGCACATAAGCTTGGCTTAATCCTCCGTGTGCACCTGTTGCCGTTCCACTTCAAACACGTGTAGCATGGTTGTTTCTTATCTGTTCCACACCTATTGTCAGGATTACATTGCTGTCCTTTTATGGGGGTACATGTGAGTGACGGGATAAGACATTTGTAACCGTCAGTTTTCACAGCCCAACACCCTCCAAGTGAGGATTTGTGATTGTTGATGGCTTTGAATAGAGTGGTAAGGTCGTATGTTTTGGCCTCGCACCCAATTCGCACCCAATCACCGTACGGTTTATCGTTTGGGTTCACCACGTATGAGCCTCGCAGTTTTTGCAGGAAGCTATCGAAGCTGGCCTTGAGATTGGGGTCCTTGTTCAGAACTGCCTCCAATTCCTGTTCGTTTCTGGGACTCTTCCCGTAGCGGCCGGCGATGACCTTTGCGATCTTGATCCTGTGCTTCATTCTCATGATTTGGTGGAAGCCGACGACGTTCACGTATTGGGTCTTGATCTCATTCTCCTTTGTTTGGGCTGTTGATGTCGTCGTAAGACCGAGGCGTTTGAGGAAATTGAGGAGATTGGCATTGTACCTCAGATCCTCTACTCCTCGGACAATGTCTAGGGCCTGGCCGTTGGAGACAAGGCGGTAGTTGCCCAATATCCCCTCAAGTGCTAAGTTGTTGATCTCTATGGTTGGGATGTCGATACCTTGAAGCATCTGTTTAAATCCATTCAATTCTGTGGATGGATTCAAGGTTATGAGGTTTTTATTAGCAAGGTCAATCCTATTCGCCAGTTCGGCTACTGGAGTGTAGATTGCTAGATATTGGTCCATCTATTTTAGTAAGTATAGAAGATTTAGAATAAGTAAGGATGTCATGCTTATAATGACTCATATTAGTAAGCCATTACTGTTTAGCGCAGGCTACTGTATGTATGTTTTCAATAGTATGTTTTTATGGTTCTAATGACTCAAAAAAAATCTTATGATAAGAGGAGTAATAGTTGGTTATAAGGTTGTTTTTATCTGACGTTAGCGATATAAAGCTGGCTCCTACACAACAAAAATGCCGAAGCCAAGATCTCCAGAAAGGCCTCCTAAAAAGAAGGCCGAACCTAAATCTGCGGTCGTCACGCGCAAAGCCGCCCGCCAGCGCTCACCCCTTCCTGTCTATGTCCACGATGCCTCTATTGAGCAACTGGAAGTCGGGGCCGCTGCTCTTTCTTTAGGCGGCAACGAAGGCGACTTCGAAGCCTTCGGACAAAGCCCCGCCTTCATTCGTCGCGTAGAGAGGGCTCAGTTGGAAGACGCCGTCGAAGTGCCGAGCGACCGGAGGTCGCAGGGCGGGGCGGAGCCCGAGCCCCGCAGCCTCAGATCTGATAGGTTTGACAATAGGGTTGATAACAAGGTATACCCGGCCCTCATCGCGCAGCTTTTGAACATCTGTGTTAGCGAAGCCAGCGAAGTGAGATGTGCATTCGCGAACCGCAACCGCCAAAAATACAAGAACATCTTCAGTAGGTATGAGCACAACCTCTCTGAGCGAGATCGTTCAATAATCAAGGGAGCTCTGTTCTACCTCTACGAATTCAGCCGCGTCAAATCTATTGACGCGGACACCGCTCTGTGGATGCTCGGTATATACGAGATCCCTAGTAGCCAGATCATCTCATACACGAGCAAGGAGGTCCTGAAGGGTATAGCCAAGGACCATGGTCTTTTGTATTCGAACAAAAAGGCCGAGGACCTCGTAGAGAGCATCCGAGGCGTCATCGACCCCAGTAGCTAGCGACCTTCCGTCGCCCGTCCGCCGCTAGCTAGATAGTTCACCGTTTCACTATTACCCCTAGGGGTAATAGAACTAAATATGTGGGACAATGGTCTTTACAGACACGATTTCATGGACGATCCTAGACGACCCATCGTCGAGATAGGTGCCACTCTACGTTGCCACAACTCTGCATTGCGCTTCCTCATGAGTCGTTCCTGCATCTCTGTTCTGAACGTAAGTGCCGAGTCCGTGAAGGCGTTGTTGGCCAACTGCCTGTACTCGTCGCCCTCGCTTTGTGACATCATCGTATCAGGACCGTACGTGTTGGCCCATGGGAACACATCGACCTTGCTGCGAGTCACGTAGTTAGGCATCGTGATCGCCTCCACATCATCATAAAAGAACTTAGATCTACCCGTGAGCCGGTCCGTGTATACCCTGTAGCTGGTACCGTATCCTGTAAACCTAGGATCATAGACGTTTGCGTGATCTTGCCCAATGACCTCTTCTTTGATCTGAGGTGTGATGATGGCGTTCTTGGGATCACGCATAGTGTACTTGATCATGTCGTTCGTCTCCTGTACCTCTGTGGGGCCCCACTCTTGGGTGTATGAGATGCCGATGTTGCTCTGGATCGGTTCACCAATGTGAGACTTCTGGAAAACGCCTGGTTGGAGTGTCTGTGTGATGATGTTGTCACGTCGGGGGCTCTCGAAGCAGGGGGCGATATCGGAGGAGTCGTTCTTCTTAGGATGAAGGCTCTTGTCAATCTCGCCAATGATCTCGTCAATCTCGAGATCGCTCACTTCTCCGAGTTCCCTGTCAAATAACACGTCCCTCACATACTTCCTGATGTATGGTTTATGTTTATTGGGTTCGTTGTCTCCCAGATTATTGATGAGGTCATGTATGATCTGTCTGCGATGAGCAAAGAATCCTGGTGGTATACCTCCTGGTCTACCTCCTCCTGGTCTACGTCTGCCTCTACCTTCTGGTCTACCACTCCCTGGAGGTCTGTTTGTCACTACATCCGGATGTCGCTCGCCTCGTCTGCGTCTTCCTCGAGAGCCAGGGCTGCGTTGCGTATCCATATGCAAGTCCTCGCGGAACCCCTCTATCACATCTCCATTTCTGTTTATCATAGGGTCCTCCTCGATTTCATTGGAGATGGTAACTTCAGGAAGAGGACCCAGGTCTTCAGGAATGTCCTGCATCGTCATCCCTCCTTTTGCGGCTAGCGACCGAGCGGCTAGCGACCTTCGGTCGCCGGCGGGCTTGCGGGGCTCTGCCCCGCCTTCCGTCGCCCGTACGCCGCAGGCCGAGCTTCGCTCGGTAAGGTCGCCGGCGGGCGTCGCCCGTAAGCGCTGTCCTCGCAGCACCTTGCATTGACACGGCACATACATGCAATCCTCACACTTGGTTGGGAGGATGCCGCAATTGTAGCCAGCTTTGTCTGAGTCAAAGTTTGTCTCTTTATTGATCTGAGAGTGGACCACAAAGTCATTATTACGCCAAGAATCAAGATCATGAGAGGGTGCGGCCACGAGTGGGGGTATTTTGGTTTTTGGGTTTGGTCCACCGACCAGTTCCTGATTTGGTGATATGTGGGCCAGTCCGTATTCTAGAGGCACAGCGTCATTACAGAACCTCTTCTGAGTTGTAGGGAATCCTACTTTATTGAGATCTGGGTGACGAATGGAGTTGTACTCTCTCATGAATTCGTATAGTTGTTGATTAGACCCACCGGTTGACGGGTCTGCGGGGCGGAGCCCCGCCCAGCGACCTTCGGTCGCTGGTGTAAGACCTTCAATTATGCCCGGTTCAAACCCCTCAATGGTGGGGTCAGCCACTGCTCCTGAGTAAACGCTCATGGTGACTACCATGACGAGGATCAGTGTACTGAACGCGAGCACAGGCTTGTATGCCGCGATCACGATACACACGATCAGCGCCAGTCGCGTGATCGTATTGAGTTTGGCTGATAGACTGTCTTCTGGGCTCGGTAGTAGTTCATATGAACGGAACAGCTGAGTCACATCATACATCCAAAATTTTTCATTTGAAGCCATTTTTTTAAGGTTGATGATAATATCTTCTGTCTTCATGGTTAAATCTTATTACTTATTGATGCGGTCGCAAGGCCGCAGCGACAGGTTTGTAGGTCTTCCTATGTTGACTGATTGGGCCATATTCTTTGAGCATCCTCAGATGCTGTCTAGTAGGGTACCCCTTGTGCTTATCAAACCCGTATTGAGGATAGATCTTGTGAAGCATCAACATTTGATCGTCTCTATACACCTTAGCCAAAATTGAGGCCGCGCTGATGGCAGGCACTTTAGCATCCCCCTTCACGATCGCGTTGCAGGGTACGTCTCCAAGGTCTGGTGCTATGTTACCATCAACCAACACACTATCGGGTTTGATAACAAGACCATCGACCGCTCGCTTCATAGCCAGCAGAGACGCTTGTAGTATATTTAGTTCGTCAATCTCCGTATGGGTGACCTCACCGATAGCCCATGATGCGGCGCGCTCACGTATCTGTGCTGCTAACGCAACCCTGTTCTTCTCAGACAATGTTTTTGAATCGGCTAGCCCCGTAATGGTCTTGAGTGGATCCAAGACGACGGCCGCCGCTATGACGCTGCCAACGAGTGGACCCCTACCTGCTTCGTCTACTCCAGCGAACGGCTTCGTATCCATTTTACCTGGTTTTGTCTACATCACAAATCGTTCCACTATGTTGTCTACAGAGCGAGGTTTGATGTATAAATGGTTAAGCATCTCATTTGCGAGCACGTACTTGACAGTTCCCTGTATCGTGTACACAGAAGCTCTTGAATCCAGGTACGCCTTCTTATCATTGATTAAGGCTTTTAACTTAGGACTCAGCGTCTTCATGGGTCTGTGATTGCCTGGTTGGTCGGCCTGCTTACCACCCACGAATATACGGATCACGTCTTGTATATCGTCATAAAACTCAAATGGGGGAAACTTCTGGTTGTTATTGAGGTTAATAGGTACGGAGCTCTTAATGTTCGGGTCAGTGATCTCGTTCATAGTCCCTTTTACTCTTGAACCACTGGCTGTACTCCAATTAATGGGTGTTCTACCAGCTACAGATATGGGTCTCCAATATAGGTCGTGTGACGATTTCATTACCTCTGCGTTTCTGATTCCGTAGTAGTTTCTGAATGCGTACAGAGGGGACATGACCTCTGAGACGCCAAAGTCGGCAAGGTACGCGACTACCCCAGTATTCTTTACGTAGTAGGTCTTATCCTCAATTACGTACTCAAAGTAACCGCCAGGTTTGATCATCTTGATGAAGACGTTAGTGGACTTGATGTCACGGTGATGTATGGCATAGTAACGATGAATGGCGTACACCGCTATGAGGAGTTGATACAGGACGCTAAGCTGTTCATCAAAATTGTCGAGGGCTACATGCCCTAGATCTGAATCGGCAGACTCCATGAAAGTAACGTAGCACGATCCTGGCGCCTGCGATCCGAAGAGACGTTCGACCTTGCACCCGTCACACATAGCCATATTGTAAACGTACACGAAGTTGGGGCATCGACGGTTCAAGAGGAGGTTGTTCACGAGGTCTAGAATCCTGTTCTCGTGAGGATACGAGTTCTTTTTTATAGCCTCCCACTTCTGCTTTTGAGCGGTGCCCTTCTTCAACCTCCTCTTCTCACTGGGATTGAGGTATGCTTCCTTGATCACGAGGTCATCACCATTGAGAGTGGCTCTATACACCTGTCCAAATGACCCCTTGCCTATCTCGACCACATCTGAAAAGTTGGCCCTAAATGCTGGCGCGTTGGTGCCTGTCATGCACATGTCCCACTGGTCGGCATTGATAGCCCTGAGGAAGTTGTTGATACGCAGTCCCTTGTTGAGTCGCTTCTTAAACCAGGATGTGTTCGGGCTATCTCTGGCCAGTGGCGCGGTGTAATACGTATCAGTGGAGGCTGTAGCTTCTGCAGCTGCTTGTTGGGCTTGCTTGTCCTCGTGCCGTGCCCCGCTCATGACTTTACCGGTAGCCCACCTGACTAGTCCGCCAGCTTGACCATCCGGCAACCGCTTAATACCTTCACAATCTTTCTCAAATTTCTTGTAGGTAGGTCCACCAATTTTGATCTTCTTACCAGTTTTTGGGTTCACGCCTGGGTCGTCGTGCCACTCGATACACTCATCGACAAACTCGGATTTTAAAACACTTGGGTTTTTATCGCGGGGGTCAATATATATCGACCCTAAAGGGGGTTTGTGGAGGGCCGCAAGCTCGGCCGACGTCGCAGGCGGTGGCGGCACATAATCTTTCAATAGATGAGCTGCACGCCCCCTGCGACCTAAAAAACTGTCGTCAGCCGCTGCTTGGCCATCGACCGGCAACCGCCTAATGCCTTCACAATCTTCCTGATATTGCTTATAGGTAGGCCCACCAATTTTGATCTTATTACCAGTGTTTGGGTTCACGCCTGGGTTATCGCGCCACTTGATACACTCATCGACAAACTCGGATTTCAATTTTATATCCCAATTAATTGGCCTAACGTTTTTACAATCTTCTTCCAATTGTTTGTAGGCAGCTCCATCAATTTTGAGCTTCTTACCAGTGATTGGGCTCACGCCTGGGTTGCCGCGCCAATTGACACAATCTATGACATACCGAGGTTGGTATACTATTGGATCGATATGTACTTCCCCTTTAGCGGGTGGTGCAGCTGCTTGTTGGGCTTGCTTGGTGTGGGCGGAGTCCTCGGGCCTGCGACCTTCGGTCGCCTCCCGTGCCCCGCTCATGACTTTGCCGGTAGCCCACCTGACTAGTCCGCCAGCTTGACCATCCGGTAACCGCTTAATACCTTCACAATCTTTCTCAAATTTCTTGTAGGTAGGTCCACCAATTTTGATCTTCTTACCAGTTTTTGGGTTCACGCCTGGGTCGTCGTGCCACTCGATACACTCATCGACAAACTCGGATTTTAAAACACTTGGGTTTTTATCGCGGGGGTCGATATATATCGACCCTAAAGGGGGTTTGTGGAGGGCCGCAAGCTGGGCAGACGTAAGCGGTGTAGGTGGTGGTGGTGGCGCTGGTGGTACCTCGCCCGCTTGTAACCGCCTAATGCCTTCACAATCTTTTTCCCATTGTTTGTAGGTAGGCCCACCAATTTTGATCTTATTACCAGTGATTGGGTTCACGCCTGGGTTGTCGCGCCACTTGATACATTGATCGACAAACTCGGATTTGAACTGCATATCATTGGGTAGTGGCTTCACGTTTTTACAATCTTCTTCCCATTGTTTGTAGGCAGCTCCATCAATTTTGAGCTTCTTACCAGTGATTGGGCTCACGCCTGGGTTTTCTCGCCACTTGACGCAATCTTTGACATACCCGGCTTGGGGTGCGTATGGATCGATATATACTGCCCCTTTAGGGGCAGAGCCAGTACTAGGGGATTCGTTGGCGCATTCTATCTCAAGATCCTTGTATACCTTTCCTGTTGGTTTTATCTGTCGCCCGGTCCTTGGATTGACGGACGGGTCTTGTTTCCATTTTTCACAAACGGTCATTTTTAATATCGTGAGATAGATTCTGATCTAAACGTCATTACCGATTCCTAAAAGATGTCTTTGAAACTAACAGCTGAACAGAAAGAAAAGCTACGCAAGCTCGACGAAGAGATGAAGCTCAAGAAAGAGCACGACGAAAAGAGCCGCACTCGTCGCGAAGCCTCCTCGAAAGCCACCGGTATACCGGTGGATATCGTCGACATGGACGTCATCAAGATTGGGACTCTGTTGGGGATCATCAAAAAGAAGTCCATACTTGAGGGGGAAGAGCCTGACACAACAGGATCCCTTCTAAACTTGCTCCTTGGAGGTGAAGACACGTTTGAGATAGACCGGTCCAAGATTCCTCATAATTTCAGGAACGCACATGCCCTCGTCACAGAGGCAGACAAGATAAGCTATCACCAACAATTTGTACAACAACAATGCCAACACCTATCTGACATAACCATGTCATACATCAAACAAGAAATGACCAACATAAACAGTCTCATCACTGTTAACCTAGAATCAAATACCATTGACAACCTTAAGACAGTGTGTGTCGAGACTATTGATGTCCTTCTTGAGGAGTTGTGCGAAGACGGAGAGGACGATGATGAACTGTGGACAACTCTATCCACAGTTCGTAATGCTCTATTGGGTGCGGTAGACATCTGCGAGTATAAAAAGATCCTAAACGAACACATCGTCATGCTAAAGAAGGCTGGCAAACCTCACAGTCGCATCCTAGGACATCTGTCTGTGAACGACGTGAGGTTGTCGCTATACAGAGGTTGCCTCACTCAGACACAGGGGCCTATGACGTCTGAGGACTCGAATAGGTTGTCCAGAGAGATAGCTCTGAGGTGTTATATGAAGCCACCGGAACTCAAACAATTTGAATTCGATGATATCGTGAGGCAATGCTGCATACCGTCGCTCGTATGCATACCTATAGATGAGGTAATTGAGAACGGCCTGGTAGGCCCCTACCGCAACAACTCAATCGGTTACCTCAACGTCAAAGACAAGAGCCCATCGCCTTGGTCGTTCTACAACCTGAAGAGTATCAACCCCGACGGAACGAGGCTGTGGATCTTGGACAACAAGCTGTGGGTGCTGACTGACAACATGATCTCGACCATGACCGCATATATGATCAAGATCTTCAAAACCTTCTACCGCGAGTACTATGGAACAAACACCTTCAGACAAGGCTTCTGGTTGGCATCACACAACAGGCACTACGACGCGTTCATGAACATGATGAACAACCTCTCATTCATCAGCAATCATGCCATGTTCCATAAATTCCTGATGATGGTCCTGCAACAGAGATCGCCTCTCATTCCCACAGAATATGACTTCTTCAATCACATAGTGTACTATGACTTCCCCATCACACACACCCCCTACCTCACGTGTTTTGAAGACAACATGAAGCAGGTGTTTGACGAGTTGAGTGATGAGCATCTTGGTAAGTTGAAGGCCACGTTCATCATCCCCTACAAAAGATGAAATACGTTGAATTTAAGTTTCTGGAGCTAGTCGGGATAGGTAAAAGATGTAAGAGAATAATCCAGGTCAACATAGTACATGTATATAAGCATATTTGCACCTTGGCAATATACCTCTTTATATGATGCTAACCTTGTCATATAAAACATAAACATGAGATTTAAGGACTATTAACCATAATAAAAATGACTATAACAACCAAACATTATTCTCTTTCTATCCTCAATTCCAAGGATGAACATATCCCTTTCTCAAATGGGGCGTTCAGATTGAGCCACGACACCGAATACAAGGTCATGATTGCTAACAATCATACCTATTGCCAAGCAAATGCCACGGTTTATATTGATGGCAAGCGGGTGGGTAACTTTAGGCTCAGGGCTAACGACAACATCAAGATTGAACGTCCGGTCGATGCTGACAAGGCTCGCAAGCTAACCTTCTTCAACTGCAACAGTGACGAGGGCAGAGCTGGGGGTCTTGAGAGATCGGCCGAGTTGGGCAAGATCAGGGTTGAGATCCAGAAAGAGCATGAGCGTGAGCGTGAGTGTGAGCGTAAAGTGTTCGCTGACAGTACTGACGGAGGCGTCTCAAGAGGGCTCAGTAATTCATCGCTTAGATCATCCAATCAGACACAGTGTGATGGATCCGGTGGGACTGCCCTTGGCGGAGCATCCAACCAGAAGTTCTATACGGCATCTCATATCGAAGTGGAGCCAGAGGTATACAGGCTTGAGGCACGAATGGTCTTGGTTGCGGAGCCGTCTGTCGTTCCTTTGTAGCGGTCTATGCATTATCTTTACCTCATCAAAATGAACACCCAACAGCCGTTTCACCCAACTCACCCTACCAATGAACCTTCCCTGACAAAAGAGCAGGTCGAGGCTGCCAAGGATGAGCTTGTTAGAGATGTGAAAGAGTTCCCACGCATCAACAGGCGATTCGTGGACCCTCATAAGCCAGGCGATCCCAAGTTTGCCCTCTTTTCATACATTGAATATCAAGACGTGGACATGCTTAACTTCTTTGATGATATCAAGGACACCCTGAAGCCCAAGCACAAGAAGCAGCTTGCTGATTTGAGAGCTCGTTCTCAGGTTCCGAAGGGTATCGGCAAGATCAGGGGTGCCTACGTGACGCAGGAAGAGGCTAACCAGCGCGCTGAGGAGATTGTGAGGGATATCGACTCATCCAACTCTGTGTTTACATGCATCATAGGCGTTCCGTTCCCGCTGGTAAGCGAGGGTATGGCCGATGAGCTCAATGAGATCGACCTCCAGCAGCAGACAGAACACGCGATTGCCCAGAACGTGCGCAAGCAGCGTAGGAAGGAACAAAAGGAGATGGAAGATATAAGGATGCGCGAGGATGAGCTGATGCGCAACGCCGAGAAGGACCCCAATGCTGACGACCAGGAAAACTACACTACCCAGCGCGTGAAGCTGGCTCATCTCAGGTACTCGATCGCGGAGCATACCAAGAAGCACGCCGAGTGTATTGAGAACGAAAAGAATGTCGTGAAGTGGCTCATGGATATGAAGAGTCGCAACCCCCAATTTGAGGAGAATTACATGGAGAAGTACATGATCGGACGTAAAGCGGCACATATCCCTGATGACCATGAACTTGAAGGCTTCATGAAGTTCATGAACGACCCCCTGATCAAGCTAGAAGATGTGAAAGAAGATGTGAAAGAAGATGAAGAAGATGTTCAATAAGTCCATTACGTGATATCTTCGTAACCCCTAGGGGTTATGAACGCGATAAGTAGCTGGTATTACTCAATACATGCGCACTCCTGCCAGAGCGGCTGACAAGATGGGATGCTTGTCAGATAAGGATGCGCGAGGAGGAGCTGATGCACTAGTTGTACTTGAAGACACTTGGGATGACTGGGTCTGCGGGGCGGAGCCCCGCCCTGCGAGCAGTCGCTCGGCCTGCGGGCTGTTGTCTGAAGGTCGGGCGGTTGCGGGCGGCGCCTTCCGTCGCCTTGAAGACTCACTCTGATCTTTATTCATTCTGTTATACTTTACAAATTGACTTATTTTTGAAGGGTAAATTCAACTTATTGACCTAAGATCCTTTTCACCTGCTTTACGACTTTGTCCGCTGGGGGGAGGCCATCAATAATATAAGAGCTGTCCCTCATGTCCTCGCGCTCGTACGTCTTGATATATCCCTCATGTAGGAACTTGAGGTAGTCCATGCTTACATCTTGCTCACATTCACGGTTCCTGGCGCGCATGCGCTGAAAGCAGGTGTCCACGTCCGTGCTAATGTAGAAACTGATATCGGGCTTCCAGGAGAGGCGGTCATAGATATCATTGATGAGGCGTTCCTCGTCTTTGGTGAGGAAGCCGTTGTTGATTCCGTTTTCAACAAAGATCATTGAGGAGATGGGTGAACGTTCAACAAACACGTAGGCGTCGCCTCTGTGGGCGCGCATGCGATCGTATTGGGAACGCATAGAGTCAAGGATCTTGATCTGGAGCGCACACATCCAGCGCTTGGGGTCCTGGTAAAAACAGTCCAACAGTGTACCCCAATTACTCAGATCCTCCTCAAACACCAAGTAACCCTCCTCTTTGAGTTTGTTCAGGATGGTACTTTTTCCGGCACCAATGTTTCCATCAATACAGCAAATCAGAGGGACGACATCCGGCTCAGCAGAGACGTGTTCATCCTTGAAATTGAGGGAATTATTCTTGGTAGTCATCTTTGATACTTATCCTTTATTGTTGTATGTTGTTACCCATAATTCATCTATTTTGAGATACCCGCGTTCGGCCATCGTATACAAACAATACTCAGTAATTAAAATGACTGATGATATAAAAGTCTTAGTAACTGGTGGCACAGGACTGGTTGGAACAGCCTTGGCCCAATACGTCCAGCAAGACAGACATGAGGCAAATTGGGTGTTTGTGTCGTCAAATGATGCTAACTTACTTGAATGGGAACAGGTTCGTGATCTCTTTGCCTTCCATCAACCAACCCATGTAGTGCACCTGGCAGCGATGGTAGGCGGTCTCTTTCACAATATGTCTGCCAACCTCGAGTTCCTCATGTCCAATCTGCAGATGAACCTCAACATAGTCAGGGCCTGTAACGCGTACGGTGTGAGGAAGCTGGTGTCGTGTATGTCCACATGCATCTTCCCAGATGACAGAGCGGACGTCCTGAGAGAAGATGACATGCATAGTGGACCTCCCCATCTCAGTAACTTTGGGTACGCCTACTCAAAGCGCATGCTGGACGTCATCAATCGGGCGCACGCAGAGAGCGCTGACGGAGACAAAGTGTTTACATCCATCATACCATGCAACGTATACGGACCCCATGACAACTTTCACCTCAAACACGGGCACGTCATACCGGCACTGATTCATAGAGCCCACCTGGCCTCACAAAACGATCCCGATCATAAAATATTGAAGGTGGCGGGGACAGGCAATCCCCTTCGCCAGTTTATCTACTCGGAGGATTTGGCCAAACTGATCGTGTGGGTTGTGGACAACTACGACTCCTGCGAGCCCATCATCCTGGCTCCTGAGGAAGAGGTGTCGATAGGGGCTGCTGCCCGGGCTATAGCGGCTGCGTTCGGGATCGACACAGTCCAGTTCATGACAGATATGCCCGACGGTCAACACAAGAAGACTGCCAGCAATGATAAATTGAAGTCACTGCTGCCACAGGTCGAGTTCACACCATTTGAGGATGGTATCAAAAAGACAGTTACGTGGTTCAAATTAATGTATCCACAGGTTCGGAAATAAAAGATGTGACGGTTGCCCCGCAACGATGGCTGTGCCGATTTATCTGCAGTATTTAAAAAGATGGCACGGTTTTGCTTCAATGCTAACAGGGAGGACGCGATGGACTTCCTCAAGACGTTCTACGAACGCGTAGACGTTGACTTTGAAATTGATCATACTAGTTCGGACGAGAGCTGCATCATCCTCAAGAACAAACGCGACAAGGATATCTTCATGAACTTGAGCGAACGGTTGGTCGGCGTTAACGGCTTCTCACAGCCGTCATACGTACCCAAGTGGAAGATGATCCGACATAGGGGGCCGTTCCTGGCACAATACAAGAAAGAACCTTACTTTGGATCAGTATTGATCGACAGATCTGGGAGAGGTAAAAACGTCAAACTCTCTCCTGAGGGAGAAAAAGCCGCATTTTTGTACGCGGCTCTGTTGGCCACCCCAATGTGCGACCAATACAAAGATGACTCCACCTTTACCAACAACTACTTGAAGGACCTCAACACATACATAGACAAGGACCAATTCGCTAGGTTTAAGGACATAGACTGGCGAGATGTGGTTGCCAAGTACCAAAAAAGGAGCAAGATGGTGAGTACTGGTGATAAGAACAAATATGGGTTTGTTGAGGTCGACGGCCAAGTATACACAGCCACCCCTTTCGCGGCCGACGACATGTCTATTTACTTTGGAGATGACGACAAAGACGTGCAAAGGGGGCGAATCAAACGCGCAATCACAGCCGCTGACGTCACCCTCAATCTGTCTTCGGACGTAAAACAGGAACTACCCAACATCTCTGAGTTCAAAGAGGTGGTCTACAAACCTGGTATGAAGTGGGCCGCCAAATGGAACCACCCGATCACGGGACGAGTCAGGTATATGGACATCTTTTTCAACAACCCCACCGAGGAGGAGTTTGCAGAAAACTTCATTGAGATGTACGACAGCGACATCGAGTCCAGCGCCGGCGGAGACGACGAGGGAGACGACGAGGGAGAACGCGACTACGAAGACGAGGAGGATAGTGACGTAGACGAGGATGACCGTTGGGCTTTGGACTTGAGCGAAGACGAAGAGGATGACATTCGGTTGAGTGACGATGCTCCTGCTCGTATGTCGGAGTTGGAGAGAGAGAGGCGCCGTTTCGCGTACGCGGAGAGTATACCGCGCGAAGAACAACTCGATACCGCGAACATTGATGATGAGGAACTGGACCTCCCGTTCTCGTATATCGTCCCACCAAAGACGCAGTGGGGGTATGTGCTGGACGCGTGCAAATCGGGCTTCGGGGTTGTGGGTAATCTGGGTAAGGTGAGCAGCGCGGTCCTGCAGCTCGTCGCGGATGGCGCCGCGATAGCAGTGCGCGACGGGACCGCGCGTGTACCAGAGGTGAACAACGCCTTCATGAGGTACGCTCAACAGCGGGATGTGTGAATGATTATTCGCAGGATCAATCGTAAAAAAATTATCTCCACTAAACAAAAGATTCATAATGGCAGATGGTTCAGAAATGCTAACTTACATGCTCTATGCAGTACTTGTCATCGTGCTTGCCGTCGCAGGTTGGTACATCGGTAACAAATGGGAATACAAAGAGGTAGGTGCAGCCGTCGGAGGTCTGATCGGCGCGGGCATCGTCTACTGGCACGCGACGAGCGGCAACAACTACTCATTCTAAATGACAAAACAGCGATCAAATTGTAAAAATTTATCTTGCTCCGGTAAAAAGAATGGCAAGAAGACGATCAAGAGTACGTAGCCGTAGCAAGGCCAGATCTAGATCCAGGTCTAGATCCAGGTCCAAGCCTAGGTCCAAGCCTAGGTCTCGCTGTAGGAGCTATCAGTACAGAAGTCCCAAAACCGGACATTGCAGGAATTACGTCAACATGAGCGAGCGCGAGCGCTCCATCGCCCGCAAGATCCTCGCCAGCCGCAGGCGCAGACGCTCCCGCTCCAGGTCCAGGTCCCGCAGCAGGCGCCGCTATTAGATGAAATGTTGATTTTGGTTATACACGACCCATTACCTCACGAGGTAATGGATACTTAGGATACTTAGGATACTTGACTTAAAATTCTATAACACTCGCTATGATCTAAGCACTACATCTCATTCACAAAAAATGAAGTTATTCTCACTCACGTTTTGTATGCTATTCCTGATGCAGCTCAGCAGTCTTGCGTCTGGGTTCCTCTTCTGTCCTGATGGCGGTGTCAGGGAGACGTTCAAGTACGTTTACATCAATAACCCCTGCTTTAATTTTGGGGACTGCATAGACAAGGGCCAGGATGACAACACATTCTGGATCTCCCAACTTGACCCCTACCTGAGACAGTCCACGTTGCACCTCACAAGCGCCCTCAAGACCATCGAACGAAAGATCTACCAGCCCCCACGGGACAACGGTAACGTATCCCTGTTTGATGGGACACCCCAGGCCATGTGTATGCCCACCGAGGAGCTGGCAAAGAATGATGCATTCATGAGAAAGATGCACAGCGCCTACAGGCTGGCTGAGTCAGCGCGCAAATGTAAGATCATGGCGATGGACATCGTGGCGCAGGTGCTCGCACGACTGCACACCATCTCAGAAGCCCTTGACGCAAGGCGGGGAAGCGATAACGATAGTGGCAACGATAGTGGCAACGATAGCTATAGCTATAGCTATAACGATAGCGATAGCGGTAGCGGTAATATAGGTTAGCGGTGACTTAGGACAATATGTCTTTTATTTATTTCAGGCGTACACATAATCTAACCCTGATAAAAATGGGAGCATCGGTATCCAAAAATGTATCAAACGCGGTCACCAAAGCAGTGGCCAAGGTGTCCTCAAATATCATCCAAAACACCCAACTGTCTCAGGACATGGCCCAGGTAGTCAGCGTCCGCGACGTCCACGGAGACGTGCACATCTCCGGCAATACGTTCACCCAGCACGCCACCGTCAACATGCACACGCTCCTGGACGCCCTCTCTACAGAGGAAGCCCAGCAGTCCATCATGCAGGAGCTGGCCCAAGAAGCCAAGAGCGTCACGTCGGACCTCAATATAGGCCAGTTCTCAGACGCTCAAAACACAATGAACCTACTAATGCAAGCCACCATCAACCTCCTCACTAGCATTGGGCAGACATGCAAAGCCTTCAACCGCCAGCATCAGGCCATCGTCGTAAAGCGCGTCTCCGGTAATGTGTACATCCAGGACAACGTCTTCCAACAAATGTACAACATCCTCCAGAACTGCACAGAGAAGGCCGCCTCTAACAACCGCCTACTCCAGGACCTCTCATCCAAGATGTCCCAGACCGCCAGCGCCAAATCAGAAGGCATCTCTGATTGGGTCCTCGTCGCGCTGCTGGCCGTCTTCATAGGCATCCCCGTGATTGGAGGCGTAGTCGCGGGTCAGGCAATCCTCAAGTTCATCTTCCCAATCATCCTGGTAGCGGGGATCGTCCTACTGGTCCTATACTACGTGAGGGGCAAACAGGTCATGAAGGAGGTCGGCTTCTCCACCTTCATCGAGAACACCCCCCTCTGCATGCCCTCCCGAGCGGAGATCACTCCCTCGATCTACGCCAACACGGTGGAGGCCTCAAATGCATGCAAAGCGAACGCCACGTGCAAGGCCTTCGACTGGAAAGGCATTGATGTAGCCCAGAACGGTACGTACACGGTTCTAGACGACCCAGTGACCAAGTTCTACTCAGGCGTGTCCGACAAATGCAGCACGGCCATCAAACCAGATAATGTGAAGCTGCTGCGCTATCCAGTGTTCTTCCAGGGCGACCTCGATCCCAACGATCCACTCGCCATTACCGGTACTGTAAATAAAGGAGATGTATACCTCAATACAACCAACGGTGTCTGGTCACAGAAGGTCATCCAATGGCAGCCAAGAGGCACAGTCACTACAAACTCATACAACAGGATTGCGTGGGGTTACATCAACCCCACAACGCCCCGAACTGGTAATACTCCGTACGACGTCCCCATACTAGACTCACCCATGGATGACGACGTGTATGTGTACGCTAACCAACACAACCCAGCATACCTGTACCTCTTCAGGTACGATACCTCAAATGGATGGGTCCAGGAACAGAAGATCAAGGGACCTGGGCTGGTACCAGACACACCCGCCATCATCAACTCAAGCGGAATAAAGGAAATAGAAAAGACTGCTTGGATGCTGTACGCCGGAATAGCAGGCATCGTCATCGGAGCAATCGGTAGCGTAATCACTCTATACACAAAGAAGGAAAAATATGCAAATTACACAGACTTTGAATGGTAAGTGTTGATTAGTTCTATTATTAGTTCTATTACCCCTAGGGGTAATAGATGGTTGATTTAAACCCTAATTTTCTTTGGTTGTTCTATATTGTATGTTGTAAACCTTACCGCCGTATTCGACCGGAGTCTTGCTGCTCTTCCACGATATGAGGTCCTTCACGGTGCACCAGGTCGTTCGGATGCCTATCTCTTCCTCAATACCTTCTGTGATCATCCTGATGAGGTTTTCGCGTTGAATGACGATGGGGTCGTCTTTGGTGCCTTCGGAGGAGGAGTCGATGCTTCCGAGGTACTCTTGAATGAGGTCTTGGATCATGGACTGAACATCGAACAACTCATCCTGATCGTTTTTGATCTCTTCAGGGGAGATGGGCTGAGGGATGTCGTCCTCGGTGTCCTCTTCCTCGTAACTGGCGGGGAGCCTGGTCTTGACGAAGTTGTTCAGGAAATCAATGGACTTGTCGTAGTTGATGCATATGTAGTTAACGATCTCCTTCAAGTCTCTGAACTTGATGGACTGGTACATCTCCTTACTCTTCTGATGCTTGAATTCATCCAGTATCTTCTGGATAGTGTTGTCGAGTTCTTCGGCATAGTAGACCTTACAGTACCAGGCGTAGTAGTACTCGTCTTTCTTCAGGCGCCCTGTCTGGTATCCGCTCAGGCGTTTGGACAGGCGCTTCGTTGACCCGATCTTGAAGACACGCTGTTTGGCGTATTCGCGGGTCGTGGCGATGTAGATCCACTCTTTCTTCTGCTCGCGGATGCGGACGTTCTTCATCATGGTCTTGTTCCACTTGGATGAGCGCTCGGCTCTAGCTGCTTTGTCCTGGGCTTCCAGGGCTGCAGCTTGCGCTTCCTCCGCTTTCGCACGCTCTTGCTCCATATTCGCTTGCGCTTCCTCCGCTTTCGCACGCTCTTGCTCCACATTCGCTTGAGCTTGCTTCGCTACAGCCTGGGCCTCTTCAAGTGCCTTATCCTTGAGTTCTATGATCTTGGCTTGTTCCTCCAGTTGCTTCTGGGTTCGCTTCTGTATACCTTCCATATTGACGGACCCCTCTGTCCTGAGGGTTGGAAGTATGTAGTCACAGACCAAGTCCTGGAACGCATCTGCGAACTTAGTCTTGCTTCTGTTAATGAGGCGAAAGAAGCCGGATTCATTGATGTAGACGACTTTTCCCCGATTAAAAGATAGATCTTGGAGGTGAGTTGCCCCTAGAAAGTTGGGGGCGGTTGAATCCAACTCAGATCTTAGTAAACTGAGACTTTTCTTGTTACGAGAAGGTACGTGCTTTATAAGTGCATCCTTACTGTTTGAGTACCCGAGTACCGCACATACATCGAGACCATTAAACCAAGGAATCCGATACGTTCCCACTAAACGGACTCGACCCTCTACACCTTTCACATCAAATGTGATGTAGTCGGTGCATGTCTTGAGGTCCATCAAGGCCTTTACCCCCTCTATTTCGTTTTGCATCTTTTACCCTTTGGCATAGATCTTACCGTCTATATTTCAATTTATTCTTACCATGCGTCGCTGAATCAAATTTCAATTACCCTGAAGGTGTTGCTCAAAAAAGTCTCAGTTTACTGAGCTCTGAGGTGGTATGTGAAACCGATCCCACCTCAGAGCTCAGTAAACTGAGACTTTTTTACGAGGACGTACATATGTGTTGGGTGTTGCTCATCAAAAAAAGTCTCAGTTAACTAGGTTCTGATGTGGTATGTGAAACCGATCCCACCTCAGAACCTAGTTAACTGGGCCTTTTTTTTACGAGGACGTACATGTGTGTTGGTCTACTGAGACTTTTTGATGCTTTCAAATTTCAATTACCCGAAAGGTAAGTGATTGCAACTTATAGGATTAAGACAACTTCATGTTTTGTAGTTCATATTCAAGTAGGTTGATGGCTTGTCTATCTCGTGTATACATGTAATCCCTAGTTTATCACCTATAACTCTGAAGATATTGAATCCGTCAGGATTGAACCTGAAAAAGTCACATCCTATCCGATATTACGTTCCTTTTCCTTATAAGGATCCCTATCTCGATGACCGTACTCGTCACACTCAACGACCAGGTTCAGTTCTTTGATGAAGAGATCTACTCTGTATTGATCTATCCTGAACTGGGTATAACAGGTTAGGTAATGAAAGGTCTCCCTGATTGCTGAGCTGTACATCTGACATTTTTACCTTTACTACTGACCAATCATCCTATATTTTCAATTTATTACCCAACTCCTATTTTTATTCCAATCTTCACCCTCTCATCTCATGGTTGGGTGTTGCACATCTTCATTCGCTCATGAGGCTGCCTCTGTAAAAATTATCTTCGGTATCTTAAAAATGACGACTACTGGATCAAATATCACTAGTGGATTCATTGATCTTGCCACTTTTGACGAGATTGAGAAGTACCAATACGGTTCCAATCAGGCTTTTGCGTATTTTGTCAGAGAGACCCGCAAGTCCACCTGGTTCACCCAGGTGCCGGTCATCCTATCCCGTTCCTCGGGTGCAGCAGGCTTCAACCAGGAGTGGTCAGTGTCCATCTCCAGAGCGGGCGACTACCTCCTACAGTCATGGCTCCGACTTACCATCCCGGCGGTCACCCTGTTGCAAAACAACCAGTTTGGCGCCAATGGTAGGATTCGCTGGACTCGTAACTTCATGCACAACCTGATCAGGGAGGCCTGCATCTCTTTCAACGATCTTGTGGCGGAACGTTTCGACAACTACTTCCTCGACTTCTGGTCTGCCTTCACCGTGAGCGCCAGCAAGCGTGTGGGCTACGACAACATGATCGGTAACGTGGACAGTCTCATCGCTCCCCACGACGTCGGCGTCCCCCTGGCCAGCCAGAACCTCAATCTTCCTCTCCCCTTCTTCTTCACCCGCGACAGCGGCGTGGCCCTTCCCACCGCTGCGCTGCCCTACAATGAGATGCGCATCTCTTTCAACTTCCGTAACTGGAACGAGCTGCTCATTCTCGACAACAGCGTCCCCGTCCTTAACAACAATCCATCTGTTGTACCCGTCGTCGGCACCGATATCGCCGCCGCCCCCGAACTCACCAACATCCAGGTCTGGGCCAACTACTCAATCGTATCCAATGAGGAGCGTAAGCGAATGGCCTGCGCCCCCAGAGACATCCTCATCGAGCAGGTGCAGACCGCCCCGAGACAGAACTTCACTCCCCTCACTAACCCCACCCAGAGCTATGACATTAGGTTCTCGCACTCTATTAAGGCCCTCTTCTTCGCAGTCAGGAACATCACCAACAGTAACATTTGGTCTAATTACACGACAGCTTCACCTGTTCCAGGGCCTCAGGTGGTTGTATTTGAACCAACAGCAGGCGCGTTTGATCCGATTAATAATACTACTTTAACGTATGAGAACACCAACCGTCTTAACCAGATGGGTTCTGACTATTACTCACTTATTGAACCCTTCTACAAGGCACCCAGTATTCCAGAGCCAACTGGATACCATCTGTACTCCTATTCCTTGGGCTTCTATAACGTTGACCCCCTTGGCTCTACCAATTATGGTAAATTGACTAATGTAAGCATTGTGCCTGCAGCCTCCCCCGCAGCTATTGTGGGTGCTGGCGGTACTGGTGCTGCTGCATCTGGACAGGACTACGCGCAGACCTATGAATTCATCATCATTGGTTTGAACACGAATATCATCAGAATCTCAGGTGGGGCACTCGGGTTTCCTGTCCTCTAGAATTTTTTTTTACGAGATTTTTTCCTTTAAGAACACAACCACAATATATATCCTCTGGAGGATATATATCACATCGATCTAACTGCTAAGTGACTATTTATCATATTCTACAATGATAACGTCTCTATCTACTGCGAATTCTTCTATCATTGATAAGTAATTGTTCCAGTCACCGCTTGCTAATCCACATCCTATATACTTCGGGAATGCAATTTTGGCATCTTTTTTCACACGTTTGTTGATCCTGTAAAGGCATTTTTTGAAAGCTTCTTCTCTTGTTTTGTATGTTTCATCTCTAGAATAGTAGTATTGAGATTGAGGAGTCCCATATGAATACTGGGCGAACATGCATATCACATGTACGTCCTTAAAAGGTGACTTCTCTGTGAGTATACGCCCCAGTGGTGGTCTATCTTCTTCAATTGCAAGGTTTTTCTTACCATCTGCTCTTCTTCTCGAGTATGGACATACACCCATTTCTCTTGCTATTGTTAAAGATAGGCCATGTGGTTTGACAGCTATGCAGTTGTTCTGCTGACATATATAGTCACACTTGACCTTAGTTATATCTCCTTTTATTTCAGTGATCATGTTTATTTATTTAACTTCTATATATGGTCTTGAAATTCAACTTTTGCGTCAAAGTCACCTACTAATTTCTTGTGGATGATAAAAATGGCAGACAATGTAATGGCCTTAGTGAAAAAGAAGGGTGCTCAGCAGAAGCTCCGCGGGAAGAGGGCTCAAGCCGCCAAGAAGCGTGCGGCCGTAGCCGCCGCGAAGCCGAAGCGAGTGCCCGACAAGCGCAACCCCTTTCGCCCCTTCACCTACATGGACCCGAACGAGATGATCGAAGAGATCGACAACTTCGTCGCCAATGCCGGGTGGACCGAGGAACGACATGTCCCAGACTTAAACTTGGATCGTGAGATGGTCAAGCTGTTCCATATGCTCAAGAGTGGTATCCCCTTCCCCTTAGTCAAGACGTTCTTTGTCGAGTTTGATGAAAGCGACTCGTTCAACGTGGTTCGTTACTTTGACGAGTTCAAGCAGCGCCCAGACGTGCGTGCGCGCATAGAGAACATGAAAGAGCTCATCAGACGCCGCCAGGCAGTCCCTCTAAAAATACCTCAAGACGTATTGAGGCAAGGAGGTATCATTGATGGGCCAGCTGAGCGTAAATACAGACAGACAATGATAGTAGATGATGGAGAGATAGGACGTCTGAGAGCACGCGCCATGTCCCCAACCCAACGACCCAGGATCATGTTCGGTCCTGATGAGCTCTTGTCTCAATGCGAGCGCGAATACAGACGAGCCCCATGGATGTTCCCATTCTCAGATCAAGTCATCAGAGGTTTCGCAATCAAAGGCGTAGGCCCTCAATATACAATACCTCAAGAAATTAAAGATGGTTGGTACAAGGTCAATATGGATTGGTATAGGATGGCTTGCGAAGGTAATCGCAGATTTATACCAGGCAAGGTTGCATATGTAACCATAAACAACGATCTCATTGTAGAGACGGAGGAGATGTACAAGGCGTCCAAGAAAGACTGGATCCGGGAATTTACCCCACTTGACTCCATAGGATTTGAGGTGGCTAAACATATGATCATGAGCAATGATGTCCTCAAATCGTCCTTCGGTGAAGAGCTTGAGGAATATGCGGAAACGATCATTGCGTCGTTTGGGCCAATTGAGACCAATTACGATCTGGCACGCAAGATGTCATATGTCCTTGTATTCCTAACATCTTTGATTGACGACCCTCAGGTCTACCATGAGAGGATCAGGGATCATGAGTACCCAGGGGATGTGCTCGTCAACCTCGACCGCTATACGTTGCTCCCAGAGGTCTTCAAGGATCCCAATGTAGACAAGACTCCTATTGAGAACAAGATCAAGCGCGTGAGGCGGACCATCGAGAACAGATACTACGAACTTACCAAACAGAGAAATCCTGCCGCGAGAAGGCACATGCGTCCCAGGCGTATGGGGGTTCCGAAAACGACTGCTCAGATTTCAGGAGATGAGAGGATTGCGCTGCCGGCGGTGCTCCCTGCCGCTACTGTGCCAATTGTGCGACCCAGAACAATCGCGAAGGAGCTTGCGCCGGGGCTCTTCCAAAAACTGAGAGAGAGGATCACCCAGATAACGCCCATTTATTGCAATCAATGCGACGCGGAGGTGTTCGCGCCCCCATTCACCACACCTAGGGGAGCCGACCGTCTCAAATTCTGTAGCAAGGAGTGCTTTGATCGGCACGATATTTAGACAACACAGGCAGCAGGTCATTTTCTCTTGTAAATAAAAGCATGTTACTGATAGAATACCGCATTAAGCTACCACTCTCATTTGACCTGTACAAGATTGCCAATCTTCATACAACCATGGAGATGTCAAAAGAATACACAAAGCCCGGTGAGGGCGTAGAGATCTTGGAGAACGTCCCATGCGACGTGGCGTGTCTTCCTCAACATAACCCAAACTCTAGAAATTCGGTACAAAAAGTCCAACGTACCTCAAAACGGTATTACATCCCTGACTTTATCACGTCTCACCTGACCAAAGACTCCGTCGTTTTGAGGGAGTCTTCATTCAATGGGTTCCCTAATTTCAGGACTGTGGTGACCGCAGAGTCAGGTACAACTGGTGAGTTTACGATTGATACATTGTGCATGACCGACGACGACGCCAACAAGGATAACGTGTTTAAACTACCTCAAATCATACTTGATAAGAGGTCGGTTATTAACATAGACATCGTAAATGACGCATTGCCACCAGAACTTGTGAAGGAGGGCGACGATCCAAAGAAGGTCTTGGGGTTAAAGGACGACTGGAACTCTTCATTCATTCCTATGGTTGTGTACAAACTAGTCTTTGTCAAGAGTAACGATGAGATCATCAATACACTCATTAGAGACAACCTGAGGACTATGTTTAACTTATTCCACAGGAAGCTGGTTTGTTCCCAAGATCGTTGGATAGGACTGAACATAAAAGACATCAGGACTATGGAAGACGATACTAAGGACCTTTTGGATCAAAGGCGAGCGGCTAGCGACCTTCCGTCGCCCGCTAGCGGCTAGCGACCTTGCGGATTGTATAGTAACCCCTAGGGGTTACTATACCTACCGACCGAGCGGCTAGCGACCTTCGGACGCCTTCGTAGCCCGCCCGCTCGACAAGGTCGCTATGACCATGAGTATCACAAGCACAACTATGATCATCCACCACTCCAATTTGAACGGTATATCCTCAATGTCAAATATCTCACGAACCTTCATGGGACCTGCCTTGTAGTACGCGTCCTCCTGGGCCCGCTTGATGGCCTTGAGTTTTTCCTCGCTGATCTCATTGGGTCTGAATTCAATGGGAGGGGATGTGCATTTGAGGAGGATGATGCCTCCTAGTCCTCTCGTTTGTCCAACCGAGAAAAGGGAGTCGATCTGCCCTCCAGCCATGTTGAATGGGTACATGGCGAGCTTGAAATAGCCTTCGTTTCCGGCGTAGCGCCCGTACGAGTTGCGGCAATGCCAGTATGGGACATCTCCAAACTTTCCATCCTCATATTCGATGTTCTTGGCCACACCCCATCCCATCACGGAGAAGGCGTGGAAGCCATTGATATTACCTGCCATCGTGTTCCAGGCCATCCTGTTCATACCTGAGGTGTAGTTACCGTTCTCAAAATACACACCCCCGTTGATATTACTACCATAGATGAGGAATTTATTGAAGTTGGAGTATATCGCAAATGAACCTATCACTGGTCCATATTTGAGGATGTGACGCTTAACCATGGTCTTGTATACAGGTCTGAAGCGGCCCCCATTGTGAACGAGCTGTCCTGGGGCGTCAAATTTATATTTGTACTTGGGATGCGTTTTGAAGTAGCAGCCGCACGTTGTTGGTACGTTGGCGTTTAGTTTGTCAAGATAGCCTACGTTGAACTCGTTCTTGCCTCGTCTGTTGGTACACCACTGCTTGTCCTGGGAACACCAGGAGTAGTCGATACACGTCTGATCCATGGCTCCTGATATAGAGAGTAAATTAGACAGCTGGGCCAGGTTGCCGCCATTACAAGGCTTGTTGTTCATGAAGCATGCCATGATGGATGTGGCCGAGACGTTGGGTGCCCACGAGACGGCACCGGAGACGACATGACAGTCGGACAAAATCTGCGCTAGCGTGACGGCGTAGCAGGAGCCGCACAGGTACTGGTCCCTCACACCGTCAATCATGCTTTTCTTTTGAAGGACCTCTGGCGAGTCCGCCTCGGTCGGTATGCCCCATGAGAAGTTCTCGGGGATGGCCTGGGTGACGTTTCTATATAGAATTGAATTAGGATTAGTCAACCCATGCAGTAGCTCTCTGGGTATGTCGGCTTCTTCTATAAATTGTAGGTTACGTATGTCTGAGTTGTAAGGTGGTATATACACCGTCTTTTTTGGTTCTTCTTTTTCTTGCTCAGACGTGAGCGGCTTGCGGGGCTCGCGGGGCTCCGCCCCGCCCTGCGACCGAGCGGCTAGCGACCTTCGGTCGCCGGCGGGCTTCGCCCGTACGCCGCAGGCCGAGCTTCGCTCGGTAAGGTCGCCCGCCCCGCCCGCCGCCGGCCGAGCTCCGCTCGGTAAATAGTTGGACCTCGGGTCTGAAGAGACCAGACTCCAGCGTAGCCGGCCAGTCCGTTTTTTGGGTTCATTGGTTGCTTCGTATACGTCCACAGTTTGATTGCGTCGAATGCGTTCATATTCGTCCATTTTATGTTTGTTAGGTTTTTAGGATCGGATAGTTGAACTAAAAAATATTAGATATAGAAAAATGAGTTCATACAGAAGATTTCTGGCTGGTCTTCAAAAGACACAGTTCGAAGCCGATTGCGATGAATGGCGAGTGGGTATTAATCCGAACACTGGGCGCGTATATTCGGCCACCAAACGCGGCGATCTAGATTTCAGGCGTATGCGGGGCAAGTGCGACCCATGTGCCGAGTTTGATATAAGGCCAAGTCATAACCCACGCACAGGCAGGCGTATCTCTCCCAAACGCAACATCTACAGGCGACTTGTTCAAGAGTGTGGGTCCCCCAGGCGCAGCAGATCGCGTTCACGATCCCGTAGTCGTTCACGATCCCGTCGTCGTTCACGCTCCAGGAGCCCAAAGAGGAGATCGTCCACTACTCGCAGACGTAGCCGCAGCAGAAACAGCAGAAGCCGCAGGCGTTAGCGGGCTACGAAGGCTCGGTCGCTGCGACCGGAGGGAGCCTCCAGCGCTCGGCACAATGACGATACATACCTAAAAACTTTATTTGTTATCACAAAATGTCTGATTTAAAACATCCTATTGGATATCTTGAACGTTCAGACTTCTCAGACTCAGGAGATCTGATCGGGCAACTCGGAGGTAAACCCGTCTTTGTAATGATTCAAGGGAGCTATTGTGGTGGGTGCACAGCCTCCAAGCCTGACTTCCAGCGACTCGGCAACGACGGCGCCGTGACGTGCATGACCATTCAACTGGATGGAGATAGACAGGGTGAGAAGGACATCCAATCCTCAGGAGTCCTCAACAACATCTATCCCAACCTCGAGACGGTCCCAAGTTACATCCTCTACGTCAACGGTAAAAAACGCATCCCATACAAGAGCGGTGATAGGTCATTCGCTGCAATGAAACAGTTTGTACAACAGTACATTTAACCTTCAAAAGTAAACCAAAATGACTTAAAGGTGGGGTATCTATACGTAGATAGGCCAAGGTAGTTCCTTTTATTACGAGTGTTTTCCGAGCACTTTTGTTTTATACTACTAGCCTAGCGGGCTTCCGCGCGACCGAGCTTACGGGCAAGGTCGCTCTTTCAAAAGGCAAATATGGTTCCTTTAAACCATCAATAAGTGATATTCTTACCATCCGCCTTTTGAAACTACTTCTTAGTTGTAACCTCAAGTTGGTTACAACGGTAAGCAAATATTATGAATTTAGACCCCAAACGGTCAAGTGAATAGAAAACATCATGTATGACAATTATGAATTCATCAAAGCCTCTCTCTCTCTGCATAGCGCGGTAGCGGCGAGCGAGAAGAGCTGCTATAGTAGAGACCTCCTCAAATATGGCTATATAGCTCCCGACAACCTCTCAGAAACAGCCAAATCCGTCCTCATTGAAGAGGCCGTGAAGCTTAACAGCACGTTCTACAAGAGCTGGCATGACGTCACGAGCAAGACGCGTGAGGAACTGGCGATTGACCAATTCTACCACTACATCTCAGTAGCGATCAGTGACATCTACGGGTGTGGTGAGATAGTGTATGTGCCAAACAAGACTGACGAGCCCCGCAGCCCGCAAGAGCAATCAGTGCCATTCAGATTCATCAAAGGCCTTACGGTAGAGGAGATCAAAGACCTTACCAAGGCTATCCTCCATGAGAAGGTTGCCCTGAACGAAAGCACCATCGAAGCAGCGTTTAAAATCCTTCAAACTCATGAGGTAGACATCGACAAGGTCCAGAATCGCGACAGCCGTACCTACATCTTCGTCAAGCACGGAATCGAACCTCAGACCCCCCTCGAAATCCTCAGGTGCGCCGTGTACGACGTCACCGGAGAGCTCACCCTCATCAAAAACGAGGACATGTACAAGAAGATTGAATATGGTGATATCGCCCGCGTTATTAGATGGCTCAAAGGAAACGAGGAACGCCTAGCTACCATTTTCAATCGCTACAAACCCATCTTCATGAGTATGAAGACGTACTATTACGCCAAGTCTTACATCAACAGGATCAGCAAACTGTCCAAAAAGCTACACATCCCACTAAAGGCCTCGACCAATGAGCCCTCAACAGGGTATGAAGTGGTGAAGCACGTCAAATACCTTATCCAGAACAAGAAGCCAAAAGTCTATCATGTGAGGAACGGTAATATGTGGTGTACACGTGACCGCAAAAATGAGATCGACAAGTATGTCTCCAAACTAAAAGGACTACTTCCAGACACCTTCGTCCAGTCCCCTTACACACGTCTGGCGCTGCCAACCTCTGAGAAGAACTTCTGTGGTGCGTTCCCTATGGGTACCAAATTTGGAAGCTTCCCAGGAGGCGCCCTCATTATCGGCATCCACTGGAAGAACAAGAATGGGAGACGCGTAGACTTGGATTTGAGTGCGGTTGATATGGAAGGAAAGGTGGGGTGGAACTCGGACTACTACACCGACTGTAAAAACGTCATCTACTCAGGCGACATGACAGATGCATCGAATGGGGCCAACGAGTACCTCTACTTCAAAAACATCACCAATCCCAAAGTGGTACTGGTAAACAAGTACACATCTCATCAGGAAGAGGTCAATATGGACGTCATCGTGGCGACCTCGGGGTCAGCTCCGTTAAAGAACGCGGTGCTGGACGACAAAGATGTGATCGCCACGGCTAGCACAGTATGCGACGAGAGGCAGAAGACGCTAGGAATCGTGTACCCAACCGACGACGGTCCCATGTTTGTGCTCATTGACAAGTGCATCGGTAAGAAGCTGATGGTAAGCTCCGCTAACGAAGACTCTGATATCATGATTAACGCTTTCATGAACGACTACATTTACATAGATGAGTACGCGACAGCTACATCCACCGAGCGAGCGACCGAAGGTCGCAGGGCGGGGCTCCGCCCCGCAAGCTCGGCCGGCGGCTCCGCCGCCACAACAGAAACTCAATCCGTCATAGACCTCAGTAATGAGACAATATCAAAGTATGCAATGCTCAATATTTTCAAGTAGGTTAAAAAACTGCTCCACAACATCATGAGAAGTACAGCTCTAATTTCATTACTCCTAGGAGTAACGAATATGTTATGTGTCGCTAGCGCTCGTTAAAACGAGCGCTCTCAATAATGGCGATAGCCTTCTTTTTTACCGCTCATGAGCCAAGCGATGACGATGACGACCAGGATGACGGCGATAACGATGACCCAGGGATTGGTAAAGTAGCCCTTGATGGTTTCCATGATCACGCCACCGTACATATCGTTACTGCTGCTGTACCCGTCATAGCCGTGAGGGATGAGAGGATCGCGGTGTGCGGCATGTTGACCACCTCCATAGAATGCCTGTTGGGGGTATGAAGCCTGACCGTATGGACTGTCCTTGTAGTACATTTTTTGGTAACCAAGGAAAATATTTCAGAGAAAGCGCCCTGCATTAACGACCAATCAGAACTGAGTCACTATCACTATAAGCACTATGAGTAGTATCGATATGGCGAACATCTCGTACTTGTACAGTTTTGCAAAATCTAGGAACGTTTTATCTGGCTTCGCTGGCTTCGGCACTAGGGGATCAGGTGGACCGGCTACATGAGGTTTTGGCGGCAGGGGCTTAGATGGGTCTGATGGGTGCCTGTCAAATTTACACACTATGTCGTTCTGCACGTGGTCGATAGATACGTTTCCATCCTCAACGATGTCAAATAGGACTTGGCACATCTTGTCTGGGCATGTGGGGTTGGCGAGCTGGGTGGGGACTAGGTACTTTCCCGATCTGTTAGCGCATGCCGTGTACCAGCACCCGTCGTTAATGGAGTGTGCCCCCTTCATGGCCTGATACGCGCTGTTGTCGGCCCTGTTGATGCACTTGCAGTCCTCCGTGTTGTGGCGCAAGCAGTAGTTCTGTATTGTTGCGTTCTGGATGTGAGTGGGCTGCCTCTCAAACCACATCCTACATTCATTACCACCTTCTCCTATGGATTTGAGACGACTACATTCCTTCATTCCTTTGGGGCACGTGGTGATTTTCTGTGTACAGTATTTGGCCTCAATATCATTGTTCTCTCCAAATTTGTCTTTGTATGCGAGTACCTGTGCACGTGTATCGATCTTGTCTAGGTTGTAGATACATTTGAGGTTGGGTGCTTGCTTGTCCCACCCGTAATAGATAAGTGGGTCTTTACCTTTGGAGCTGCGTCCTATCTCGCACTCGTCTCTGTCCGGGTGCGCGCACCTGGGTTGCGACGTGCAGAAGCCGCCGCAGCAAGAATCGGTGCCTATCTCCCAATCCCCGATGTTGTGCGTCTTGTGACAGGGGACGCGCGCGCTGAATGCTGAACAATGAAAGCATCTACAGTCGCCTGGTTGATACTGGTGTTTTTGACTCGTCTGGACTATACGTCCTACTACATGTTCTCCCATGTTTTTATGGAAGGTGGAAAAAGATGTGGATCCCATATACTAGTAGCAGCTGTACCGAGCTCGGCGGGTTACGCGTATTGTCGTCTGTACATCCACCAAGCACCTATTACGATGATGACAACTAAAATGACTATCCACATGTTGCTACCACCGCCTCCAATGAAGATATCTCCAGGGTCAAATTCCCCACCACCATCTACGTCGATATCCAGCATTTTGCGTCTGTTGAGCTCCCTCACCTTCTGAGGACCGGCCATGTAGTACGCGTTAGATCGTTGCTTATTGATGTTCTGCTGGTACTTCTGAGATATCTGCTGCAAGTCAACCTGTTTTGGTCGCTCTGTCGCGCGGATAAGGATCATAGAACCAACAGGCCCACCAATCTCGGTCATGACCTGTTTGTCGAACTGGGCAATCTTGTTGAATGGATACATGGCCATCTTGAAGTAGCCTCCTGCGTTTCCCCACTTCTTTCCCCACGAGTTGCGGCAGTGCCAGTACGGGACATCCCCGACCTTGTCGTTGTCGTATTGAATGTTCTTGGCAACGCCCCACCCCACGATGCTGATGGCGTGGAGGCCGGCAGCCTCACTCGTCATGCTATCGCTAAACTTCAGTTTGCCCCCTTTGTACCCATTATAATCCGCGCGATCGAGGTACACGCCCCCATTGAAGTGAGGATCTGTGAAATTACCAGTGAAAAAGTTTTTCAGGACTACGTAGCCTCCGATCACGGGTCCGAAATCGAGGATATGGCTCTTGATGGTGTTCCTGAAGACATCAATAGGGACTTCGTTGTTAATGAAGAAGACGTCACTGCCGGTGTCGATCTTGTACAGGTACTTCTTCTCACCCTTGTAGTAGCATCCACATGGTTTAGGCATGTTGTCATTGAGCTTGGAGGCTAGAGTCTTTGCATCGAAGTGGCGCGCCGACGAGACGCTCTTGCACAGCTCTTTGTCGCCAGAACACCACGAATAATCTATACATGACGTGTCTGCGACGGGTTCGTTCTCAAGATAGGGGGCGATAGCGGCGGGATTGCCTCCAAAGCACCCTTTGTGGAGCTTCCCCATGGGGATGCAGGACATGAGGTAGGTCGCGCTGATGTTGGGCGACCAGTCAACCGCACCGGAGACGACCAAGCAGTCACCTAGGGTGTCGGCGAACGCTACGGCGTAGCAAGAACCGCAGGCGTGCTGGGTGCTCACCTCATGAATCAAACTTTTTTTTACCAGGTCAAGGGGGGAGTCGTGATTGGTCGGGATAGCCCATGAGAAGTTCTCGTGAACGTGTTCGTGGGTGTGCAGCTTATGAGGATGCTCCTTTCCTGAGTGTTTGTGCTGGCGTGGATCGTACGAACCCAAATCCAATGTAGGCAGCTCTTTTGAGAATCGGATGTCTGTGTTGAGTGGTGGGATAATAAGATATTTTCCTTCTTGATTAACATCATTAAAACTCTCTATTTTTGGATCAGTATGGGCATGTGAGTGTTCTTTTTTTTCGTATTTGGTGTGATCGTGAAAAGGGAGATGTTCGCTGAACCTGATGTCTGTATTGAGGGGTGGGATGATGATGTCTTCTGAGAACTGCTCCAACTCAGTAGCCGCACTCAAATGCCCTGCCGCAACGGTACTCAAACCGCCAGTTTCTTCCTGAAGTACAATAGCCCCCTGGTTCTCGAGGTACTGTGTTAGCTTATCTTCCTCATCAAATCCCTCAAGATTCATGGGTTTTCTAGAAATGTAGTTTTCCATGTTTTTATAGGAGGGTAAAAAGTTTATTTTGTTTACGCCTAGTATGAACCATCTAATGTATACCATAAAACTACTGTCCCTTGGGATATGAAAAGCAGGCTAAAAAAATAATCAAGGTAAATCAAAATGGACTATGAATCTATGACAGTACCCCAACTGAAGGATATTGCACGTTCCAATAACCTCAAAAACTGGTCCAGACTCAAGAAAGCAGACCTCATCCAGTTCCTCATCGACAATGTGCCGCGAGGAGCCGTGGGAGGCAGACCTCCCTCGCGCGGGAGAGGCCGGACCCCACGTCGCAGGTCCCCATCCCCGGCGCCGAGGCCCAGGACACCGAGCCCGAGGCCCATACCCCCATCCCCGCCCCGCACGCCGAGCCCGTCCAGCGGCCTTCGGAGGCCGAGGTCCAGGACGCCGAGCCGGAGCCTCAGGCGTCGTTCCCCCGCAAGGATCCCAAGCGGTCCCTTCGGAATCGCCAAACTGAAGAAAAGACAGTGCGTTAGGAACCTCCGCAAAGACGTGGTCGCCGTGGCTGAGGACTACGGGATCTCCATCACGAAGGCCGATGGGAAAAAGAAGACAATCAAAGAACTTTGTGTTGAGATCGATATCGCCGGCGCACAGCAACTCCCAATGCCTGTAGCAGCCACCCCTCCCAGGACGCACACACCATCACCACTTCAAATACCTCGTCCCATTACACCACCCATCCTCGAATCTGTACCTACCGGTATGATTCCAAGGGCCGTCGTCTACGCACTCCTAAACATAGATAGGGATATGACCAAAGCAGATCTTCTCAAACCTAAAGTCCTCAACAAACCAACTCTGGTTCGGTATGCGGAAGAGCTTGGAATCAAAGGCAAGTCTCTCACAAAGGAGGTTCTGTTGGATAGGATTGTGGCTGCCCAAGTTGCACGCGACATGCCCGTCATGGCGCAGGCGATTGAAGATGAATCTGAGGTGATCGCTGATGAGATCGTAGACCACGTATCTGAGATGGTGATCGCTGCGGGGGAACAACCTCCCGCTCAAGAGGAGGTACAAGCCGTCGTTCAGCAGCGCGTCTCTACGGGTGAGTCTGTGAACTCAGCCATTGTAGCGGACGAGATCATTGCCGAACAACAAAGTGAAGATATCATCGAGCGACCGGAGGTCGCAGGGCGGGGCGAAGCCCCGCAGCCCAGCTCAAGACGAAGCTTATCTTCGGTCTCCAGCTCAAGACGAAGCTTGTCTCCACAGTCATCATTCCTCTCATCTCAGGTCTCCAGCCTCCTGTCGAGGTCTTCCATGTCCAGCATTACCAGATCAAGCGTAGCCAGCAGCGTGGAAGTAGCAAGCAACATCAGCAACAAAGTGGCCGAAGATATAGTGGACGAAGTAGCAGACAGAACGGACATATCATCCGTCAGGCGTACCATTGATGAGGTGGTTGAGGAGCAAGGCGTGAACCTGGATATTGACTCCAACAAGCTGGAAGAGGTGGTTAGCGACGAGCAGGCCCGTGAAGCAGTGGAGAGCGTGGTTGATCGCGCCACAGACGAGGGCCTCATCTCAAAAGATGAGGGTAGCGAGATCCTGCAACCCCTGAAGGACGAGGTGTCGGCAGTAGCAGCAGCAGCAATCCGCACCGGTGCGCGCCCCAAAGTGATCCAGCAACGTTCATCGCGGAGGTCCCAACCCATCACGAGGCAGATCAGAGGCGAACAAGACATCGAGCGCCTTCTTAGGGAGATTCAGAAGCCCGAGGAGAGCATCAACAACATGCCACTCATCCAAAATAAGGTGTTCAGGTGCTTAGGTGTTGTCAATTAGTAAATACCAATGTAAATTTGAGAAATTGAGTTATCTTTCATTACCTCTAGGGGTAACGAAGTACAAAGTTTTCTTCAGCACATAGCGGCTCCGCCGCCGGCCGAGCGGAGCTCGGTACCTTTGAGGAGAACAGGCGATATCCACTTTGCGTGCTTCAGAATTAGGTATATTTTACGCTTCTTCAGGTCTTCGATTGATAGTGGATGGTCTGGCACGGCGGGGCTTCGCGCCAGTTCCGGGTAAGCGTCGTAGATCTCGCGATCTAGGAAGCCTACTCTGTGTGTGTTGTTGTTGTAGTATAGAGACAGACTTCCCTGGAACTGAGATATCAGAACCTTGACATCGGAATCAATTTCTGAGAAGATAGAACTCATTTTGTGTCTACAAAAATGATTTTTGGACAAGTTAGAATACTAACATAATTAAGCATGGATACGTATACTGTTATCATAGACTCCCTTTTGGCCCAAATAAGCTCCGAAATGAGGGAAGAGAAGGACTGGCTCTTGAGCCAGGTATATGACGATCTTGCCGACGAAGAGGACCCGCAAGTGATCGAGACATATATCGAGGATGTCATCAAACAGGGTAAGCTCGGGTGGGACCACGCCTCGTTCAACAGCATCAAACAGAGCCAACAAGAGCAGGACGACTACATCCTCAATCCATTTGAGGCAGAGGAGGGTGTCGTCGAGTGCAAGAAGTGCGGTAGCTGGAAGGTCTACTCCGTGTCGGTGCAGACGCGCGCCGCCGACGAGCCCGTGACGACCATGGCCCAATGCACTATGTGCAAGACCAAGTGGCAACAATGATAGATGCGAGCACCTAATTCTTTTTATAAACAACGTCTTCGTAAGTCTTCGTAAGTCTTCGTAAGTCTTCGTAAGTCTTCGTAAGTCTTCGTAAGTCTTCGTAAGTCTTCGTAAGTCTTCGTAAGTCTTCGTAAGTCTTCGTAACCCTACGGGGTTATGA